TGTTGACCTCCTTGTGGTGCTTGCGTGAAGGTTGGTTGTTGACCTCCTTGTGGTGCTTGCGTGAAGGTTGGTTGTTGACCTCCTTGTGGTGCTTGCGTGAAGGTTGGTTGTTGACCTCCTTGTGGTGCTTGCGTGAAGGTTGGTTGTTGACCTCCTTGTGGTGCTTGCGTGAAGGTTGGTTGTTGACCTCCTTGTGGTGCTTGCGTGAAGGTTGGTTGTTGACCTCCTTGTGGTGTAGGAGCTGGAGCTGGTTGTACTACTTGACCCCCAATTATCTCAGGAGCTGGAGTAGTTGGTACAAACTGAGGAGCTTTATCTTCTTCAGCTGGTACACAATAAGCACCAAATGCTCTTTGTCCTACTTCTTCAGGAGAACCTCCACGTACCCATTGTTTTTCTCCGAATTCGTCAATATAATATTGACAGAATATTCGTAGTGTAGTGTAAAGAATAGGTTTTCTACCTTTCGTTACGAGCGAACCAGCTTTGATTGCTTCTCTTGCTGGTCGATTTGCTGTTGCAGGTTGAGCTGGATGGTCTGACAGATGTTGTTTATAGAACTTCTGTGGTGGACACCAGTCAATCCAACATCCTGTTACATATTGTAATTCTTCAGGAATTGGTTGGTCTGCTTGTGCTGTTCCTCCATGTTGAATTGATAATAATGGAGTAAGTATATTCACAATGGGTTGAATGAAACAAGTAAATGTTTGCATGTCTTCCCATGGACACAAGGTATTTTGAAGTTTGGCTACTAAATACTTAGTACCTGCATTCTGCTTACCTTGTTCAACTGTTTTGATTAACGGTTCGATTAATTTATAACGTGCCATGACATGATGCACTTAACCTGTACAGTGCTTAGGTTTTTGGTGATTTGTAAATTATAGCTATATATTACTTGATGAGGTAATACATTGAAAATGGGAGAAGTGGAAGAATGTGGGTGAGTGATATATCATCACTCAAACAATGGCAAACACTATGAATTCCTTCTCGCTTCCCCCAATGGCTGGCAGCTGTGCCTGATTTGCTTCCTGTGCGCAGCCTTTGTGGCAATACTGAGTACTGTGTACTATGTAGTTGCATACATTCACAATCCGTAGCGTTTAAATAGTTCTACTTTCCTACGTAATTCCACATTAGTGTGTGCAAACATTATATAGCTTTCTGCAACAGTGGCACTGTCATAATCCTCAGGATGTGAGATTACTTTGAATGACTCTTTAAGAGTAAACCAATCCCATACAAATACCTTCCTATATCTATAGAAAGACAACATAATAAGCCAATAGCCAATATACAATTTGATTTTGTTAAGCATATTTATAAAGTTTTAAGTTGATAATCAAAGCAAATAAGGGCTATTACAGCCCTTATATTAATCCCAATTGAACCATGCATCAGCATAGTCTTCATCTGTATCAGATGGAGTAAATAAACAATCAGACATAATAAGTAAGATTTAGTTAATAATGCAATGATTGACAGTAGTAGTTGATTTGCTTTCTGTTGCATTTTCATAAGTAAACCTATCAAACCCTACCGGGGACTTCCCGATTTCTAACAGCGGTGGGGGATTTGTTTGTGGGTAGTCCACACACACGTCTTTACTATCAATTTTTATTTCTAAAAAAATTTTATAAAATATGTTAAATTTATGTAAATATTCTTAATAATTACGTTTTATATATAAAACCAAATAGATATGAAACTAATAGAATCTAGTGTACAGATAATTGAGGAAAAAGATCCTTATAAGATGATAGAGTTAGCAGGGAGAACTTGTTATAAGTCAGAGGATAAGATAACAGAGAATAGTGCTAAAGAGTTTGTAGATCGTATGATCAAGTTAGGTCATGGAGCTATGTTAGAGCATGGTACTATTTACTTAAGAATACGTGAGACAGTTAACGGTAATATTCCACCAGCTATGCTATATTGGAGACATTTGACCAATAGTACCTACTCTAAAGTAATCTATAAAATAGAAGCTGACCATCCTTACGAAGGCAATTACGGAGTATTATACATAACTACTAACTTAAGAGTGCTAGTAGAAAATAATAGATTAGACGATTTGCAGTATCAAGTAGAACCTACAGAGTATCATGAAAAACGTATTACAGCCAGGTTTATATGTGATAGAGGAGTAAGCCATGAGTTTGTTAGACATAGAGTATTTAGCTTTGCACAAGAATCTCAGAGATATTGTAACTACAATAAGGATAAATTTAATAATGAGCTTACTTTTATTAAACCTACTTGGTTAAATATACCTACTGGAGATTATACTTACTGGGATGGAGATTGGTGTGATATTGATAATATGAAGATTCAATTGCCTTCAGATAATGGTATAGCGGACAACTTTTTATGGTGCTTGAACAATGCAGGAATGCAATACAGACTACTAATAAATAAAGGATTAAAACCACAAGAAGCAAGGGCAATACTCCCTAATGCAACTAAGACAGAGTTAGTAATGACAGGTTTTGAAAGTGACTGGGAACATTTCTTTGAATTACGTTGTAGTGGTGCAGCTCATCCAGATGCTAGAAAGTTAGCTGATGAGTTAAAATCGTTAATGAATGTTAAAAACATTGAACTTAATAGCGTTAAATAATCATAAATAATGTTAATAAATGTTAAAGAAAAGGTAACATAAATGGCATATTAGACGTTTATAGGGGAGTAAGAGGGGTTAAGCTACTAATACAGACTAATAAGTTCTATATCATAAGTAAGCCATATATAACTACTCCTACTCTAGATAACTAATTATACTACTTTACTTAAGATAATACATATGAATAAAGAAATTAAAGTTGATAAAGCCTACTCTGGAAAGATAATATATCACGGTAATAAACCTTATCAATTAGTACCTGAATTGCATAAAGGTATGTGTGAAGGTTGTAGTCTATATGATAGAAGCTGTCCTTCTAGAATTACTGGTTATTGTACTCAAGGTTATATACTAAAGAAAGTCATATTATAAGTAAATATGGACAAAAATATTATAAATGATATTAATAATAATATAGACAATATATACAATAGAAATAATATTTCTAAAGTAAAATTATATATTAGTTCTGATATTATTACAGATATATTTGAAAATGTTCCTAATACACTAGTATTTAAGTATAAGACTCCGCTTAATAATGAGGCTACAATAATAGGTATAGATAAAGGTATACTAGAAAATTATAGTTACGGTAAAGAGGGGAAGAAGAATGACTTTCAAGATGGTAAGTTAAGATGGGATTTACTACCATTAGAAGAAATTGAAGACATAGTAAAGCTTTATACAGCTGGTTCTATTAAGTATGGAGATAATAACTGGCAAGGCTTAGAAAATGGTTATCAACGTTATAAAGCAGCTATGTTAAGACACTTACTTGAGTATGAAAAGGGAAATAAGATTGATGAAGAAACTAAAGTAAATCATTTAGCTGCTGTAGCTTGGAATGCAATAGCTATGCTTTACTTAGATAAGCACGGAAAGGGAAAAGTAAATGACAATAAATGATCCAGAATTGGCAAGAATAATAAAGAATAAACTGCCTATAGATATAAATGGCAAACAGTTTATAGTAGAATCATCTAAAGGAGGCAAATGTGATGGTTGCTACTTTCAAAATCAATTAACTTGCCCAGTTAAAGCAGTTACTTACTGTACTTCTAATGGCGGTAATATACTTAAAATAAAGCAATAAAATAAGAACCTATTACTATACTTTACGTTATAGTATTAAACTAAGTTAAAGAATATGAACGAAGATAAAGTATTAGAAACAGTTTTAGAGAAACTTAATTATACCTTCTTAAAGGATGCGTTGGTGAAGCCTTTAAATCCTATTATGGTTACTAAGGAAATTACAGAGCAAATTCCTACAGGAGAGAAGGATGAAGAAGGATATAACAAGTACGAAACAAAGACAGAAACAAAGGAAGTAGAATCTGAATGGGCTACTGGTATTGTTTTAGCTTTACCTTCCTCATACAAAGAGGAAGAGTTGACTATCGGAGATAAAGTAGTATATAATAAGAAATTTGCTAAAGACTTCGATTTGTTCAAGAATAGTCAATTAGTCAAAACCTATGACGTGATAGCGATTTGTAAATAATCAATATCAATATTTATACATACATGACATTTTTATTATAAATATTCTGGATAAACCCCGGCTTTAGCTGGGGTTTTTCTTTATACGTACTTTAAATGTTAACAAATGTTAAAAAATATTAACAATTTTTTAACATAACCGTTTTAGTGATATGGAAGAAAAACAATGGTTATTAGCAATATTAATAGGTGTATTTGTATTGTGGGCCTGTAAAAAGTTAGAAAGATGAAAAATTTAAAAGTAGTAAAAGAAGACGGATTCTTTAAGAAAGGCGATATTCTTACATACGATGAAGAACTTGATGCATATACTCTTGATATTACAAGTGGTGATAAGTTCAGATCAGCTATGTTAGATCCTATAACAGCAGACGAATTAGTTGAAAAAGAAATTATGGTCAAGGTATCTTCTTCTAAAGAAATCGAAGAAACTATTAACTTCTTAAATGAGAAGATTGAAGAGTATAAACAGAATCTTAAGGACACACAAGATAAGTTTGAAAAAGGAGAAATGCAACCTTGTGTTAAGGTAGAGGCTGAGACTGTACTTTATAATTTGATTAAATTCGCAGATAACGTTAAAGCTAGATTAGAAAATGAATAAATTGGTTAAGGGAGTCTCTAAAACCGATTTATACAATGAATTTCTAAGAAGCCTTAATGGTATACTTAAGCTTACTGATAGGGAGTTAGAATTATTATCTACATTTATACAAATAGACATAAATACTCCGAAGCTCCCTAATATCAGTAAGAATGTAATTAGTACTGAAAATAGGAAGTATATTAGAAAAACGTTAGGTATTACTCCAGATAACTTGAGTAGATACATTACTAAATTTAAAAGTTCTGGTATACTTGTGAAAGGTAAAATTGAAGATGAAGTAGTAGTCAATAAGGCTTTAATACCAGAAGTAATCGGTGATAGAGTACAGATAACTATAATTTTAAGATTGAATAAAGATGAAAATACAATCAACAATGCTTGAGCCTGGATCTATTATAGTTTGGAAAGATTATAATTTTCTTAAGAAAGCCTGGTATAGTTTATGGAATAAGTGTTTGCCATATAATAGGTTTACTCTTATTACTCAAAAAACGGAGTTACTAAGTATTAATGGAAACTTTGACAATGATACAGCTATATATGAGCCTATACGTAAATATAGTAAATTAGAAGCTAATAAACTAACTGTCATAGCTAATGATTTACATTACTCTAAGAGTTGGTTAGATATAGCAGATGTAATCAATATAATTAGACCAAACACTATCAGTGGACCTATTACTCTCAATGAATGTAAATACTATAAAAGAGTAAAGCTCAATGAAAAATCAACCAAGTATATATACTAAGTTAAGTAATAAGTATAATTTGCCTTATCATGTTATAGAAGTTATATGTAACAGCCCATTTAGATTTGCTAATGAAGCTATAACAAATATGGAAGACAAAGCTATCAGATTCACATATTTAGGTAAAATTAAGTTAAAGAAACAGTATGAAAAGAAAGATTAATAAATATGATCCTGTAATTTATCCTAGATTACTTTGGGTTACTAACCGTATTGAAGATCTGGATGAGGCATTTATATTCTGTGATATAACTGATTTCAATAAAGAAAACCCTACTACTTATAGTAACTTAATAGAAGAATATGAATCTGGTACTATCAATGCTGTAACAATACCTGTAATACATAAAAATACTGGAAAAGCTGGCGTATTAGTAGTTATACTTGGGTTAGATGATAAAGAATTATCAAATACTATACCACATGAAGCAACACATGTTACAGATTATATATTCGATAGCCTTGGGTTATCAGCAGATGTTTTCAGTAGAAATGAGTGCTATGCTTATTTACTTGGTTGGGCAGCAAGTTGCATTAGTAGCAGCGTAATTAAATTTAATAAACAATGACAAAGGAAGAAAGTATAGCAATGTGGAACGTAGAAAAAGGTAGTACAAACAGTTCTATGTTCACAAAGAAAATGAAGAAGCTATTTGATAAAGTAGAAGAATTGATACTATCTGGAGAACTTATGTATGATCAGTTTAGTGGAGACATGTTAGATGCAGTAACAGATATGATTATAGATAATACTAACAAAGGAGCTACACTTGATAGAGCAGATCAGATAGACTACTTATGTGATAAATTATATGAAAAATATACGCAGCAATATAACAACTCAGAGTCTGGAAAAGGAGATAGCGTAGTTTCAGAAGATACTACAAAAGTACAAGACTAATCCTGATTATGTAAATCCTAATATACCAAAGTAGTTGGCTGAAAGTATATTATATAGACTGAGTAAAGAATATTATTTAGGTTATAGAATTGATTAAAAATTAGACATTATGAATAAATATATTATTTCTAAAAGAAATACTCTAATAAAACTAGATACTGATAAATTAGGCGTAGATCATATAGATCATAGCTATGATATAGATCGTATATGGTTTATTGAAGAAGACGGCATTATTGTAAGAGAAGGTGAAGAATATGAAGTAAAAAAAGGTGGTGTTGTTTTACTCATGTATCGTATTGGAGGCGGAGGAAAAGGAGAAATCATTATTATTAATAATAATGATTTGAGCAATTATTACGAACGTAAGAAGGAGTCTCTTGAAAAAGAGAGAAACAGAATTAGTGAGGAAAAAATATGTGATAGTTGTGAACCAACTTGTGAATGCGTCGGATAATTACTAAAATATGGATAAATTATTAATAGATAAATATGGAAACAAGTTTCTATATGATATAGAAACTAATTCTCTTAAGATTACTCCTGATGGCTTTGATATTAGATGCGCATTCTTTGCTGAATAGCCAGGTCAAGTAGTTACTGATACTGAAGTAGTAGACTACAATAAAGGAGATCTAATACTACACTTTGTTAACTGGAATGGTACAGGTTATGATAATAAAGTAGTAGTATGCACTGATTTAGTAGCTAAAGACGATATTAGCAGATGGTTTAAAAGCTTAACTAAGAAAATAGAAGTTAATGAAACTATTTGATATAATTGGAGGAAAAGTAGTTATTCATTCTGATGCTTTAGGTATTCCGTGCTTTAAAAGAGTATGGGATACTGATAAGCCAGATAAAGAACACGCTACAAAAGTAATCAGTTATATTGTACTTATGAATAAATGGAATAGTCCTTATGTTCAAAGTATGGAAGCTGATACTAGGGAATCCAAATTGAAAAAGGAAATATTTGGTGATGAAAACTACCAACTTACTGCTGAAGAAACTAGCTGTGAGAACGACTATAAGGCATTCTGCTATACTCGTACGTTAGAGATGCTTGATAATATGAGGCTTAAGTTAGACAGTATTAGTAAGTATTATAAGGAATCCCTTGACGATACTTTAGATGAAAAGAAAATTAAAGACTTATTAGCTGGTATGACATCAGTAGGCAATGTACTTAAAAGCATTGATACTTTAGAGAATATGGTTAAGTCTGAAGAAGTAGCTATGGGTAAAGTTAAAGGTGATGCTAAGGTTAATCCTTATGAGTTGGTAAGATAATACATTAATTTATAACCTAAATTAAACAATACGTTTTAACAGTAAATTGAACAAATTATGAGAACAAAATTGATTATTACTCTTGATCTTACTAAAGACGCAGTAGATTTCTGGGAACAGATTAAAGAAGTAGATGCTGTATTATGTAAAGTAGTAGCTAAGAAACCTTGGTATAAAAGACTATTTAGTTGGTTCTAAATACACTTGCCATACGTAGAGGCAATTAAAATATATCTACGTGCACGGCGCGTGATGTACGATTGCATGGACTGTCTCTAAAACAGTGTGGCCTCTGAAGCCGACCGGGTGGGTTTGACTCCTACCGCGCCGACCAATAATATAAGTAGTTTATCGGAAAAACTGCAATGTAGTATATTCAAACTGCACATTAAATACTAAAGGATTTGGGCGCAGAAGTGCGATCCGTACTGGTAAACTACTTAAAATATTGAAGCTTTTGAGGAGCAACGTAACTTCCTAAGTCACTTACTATCTGATCAATAGTAAATACAGCTAATGAAGGACTGGATCGTAAGCCAGCGTGTTAGACAGGTGTCACGTATAAACCTGTGTACTGCGGATTGGTGAAAAGGTATCATTGGTGGCTCATAACCATCGGTTCCCGTTCGAGTCGTGGGTCCGCAACATCATATTTTTAATATTTAAAAATCAATAAGTTGGGAAGGGGTTCGTTGTGAAACGCGCCCCTTTTTTAAAATAGTATGGTAGATTTTAATAAGAAAATAGTAAATAGTGATAAATTTAGACAGGCTTCAATATAGTTCCTAAATACAGGACAATACTGTACGTATCCAGAAGGAACTACAGAATTTTATAAATTCTGGGATGAAGAAAGAGATAGGTGTATTAATGGTTATACTGCTGATGATGGAGACTTTATCAGTGGATATAACTATTTTTATTTAAACTATTGTCCTATATCTAGAATAGTTAACCATATTACTACTGATAAGTTAGGTAATACAGTAGTAAAACGTGTAAATGAAGTTAGCTTTCCTGATTTCTGGGATTATGACTATTACTACTTTAATGCAGTTCAAGAAGCAGAAGAAGTTGGTAAACACCTGTGCTTATTAAAGTCACGTAGAAAGGGATTTGAACAGCCTTATTCTGAACCAGTGCTAACTCCTACTGGGTTTGTCCCTATGGGGTCTTTGAAGGTAGGTGATTTAGTAATGAACCCATCAGGTGACTCGTGTAAAGTAATAGAGGTTATAGAGCAAGGAGAACAAGATGTATGGGAAGTAGAATTACAAGATGGTAGAAAGGTTAGATGTGGTGAAAATCATTTATGGTCTACTATCAATTCTACTAGAGGCAAATTACACATTATGACTACTAAAGAGTATTCTAAAAGAAAACTATAGCAAGGTAGTCCTGGTAAATATTTTTATCCGTATAAACTTCCCACTAATAATCCTTTACACTTTAATCAGACTACTCCAAAAGTAGACCCGTATGTAATGGGAGTGCTATTAGGAGATGGGTATATATGTGGATCATAGATCATGTTCTCTACTGAGGATGATTTTATAGTTGAGGAAATGCAAAAATTGCTTCCTAATTATATTATTAAACCGACAGGGGATCCGTTTAAATATGTTATTCTAACGAAAGCAAAAACGCACGAGTTAGGTAGAACTCTAAAGCAGTATGGAGTTAGAGTGAAGGCTTAGAATAAATTCATACCGGATGATTATAAATACGCTGAAGTAAAAGATAGATTTGCTCTACTTCAAGGACTAATGGATACAGATGGTTCCAGCTCTTCTAACGGAGCTTGTACTTTTGTAAGTACATCTGAAAAATTAATTGATGATGTGGTGTGGTTATGTAGAAGCCTCGGTATACGTTGTAAGAAATCAAATAAGATTGAGGGGAGAACCGATGTTGATTTTGGTAACGGACACTATTCTAATACTCTACCTCACTGGTGTATAACTATAACCACGCAAGAGCCCATATTTCGTTTAGACAGAAAACTAGTTAATATACGAGATAATAGAAGATACAATTATAATGCTATAGGTATAAAGTCAATCCGTAATCTGGGCTATAAAGAGCAACAACGATGCATTCGAGTGGATCATGATAATATGATGTATATTACTAGAGACTTTGTAGTTACGCATAACAGTTATAAAGGTGGAGCTATGGCTTGCCGAAACTATTACTTAATTCCTAATAGCAAAACATTTATATATGCATCAAATAAGCAATATTTGACAGATGATGGTATTCTTACTAAAGCATGGGACTATATGGACTTTATAGATAAAAATACAGCATGGGGTAAGAAGAGGTCTGTTAATACTTAGATGCGTAGACGTGCAGGGTTCTATACTAAGGATGACTATGGAAATGTAATAGAAATGGGTTACAAATCAGAGATTATTGGTGTTACTTTGAAAGATAATCCAGATATAGTTCGTGGTAAGAAAGCCAATCTTATTTTGTTTGAAGAGGGTGGTTCTTTTTCAGAATTAGGAGCAGCATGGCAAATTGCAAGACCATCAGTAGAAGTAGATGGTATAGCATTTGGTACTATGATTGTATGGGGAACAGGTGGTGACGAAGGCAGCGCTTTTGAAACTATGAAAGATATGTTTTATAATCCCGATGGTTACAATTGTTTAGGATTTGATAACATATGGGATGAAAGTGCTACTACTAATAAATGTGGGTTCTTTGTACCTCAATATACTAATCTTGATATACGTGATAAAGAAGGTAAACGTATATACATGGATGAGGATGGTAATACGTTTAGAAAAAAGTCTTTAGAACATATATTAGCCGAAAGATAGATAGTAATATCTAATGCTACTAGTAATGCAGCAGTAGACCGCTATGTTGCAGAACGTCCTGTTACTCCAGCTGAGGCTATGCTAGAATTTAATGGTAATATATTCCCCAAAAAAGAATTGCAGGAATAGTTATCATTACTTAGAACTAATAAGAAATTATAGAACCATAAACAAGTAGGAGACTTAATATAGCAACCAGATGGTACTATTAAATGGGTAATTAAAAAGAATGGTGATATAACTCATTACCCTTTAAGAACTAAAAGAGATGAAACTACAGGAGCACTTATAGGCGATGACCCTACTGGATCTATAGTAATATGGGAGCATCCTAATAAAGATGCTAGTCCTGGACTTTATATAGCGGGTATTGACTCATATGACTATGATGAATCAAGTACTACATCTTTAGGTTCTTGTTTTATATACAAACGTATTTAGTCCATAGAGCAATATTCAGATATTATAGTAGCTGAATATACAGGTAGACCTAAATCAGCAGAAGAATTCTATGAAAATGTAAGAAAATTATTATTATATTACAATGCTAGAGCAATGTATGAAAATCAGAACAAAGGAATATTTGTTTACTTTACCAATAAGCATTGTGATTACTTATTAGCTGATTAGCCTGACATTATTAATGATATTGTTAGCAACTCTAAAGTAAATAGAAAAAAGGGTTGCCATATGAATAAGTAGATTAAGCAATGGGGTTGGGGTCTTATAAAAGATTGGCTTAATGATATTAACGCTGATGGTAAAAAAAATCTATACAATATAATGTCAGAACCGCTATTAGAAGAGCTTATAGCTGCCAATGATGTAGTCAACGTGGATAGAGTAATGGCGTTGACACAGGTAATGATATATAGAGAATAGCTCTATAATGTTAAAGTAAAAGAAGTAAAAAAAGAGAATAGAAATAGGGTATTATTTGATGGCCCTATATTCACTCAACAGTGGTTTCGTGACGACGAAATGGCTGATAATATAGAAGCATATATGTTTTAATTATGAGAAATATTAATCAATTTCCCTTATAGAGACTGCCTATGTCTAAAAAGACTCAAGACTGGAAAGAAGCCTGTGTAGATTACATAGCTGGGCATAGTCAAGGTAGTTCTAGAGATGGTAACAATAGAAGCCGTAAAGAGGAAATGTAGACTTACTATGATCTATACAATAGTATATATAGTGAAAAAGATCTTAAGTATGTTACTAATCCATTCAAACAATAGGATGGATTTCCAGCTATGGCTCAAGACTATAATATAATAAAGCCAAAGATTGATTTACTTTTAGGAGAAGAAACTAAAAGACCGTTTAACTTCAGAGTAGTACATACTAGTGATATAGCTACTAGTGAAATATAGGACAAAGCTAAACAAATGATTATTGACTATATTCAAGCAACAATCATGAGTAAACTAGGCCCTGAAGAACAAGCTAGATATCAAGAAGCATTACAGTCTGGAGAAATAATGACTCCAGAATAGATACAAAAGTATCTCAGTAAAGACTATAAAGATATTGCGGAAATAACTGCATATCACAGTCTTAATTATTTAAAGAATAAGTTAAATATTACTCATGAATTCTTTAAAGGATGGAAGGATGCACTAATAGGAGGCGAAGAAATATACTATGTAGGTATAGTAAATGGAGAACCTTGTTTGCAACGTATTAACCCAATATACTTTGATTATGATTCAGATACTTCTGACTTAGAGTTTATACATGAAGCCCAATGGTGCTGTTATGAGATGATTATGTCTCTTACTGAAGTATATGACAGATTGTATGATAAGATGTCTGAAAAGCAATTAAATGAGCTACTAGATATGATGGACGATCGCTCTAAGGGTGGTGTAACTCCAGAAGTAAGAAAAACATCTTTAGACTATCCTCATATTAAAACTCACAGTATAAATGGATTTAGCTCTAATCCTTTTGAAGAATCCGACAATATACATGTATGGCATTGTTGTTGGAAGTCTTTAAAGAAGATAGGTTTTGTTAATATAATCAATCCTGAAACAGGTATGCCAGAAGAATACCAAGTAGATGAAACCTACAAAGAAACGGGCAATGAACTTGATGTTGAATGGAAATGGATTATAGAAGTATGGGAAGGATATAGAATAGGACAGGACTTATATGTTGGTATATAGCCTATTGAGTATCAGCATATATCTGCTGATAATCCGAATGCTCAAAGATTACCTTATACTGGAGTAATATATAATAATACTAATAGTAGACCGCGTAGCCTTGTTAGTATGATGAAGCCGCTTCAATACATGTATATAGTACTATGGTATCGCCTTGAGTTAGCTATGGCTAGAGATAAAGGTAAAGTGGTTACTATGGATATTACTTAGATACCTAAGTCTATGAATATTGATGTAGCTAAGTGGATGCATTATTTATCAGCTCTTGGAGTTAACTTTGTAAATCCTTATGAGGAAGGTTGGGATATTCCTGGTAGAGAAGGAGGTAAACCTAGTTAGTTTAACTAGATATCTGCTCTTGATCTTACTATGGCTAATACTATAGACTAGTACATTAATCTAATGGATAAGATAGAATCTATGTTATCTGAAATATCTGGAGTAAGTAAACAAAGAGAAGGTTCTATTTCATCTAATGAATTAGTAGGTAATGTAGAAAGATCTGTAGTATAGTCTGCTCATATTACTGAACCTTGGTTTTGGGTTCATAATTAGGTAAAAAAAGAGTGTTTAACTATGCTATTAGATACAGCTAAACATGCTTGGAAAGACAATAAGACCAGTATACAGTATGTATTAGATGACGCTACTAGAGCATTTTTAACTTTATCGGATGATTTCTTCTATGAAGACATGGATATATTTGTAGAAGATACTACTAAGAACCAACAACAAATAGAAGCTCTTAAGAACTTAATGCAACCTGCTATGCAAAATGGAGCTAGTTTACTTGATATAGCCGAGATTATTACTATGGATAATGTCACTATGATTAGAAGTAAATTAGAAGAAATAGAGCAAAAGAGAATGGAACAGCAACAAGCTATGGAACAAGCTCAAGCAGAACGTGAACAGCAAATGGCTCAAATTCAGAATGAAATTAAAGAAGAAGAGCTTATGCTTAAGGAAGCTGAAATGGATCTTAAGAAATATGAGATTGATTCTAATAATGCTACTAAGATAACTGTTGCTCAATTAAATGCTTATAGAGGTGCTGAGAATATGGATCAAGATGGATCGGGAGTACCTGATGTAATTGAAATAGGTAAGCAAGCTATTGAACAACAAAAGGTAAATTCTGATATTGCTTCTAAACAATTTGAGTTCAATAATAAGAAGCGTGAAATGGAAATGAAACGTGAAATTGAGAATAAGAAGATTGAACTTGAAAAGCAGAAAATGAAGCAAGAAATGGAATTACAGAAATAGAAAGATAAAGAAGCTTACAAGAGAGAGCAATTGAAGGCAAAGACAGCTAGAGCAAACAAAGTAGTAGGAGAGAAGTAATATGAAGATAATTAAGAATAAATTCATACCGTTTAAAGGTTATAAATTAATGAATTTCTTTGGTATTATATTTCAGAGAAATGATGCTATTGTAACAGCGGATGAATACAACCATGAAAAGATACATCTAAAACAGATGTAGGAAATGCTTTGGATTCCTTTTTACTTATGGTATGGTATAGAATACCTATGTATAATGTTGTCCTGTAAATGGAATAAACAAAGCGATAAATATCATGACGTTAGCTTTGAAGAGGAAGCTCACAATAATGATAAAAACTTAAACTATTGTAAAGAGCGCAAGCACTATTCATGGTTTAAATATGTAAAAATAGGCAGTTATAAAAATAAAAAATAAGGAGGAATAAATTATGGCATGTGGAAAAGGCGGAAAGAAATCCGGTGGTAAAAAAGGTAAAGGTGGTAAATAATAAGCAATAATGGATAAACAAGCATTTAAATAGAGAATGCAAAACCTAAAGTCTTACCGGGAGAATAATCCCGGTAAAGGCTATTGGGATTGGAAGATAGAAGCGTTTTAGGATGGTGGAGAAGTAACTCGTAAATCATTAAGAGATATACGAAAAGAATCAACTATAGGAGACAAACTAGACTATAACGTGATGTTATAGAATCAAAATACTTATTAGAAAGAATTTGCTACTAATTGGTATAAAGAAAGAGCTAAAAATCCAAAGTATAGATCTCAGTTAGGTGATGGTAGGTTAGATAAAATACTTTCAGATATAGATAAAGCTACTTGGAAGAATCCTACAGAAGCTATGAAAGATAATCTAATTTCACAAGGTTATACTCCAACAGAACAGAACATTAAAGCACAATTACAAGCTATTAATGCTAAAGGTACTAAGGGATTTGCAGTACCAAGTATGTATTCATATTATGGAGCTCCTAGAAACACATGGCATGAAGGTATAGGTCATATAGTAGGAGACAATAACCCAGCTATTTTAGATTCTACTCCAAATATAAGTATACCTAGTAATGATCCACAATATTCAGACTATATAAATCAAGCTAATGAAAAACATGCACAGACTTGGGATTTTAGAGGTAAGAATTAGACTTTAAAGGATGATGCTGGTAATTACTATATTGATCCTAATAGATAGCTTAGTTCTGATGATATATAGGAAATGATAGACAAAGGAGCTGTAATTCCTGATTAGTGGAAAGATATTACTACTTAGTATATATCAGATCTTACTAATACTTTTGCATACAACTATGCTGAAGGAGGCGAAGTAGGTAATCCTGATGATGACTTTACTAAAGCTATTAATATCAAATTAGGTAGAACTTCAGATGGTAGACCTAAAGAGCAAGGACTTAAACCTGTTATAGATTTAGAAGATGCTGCTAATATAACTCCTATAGGAGATGCATTATCTGCTAGAGATGTATATAATGCTGTTACAGAAAGAGATTGGACTGGAGCTGGTTTAGCTGCTGCTACAATGATTCCTTTTGTTCCTATGACTGTTAAGCAATTTAGAAAAAAATATAAAGGAATTACTCCTAAATCTAAATAGAATTATAACAGTAAATTAATGGATAAAACTGTTTAGAGTTATATAGATAATGCTGATTCTTATAAGGAAAGTAGAATAAAGCTATACGAAGAAGCTATAAAAGATAGAAACAAAGAATACGATAATTGGATTGAAAATGAGGACGCATTTAGAAGAGCAGCTAATTTTGATAGAAAATATGGAACCAATTTAGAAGAGTATTATTTAAACACTAATGAATGATCTAATAGACTATACAGGTATTATGCCGGTTTACCCTATACCTTCATATAAGTATGGTGGTATTCATATTAAGAAAAAGAATAGAGGTAAATTCAATGCTCTAAAGAAAAGAACAGGTAAGACTACAGAAGAACTTACACATAGTAAGAATCCTTTAACACGTAAGAGGGCAATATTTGCTTAGAACGCTAGACGTTGGAAACACAAAGGAAGAAAGAAAAACAATTAATCTAATTATATATAATTATGGATAAGAACACATTGAACGGCTTTGAAGTATTTGAAGAATTCATGCCAGGTAGTGTAGCAAATAAAAATACATTTAATACCAGTCTCGAAGATGATTTTGATGGAGCTGGTGAAGAGTTAACTGATGAAGAGTTAGAAGAAATTCGTAAGAATAACAATCCTGATAAAAAAGAGCCTAAAGAAGAATCTAAGGATAACTCAACTGTAAAAACATCTTCTAAGAAAGATAAGAAAGATAAGAAGGAAGATGATACAGATGATGATCCCGATAATGATTTAGATAACAATGATGATGATACTGACAATATTGTGGATGACGGTATATCTGACGATGACTCTGAAAGTGATACAATTATCAGTTTCTTTGACTCTATTTCTGAAAGACTTGGTTGGGAAGATGTAGAAGATGATGAAAAACCTAAGACAGCAGAAGAGTTGGTAGAGTACTTCCAAGAGGTAATTGAAGAGAATTCAGTACCACAGTACGCCAGTGAAGAGGTAGAAGCTCTAGATAAATTTGTTAAGAATGGAGGTAATTTGAGAGATTATTTCCAAATTGATGGAGAACTAGATCTAGAAGATTTTGAAATTGAAGATAACGAAGTAAACCAAAAGCTTATACTTAAGGAGTTCTTGAAAGAAAAAGGCTTTAATAATAAGCAAATAGATAAGAAGCTTACTAAATATGAAGATGCTGGTTTACTTGAGGATGAGGCTACGGACGCATTAGAAGCTCTTAGAGACATTAGAGAACAAAAGAAACAACAGCTATTAGAAGAACAAGAAAAGAGTGCTAAGGAGCTTAAAAAGCGTCAACAGGATTACTTTAACTCCGTTGTGACTGAAATAAAGGGCATGGATAATATTCGTGGAATTAAAATACCTCAAAAAGATAAATAGGCATTATTAGAATATATATTCAAACCCACAGCTGATGGAAAGACTCAGTATCAGAAAGACTATTCCAAAAGCGTGAAAAACTTACTCGAGTCTGCCTACTTTACTATGAAAGGTGATACTTTACTAAAGGCAGCAAAGAGCGAAGGCTCTACTGCGGCTATTAATAAATTTAAAAATAGCTTAAGTAAAACAGGAGTAAGTAGAAAGACTAGAAGACAGGATAACACTAGCACTGAGTCTATGTGGGATTCTTTTGCACGACAATTGCGTGTAGATTAAATAACAACTAAATTATAATTTACTAATATTTTATGGATAATAATATTCTTAATAACTTGGTTCTGTACAAAGGTAAGCGTTTCTCTGACCTGATTGATACTAACAAGATTTCAGCAGCTTCGCAATAGAATCCGTATCAGGTTGCTACCGTGTTATCTTATGTATTTGGAACTAAAGATAATGGTTACAATACTTCCCTTGACATGCTGACTGGCGGTCTTGGTAATGTAATGACTATTGATCAGCCGAACTGGGAGTGGAATGTAATGATTGATACAGATAGAGCTATTACCATTAGAGATGCTAAATGGAATGGTGCTGCTATCAATGACAATACTACAGCTGGTTTAGGTAATACTCCTATTTATCTGTGGTTAGAAGAAAACTGGTTTGGTCCTACAGCTGTTCTTGAACTGGATAACAAAGATTATCAGTTGCGTGTTGCTGGTGCTCCGTATCAGGACGGTAACCTGTGGGTTTATACTTGCTTTATTGCAGATGGTAATCCTGCTTCATATGTACCTGCTAAATATTTGAAAGCTGGTTCTCAAGTATCTCGTCTTGCTTCTGCTGTTGAAGAATACAGTGAAGAAGGTGATATCCTGAACTATAGTACTCACTTTAAGATGCGTAACTACCTGACTACTATTCGTATTAACTACGATATTACAGGTTCTGCTTACTCTACAGTAATGGCTATTGCTTTGCAAGATCCTAAGACTGGTAAGAAATCTTATCTGTGGGCTGATTATCAGGAATGGTTAGCTCTGCGCGAGTGGTATAAGAGATGTGAACGTATGCTTGTTTACATGAAATCTAATGTAAATAAAGATGGTTCTTGTAACTTGAAAGGCACTAATGGTCGTCCGGTATTTATCGGTGCGGGTTTGCTGGAACAGATTGCTCCGTCTAACAAGCGTATGTATACTAGATTGACAGCTGAGTTGCTGGAAGATTTCTTGTTTGACCTGTCTTACAATGTACTTGGTACTAACGAACGTAGGTTTGTTGCTTTGACTGGTGAAATGGGTATGCGTGAATTTGACCGTATTTTGAAGGAAAAAGTAGCTACTATGAACCTCATGGATACTGTATTTGTAACTGGTTCTGGTGATAACCTGAAATTTGGTGGTCAGTTCAAGACTTATCAGATGACTAACGGTATTGAGCTTACTTTGAAGTATTTCCCGTTGTATGATGATACTACTTATAATCGTCAGTTGCATCCGGTTACTCTGAAACCTCTGGAGTCATATCGTATGACATTCCTGGATCTGGGTCGTCGTGATGGTGAAGCTAACATTGTTAAAGTAGTTCGTAAAGATCGTGAATTCGTAACTTGGTATACTGGTGGTGCTGCAGCTCCGTCTGGTTATGCTAACTCCAAGAATACGCTGAGATCTAATGGTAAGGATGGCTATACGGTATTCTTCCTTGGAGAAATGGGAATAATGTTAAGGGATCCACGTGCGTGTGGGGAACTAATCATGGAAGCTGAAGACTAATTCTAACTTTTTTATACATTTATTGGTAACCTTGCGGTAAGTTTAGCGTTATATAGATATAACCAAAACTTAAGATATTATGTTACGATCATATGATGTTTATAAAATAACGAACAAGGTAAATAATAAAGTATATATTGGAATTACAAGTAAAGGAATAAGTGCTCGGTGGAAAGAGCATATCTATAGTGCCGAGCACGACTGTCCTTTCAAACTTCATAGAGCTATACGTAAATATGGCAAAGAAAACTTCTCAGTAGAGCTTATAGATTTTGCAAATAGCTGGGAAGAACTAACTAAAAAAGAACAACAATATATTTCCGAATATAATAGTCTTCAAGATGAATTTGGATATAATATGACAGAAGGAGGAGACGGAACTTTTGGTAAAATAGTATCTGAAGAAACTAAAGAAAAAATTCGTCAAAAGGCTATAGGAAGAGAAGTTACTGAAGCTACCAGAATTAAACTATCAGAAGCTGGTAAAATAGTAACTGAAGCAAGAGAAGCTTATTGGAAATCTGGACAAATTGGGGCTACTAGAAAAAAACCAGTGTTACAATATACTAAAGACGGAGAGTTTATTGCAGAATACTCTGGAGTAAACGAAGCATCTAGAAAAACTGGTATTCATGTAACTACACTATCAAATGCTTTAAAACAGAGAAATATAACCGGTTCTAAAGTAAACCCTTATATATGGGTGTATAAAGAAGATTATCCTGAAATTCCTAAAACAGTTCCTACTAGTTTATTCGCTAAAGATCCTGATTGGAAACCTACTATATCTGAAGCTTGTAGAAAAGCTGACTTAGAGTCTAGAAAAAATAGAAAAGCAACAGAAAAACAAAAACAAATTGCTGTTGAAAATGGTTTAAAAGTAGCTAAAGCTATTTGCCAATATGATAAAGAAAGTAATTTAATAAAAGAATATGTTTCTATTATAGAAGCTTCAAGAGTTTCAGGATGTGACAGAAGAGGTATTCAAAGACAACTACAAAATCCTGTAGATCCTAATAATAAACGAGCTTGGAATAACGCTAAATATATTTGGAAATATAAAGAAGAACTAACTGAACAATCTAATTAATTAATTATGGAAGTAATCGTTAGAATAATTAAAACAAACCCTTGGACCGGTATTACTAAATGGTCTACATGTTATGACTATATCAGTTCATACTGGACACGTTCTGGTAATTTATATACTGGTTTAAGTGCAGAAGATGCAGCCAGATTAGAAAAAGAAATTGGATATGCAGAAGGATAGCTTTCACCTGAAAGCAAATTTTGGGATACATTTGCTATTAAAATTGGTAGGAAAGATCTAATTCTGGATATCGACAGACCTGAAGATGAACTTAAATATTTGTTCTTGAAAAAGCATAAGAGAGTAGCAGATGGGCTTAATAATGTAACCGCTTCTACTGATTATGTTATTATCAATAAAGATAGCGAAGCTAAAGAAGTTAATAAGATTAACAAGATCAAACGTGAAGCATATAGAGAAATGGATAAGATGTCTGTTGAAGATATGCGTAAGTGTCTTAGACTTTATGGTATCAAATCTGATACACTGTCTAATGAAATGGTTGAAGCTAAGCTTAGTGAACAGATTGAAGCTGCACCTGATAAGTTTATAATGAAGTGGGTAGAAAACCCGAATAAAGAAATTACTTTTGTTATTGAAGAAGCTATTGCTAAGAATATCATTCGTAAGAATAGAACTCAATACTTCTTTGGTACAGACTTAATTGGTAATGGTATAGAAGATGTTATTGCTTACTTGAATAATAAGAAAAATCAAGACATTAAGCTTGCCATTATGGGAGAAATTAAATCTAAATAATGAAAATATCTGATTTACATAAGGCATTTAAAGTTCTCATGGATAAGAATTCAGAGGCAGTTGCTTTTGGTGGCTGCCCTGCATTCCTACCCGAAGAAATAGATCTATTTCTTAATTAGGCATACTTAGAAGTAATATGTAATAAGTACACTGGCAATAATACTTTAAAAGTAGGTTTTGAAGGTGCTGTTAAACGTATTGCTGACCTATAGAAATTAATTAAGACAGATACAGCATTATCATTAGTATATCCATACTCACATTCTAATGTGCTTACTTTATCTAATTTCTTTAATGACGGAGAATAGCTTAGAAGAATGTTCTATGTAGATTGTGTACTTCACTTTAATGGGGAAGCAGCAATATGTTCATTAACAGATCATGAAAAAGCTAAGGGTTTCTTACAAACATATAACAATATACCTTGGATTGAAACCCCTATAGCAGTATTAGAAGATAATACTTTAAAGATCTATATAGATCCTATACGTATGTCTTCTGAACAATATACAGCAGATATTACTTATATTAAATATCCTGAAACTATTAGTTATAAAGACTACAATAAGGATATTACCGAAGTACCTGATTATGTACTTAATGAAGTAATAGATAGGGCTGTAGAAATTGCTCTAGAGACTATAGAGTCATAGAGAACACAAACTAAGGTACAACTTGATAGCTTAAATGAATAATGAGCCCTAGAGAATTACAAATAGAAGTAGAGAGACGATTACAGTTAATCAATCCTGAATTATCTTTAGCTGGCAAATTACCATCTGATACTATAATATCATTCATTAATGAAGCTATTGATAAATTTTGGAAGACTAGGTATTCTGGTTTGAATTTTAAACAAAGAGGGTTTGAATAGGATCAGAAACGTACTGACGATTTACGTACTCTAGTTACTAAGCACACTTACAAAGATATAGATATTTCTAAAGTAAACCGAGAGGAATATACAGTTACCTTGCCTGATGATTATGTTATATTATTAGGAGATACAGCAGGTATAGTTCCAGCAGATGGAGTAATAAATAATTGCTGGGAGAAGGATGCCTTAGGTAACTACAAAATAAAGTACAGTGATACTATAGAGGGTACTATTGAAACTGTTGATAGAATCAAGGAAAATTCATTATCTGAGTATCGTCTAAAGTATACTAAAGCTAAACCAATCAGACTCATATAGGATAATACAATTACTTTATACACAGATGGTAATTATAAAGTAGCCGAATATACTATTGAGTATTTAAAGAAACCAAGTAAAGTAGACCTTAAAACTAATCCTACTGATGAGTATATAGACTTACCTGTTCATACTCATATGGAAATAGTTAAATTAGCAGTATAGTTAATATTAGCTACTTTACCAAATTATAATGTATATTCTAATGAAGTAAATTCAATGGAATAACATTAACAGAAAGCGCTTATTGACGTGGAAATTAAACTTTTAAACAAGTTAGGAAAGTAGAAAGTAAGCGAAAATAGACAGAAGCGCTTAATATGTCTAATTTAAAATAACAATTACATTATATGATAACTTCAGTTCACACCGTTCTTATCGGTAAGAAATGTCCTGCTAGCTATACTACTGTAGATGCTTTGAATGCTGGTGAAGTAGCTTTGTTTGATCAGAATAAAGCTATCCTTAAAACAGCAGCAGAAGCCGCTAAGGCTAGCTCACTCTATGTAGGTGTTGCAGGTGAAAAGATCAATGTTACTATGCCTGATGGTAATGTTGCTTAGAAAGCTAATATTGAATTCTCTAATGAGATTCAGAAGAGTTCTAAACCATCTGCCGTAATCGGTCAGCATGTAGAACCTACTCAAGATAAAGTAGTTATTACTTTGACTAATGCTACTATTGTAGCTGGTCACAGATATGTACTTCGTGTATTGTATAAAGATATTGAAGCTAATAACTTCCAATTTACTCATACTTATGAAGTATATGCTGAATCAAATGAAGCACAGAAATTAGCGGAAGCTTTTGTAAAGAAAATTAATGCTCACAAGAATCGTCGTATTCAGGCTAAGAATGTTGATGCTGTTCTCACTTTGACTGCTATGGTTAAAGATGATAATGAAGGTGTTTATTCTCTGAATGAATACTCTGTAGTAGATATGGAAGTATCTCTGTATCATACTGTTCCTGGTGCATTGCTTGCTAATCAGCCGGAAGCAGTATCTGGTGCTACTATTGCTAAGACTCCAGGTAATCCTGGTAAAGGTTTCTGGAAGCAAGTTCGTGATGCAGAAGTACGCTACATGGGCTATAAAGGTCATGTGTTTACTGGTGCATATCCTGAAGTAGAACAGGCTCGCAAAGTAGTAGAAGGTACTTCTTATGACTATGCAGTAATTGAAAATGATAACCTGTATCTGAGTAATGACAACCAATATATTAAGACTACTCCGTTGACTACGGAAGTATACTGTCCTAGTATGGTTGGTTCTATCGTTGATAATGGTATTCAGTCATTTATCAAAGGTGAAACTGTAGCATAATAAAAACAGTGTTTCAGTGTGCTGACAAGGGCTATGGGGCTAAATAGCCCTGTAGCCTTTTTTTATTTAAAAGCATTAATATGAAGATAACTGGTATAACAATAGTAAAACACAACATAGTAGTAGAATTAGATACAAAGATACCTGATTCAGTAGATTCAAATTTGTATTTATATATAGACACACTGAATAACTATTCTAACAGGAGTTCAGTAAATCCTGATAAGCATTCATATAAATTATTAGTATTAGGTACAGACTATAGCTCTGATGTAAAGATTGACGAATAGAGATTATCTATAGTAATAGATTCTAATAAATTAGAAAATATGTGTATGAGTGCGTTTATTGCTACTATAGATAATTCAAGTCAATTCTTTTTCAATCAAGCTGATATATATTATAAAGAAGTAGAATTACTATGTAAGAACTGTAGTACTTGTTTAGATGATCAGCAAATAGATAGAATGATATTGTTTTTATTGAAACAAGATCTGTTAAGTTACGCTATCAATAATAACTTAATAGACGATGCAGTACAGTATTATACAGATATAGCTAGAATGCTAAATATATGTTTAGATACTAAAACTACATTCTACAATAACCACGATTGCTTTGCTTGTAATAAAACTTGTAGAAACGGAGTTTGTTCATTATGCTAATAGATGATATATATAGAATAGGTAAAGAGTATAACTTAAAAGTTAAGTACAACTCTAATCAAGGTATACCTTGCATACGTAAATGGGTTTGTGCTAATCATATTGCTCGTCTATTAGAAAGTGATTTAAAGTTTACAGATGAACAAATAGATTGTCTTAGAGCATTGATAAGCAAGTTAGTACATCCTTTGGATGAAATGTGGAAGGATACTTCTGAAACTGATGATAAAGCAATACTGCTAGAACAAAGTTTAGGAGTAGATTTAGGTATAAAAACATTCTATGACGAACTTTTAATTTGTGAAAAATGACTCCATTAGAAGAACAAGTACAGAAAAATACCACATCTATTAAGACTATATCAGATAGTCTAATATAGTATGCTAAAGATACAGACTTAGATAAGTCTAATGAGAATATATCAGCTAATACATCTGATATAGAAGAATTACGTAATAATATAGGCAGTCTACAAACTCAAATTAATCTATAGAATCGTATTGAGTAGATGAAGGATACTAATATAGTAGATGCTGCTAAATTAGACTTACTTTAGTATGACGGTAAAAGATGGTCAAATATTGCTGCTAATAAGGTAGTTACTGGCTTACTTGGTAAATTAGTTGATTTACAAGATGTATCTATTAATAATTTACGTAATGACAACGCATTAGCATGGGATAGTGAATTATAGAAGTGGACTAATAAGAACCTGAATACAGAGATATATGATGATGTATTCTTAAGTAAGATTAAACCTGATTCTACTGCTTATGAAGTGTGGTTTAAAGAATCAGCAATATTTGGTCAAGAAGGTTTTGCATCAGGTCTTACAGGATTTGGTGGTAAGATTGATAAATATGGTCATGCTGAATTTGATAGTCTTACTTTGCGTAGATTCCTTGAAGTACCTGAATTGAGATATAACCGTGTAGAAATTCAATTAGGTGATAAATGGAATGCTCCTGGTGCAGGTGTAATAGAAAGTGTAGAACAAACAGATGAATATTCAGGTGTTATTACACTGAAACTAGAAGAAGGAGAATACGGAGCTGTATCAATGGGTGACCTATGTATGGGTATATACCATTCAGAAAAGACAGATGAAAATGCTGAAAATGATGAAGATGATGGTAGAGGTAATAGAAAGTTTGCAGGTTTCTATACTGTTTACTTTGAAGTTACTAACATACTAGATGCACAAAATAAGAAATTTGGTTACAAGCTTAGACCAGTAGATGATTATTGGAATATGACGTTTCACCCATGTGCTCAAATGAACTTTGTTGCATATGGTAATAAAACTAATGTAGATCGCCAAACATCTTGTTACTCAACTCGTACTTATACACGTTACTTAGTAAACTAGAACACTTGGGATTAGAGAGCCAAAAACATTGCAATGCAATTTGGTAATCTTGACAATCTTAATATGTTTGGTTACGATATGAGAGGATATTCGGCATATCTTAATTCAGTATACTTTACTGGTACTATTACTCAAGTAAAGCCAAATGGGGAAGAGATAAGATACGCTAATGATAGAGGTCCTTGGGAACCAGATACTCATTATGACTACTATGATAGAGTAAGTGTATTAGGTTACTTATGGTTATGTGTTAATATAAATGGTACTGATACCAAACCCAGTGATAGTAATCCAGATTGGTTAATGCAAGTATCTAAAGGTGATACAGGAGAAGGGCTGATAGTACGTAGATCTGAATGGTGGCCTGGTAGACTATATTGCAATGAAAGTGAAGTATCTCCAACAGTACAACCATTGAGATACTTAGATATTGCTTTAATTAAAGATTTAGGAACTTCTACAGGCTATAAGGCATACAAATGTATATCTACTATAGATAGGGGATTAGGACAAGGTAAACACTTATCTTCTAGTGATAATAAACCTGGTACTCCTGGTGGAGCTGAATATTGGGAAGAATTAGCTTAGAATGTAGCTAGTATATATACTGATCTAATAATAGCTAAAAATGCTAAATTAGACTTTATTACTGGTAATTCATTAAGAGTAGGTTATCAGACTGGTAATACATCTAATGACTTTCATGTAGTAGCAGGTATTACTGGTGAAGGCGGAAATGACAATAATTCTGTTCGTATATGGGCTGGTACTACTGAAGAAAATAGAGCTAACGCTCCATTCTTAGTTAGACAAGATGGTAGAATGGTGGCTAATAACGCGTCTATAAGAGGAGAGATAGAAGCCTTATCCGGTACCATTTAGTCACTTGAAATTACAGGTGTGCTATTTGGCGGTACAGAAGCAAACGGAATGAAACTGTTCTCTAGTTATATAAAGTTTAAGGAAGGAGAAAGAGAAGCATTAATAGGTACCCCTAATTCTTTAGGTTACTCGTACTTTGGTTCTTTTAAAAGTAATGCTAATGATTTTGACGTTGCATAGATAAATGATGGTCTGTACTTTGATATTACTGGCAGTTTAATTCGTAATATGGCAATATACGGCTCGGGAAGTTTATCATTATATGGAGATGTGGTAGGTTATAAACTCAGTTATGCTACAAATCCTTCTGAAAATTAGATACTGTATCAGCAATATTCAAGGACTATATTTATAGGTAGTAGTGTTAGACGTATGTTGTATGGATTACCACATCTTGATAGTGTAAAAACAAAGTTAGCCATACAAACTCTTGAATGGGCTGTTCCTGTAACATTTGTTTATAACCCACGTAGTAATCCAAAAGAATGCAATATATGGGGTAGAGGAAATAACGACAGTGATTCTAATAGACCTATATTATATGATAATAATGGTAATAGAATAGAATAGATTACTGTGAATGTAGGAGATGTTATGGATTTTCTATTAGTATATTCACAAAACAAATATTATGCAATACTTAGAAGTAGATCTATTTAATTATGAAAATAAATTTTGCACAACTGGAAGTATACACTGACATCCAAAAAACAAATAAGATTTGTATGGATGCTAGACAACAATTAGGTGAATTAATTTATGAAGTAGGTAGTGGTATTAAAGCTCATTCTTTAGCTTTAAAGATATATAATTCTGAAGGTGAGCTAGAATATACAGATGAAGAAGTACAAGTTATTATGCAATTTGTAAATCAATACTGTAAGCCTGCTATCATAGATGCTATGAATGCATTAAAAACAGAAGACAAGTAATATGATTACAAAAGGAATTAGAATAAGTTAGTTAGTCGAAAGGAAAGATCTCAATGGTAAAGAAATAATTCCTTTTCAAGATGGCATTCACAATGGTAAAATGTCTATTGATTCGTTAATAGACTATATAGGAGATGTATCAGATAGTGATATAGACCTACAATCGTTAGTAAAGATATAGGAGTTTGTAGATACAGTATCAGAAATGAATACTCTACTATATCAAGCTAAAGAGAATGATATTTACTATTGTAAAGAAAATAAGAAACTATACATTAGAAGATTCAATGAATGGGAGATAATAGACCCTCTTAATTCTAAAGTATATGTTCTAGTAGGTTTAGATGAATATAACCGTACTAATATCATACATCTCTGGGATGGTAATGATATGGTAGTAATGTCTGAAAGACTATTTCTTGGAGAAACAACTGGTACTGCTTATGATGGTGGTAAAGGAAAGGCATTAGCTGATATAGTATCTAGAATAGTTATTGACGGAGACGGTACCAAGTATCTATCTGATGATGGTACTTATAAGCTTATTGTAGCAGATACTGCTGAAACAGTAAAGACTACAGATGAAATACTTGTTGCAGGTGGTCCATTAGCTGATTTACTTAATAAAGCAGGTATTAATAGTATCAGCTCAGATACTAGCATGCAGGACTTATTTATATCTTTATTTACCAAAGAATTATGGCCTACTAATCTTGCATTCAAAGAAGGTACGGTTAGTGCAGCTATTACAGCTCCTTCATTCACATTAAGTAGTACAAACTTAGTAGAAGTAGGTGCTACTGTTACTATTAGAAAGACTACTCTATCTGCTGCTACTATGTCTACTACAGCAAGAACATATAGTGGGTTTACTTACGGTTATAGTTCTACTAATGATAATACTAAGGATTCTTCTAATACTACTATAACAGTTAATGCTAGTAACGCTGCTCTAAATTCAGTTAATTATACTATGAAGCGTACTACTAATGGTAGTGTAGAGAATGCTACTGCTAATACTAATCCTGCTTAGGTTACTTTAGATAGCAAGACATTTAAAGCTATTGAAGGTACTAATACAGTAAAAGTAGATATAACTGGGCCTACAGCTAATGCTACATTTGCTTCTATGCCTGTATATTATGCATGTAGTAACTTAGGTAAGACTAGTGAAGAACATAAATCAGTAGCTAAAGATACTATTACTAAGACTAGCTCAACTCCTTCTAATTCCAAAACATTGAATGTTACAGGAGTATATCCTTACTATACTAATAAGGATAATATTGCTGCATTTGCCAAACTAGCATTGACTACTAATGAAACATTAGATGTTACATTTGTAGCTGAAACAGCAAGCAATAAACACGCATTTAAGATACCAGCTAAGTTCAATGTAACTAAGATTACGCTGTTGAATACACTTAGTGGTAAGTATGAAGACTATAGTGTTAGTAGATTCTCTGTTACTACTGAAACTATAAATGTACAAGGTACTAATGTACAATATAAAGTATATACTCGTAATGATGGAACTAACGGTTCATCTTCATTTAAAATAACATTTGCTTAATCATGAGAGATAGAGGAACGTTTAATTTTAGTGGTAATCTTGAAGTAAAGAAAGATGCCCCTCTCGAAGCTAGATCGTTAGTTAATTCATATGCAGATCTAGTAAAACCAGAGACCTGGACAGATGAATAGGGAGGTATATGGAAATATGACTGTATGTTAGTTTCCTGTAAAGATAGACCTGGTAAAGTATATCAATTATCACCTGGCGCTGACTATACTAAAGAAAGTAGTTGGATTCTTATAGGTGATACATCTGAACTTAATAACAAAGTACAAGAATTTATAGATAGTAAAGGAGCTCCAAATGGTTTAGCTTCTTTGAATGAAAGTGGTATTATTCCATCTGCTCAATTACCGTCTTATGTAGATGATGTAATAGAAGTTGATACATTTAGTAATTTACCTGGTACTGGTGAATCTGGTAAGATATATATAGTACAAGATACTAATTTAACTTATAGATGGTCAGGTACAGGCTATGTAGAAATATCTAAATCATTAGCATTAGGTGAAACTAGTTCTACTGCATATCCTGGAGATAAGGGTAAAGCTACTACAGATAAATTGAATAGAATACCTGATAAACTAATTACTGATACAGTAAATGTAAATCAATCTACTACTGAAGCAGTTTTAAATTTTACTACTTATAGACAAGAAGCACAGCAAGTAGGTAGAAATACTCTTACTATTACTTCAGCTACTACATCTCAAGCAGGTTTAATGTCATCATCAGATAAAACTAAACTGGATGGATTAAAAGATCAAGCTGGTATTACTTCTGATATTGATGCTGTATAGACTAATTTAGAAACACATATTAATAGTAAGTCTAATCCTCATGAAGTTACTAAAGCTCAAGTAGGATTAAGTGAAGTAGATAATACTTCTGATGCTAATAAACCTATATCTACTGCTACACAGAATGCTTTGAATAGTAAGTTTAATGCTTCTGACGGTAATGCTTTAAAGTAGACAATAGAAAATATGCCTAATCTTGTAGTTACTGAAGGAAGGTTATCGCATAAAAATAACGGGATATCACTTAGTTTAATACAACAAGATCTTAAAGACTAGGATAATACGGATTCAATTCTGTTAAAATTTAATCCTGCAACTGATAGTACAGCTGGTATTATTCTTCCTTCAGATAAGACCAAAATAGATAAAATAATTACTAATGGTAATGGTACTAGATACTTATCTGACAATGGTACTTATAAAGAAGTGAGTGGAGGATCTAGTAGCTCTGATATAAATATAATAGAATTACAAGATATTAGAGATATTATTAATATTGTAAATCATGAAAAAGATGCAGCTTCTAGTGATATAAGTTCAGTTTTTGGTGGATCTGTTAATTTTAGAGCTATAGTTGACAATATAATAAAAACACATACTAGATATTTTTTTCATGTTAAAGATACTCCAGATACTAACTGTATACAGTTATCAGGAGTAAATGCTTGGAAGAATTTAGATAGCACTCAATATGAACTACACTTTATTTATAACTATTATATTTCAGATGGTAATCAGAGAGTTTGTAGAAGGGTGAGTGTAATTGATAGCAATAATACCAATAGTAATTTATTTATTGTAGAAAATGTAAATGACATGTATGTTCTATCTAAAGATAGAGATAGACGTAAAATGGTATCTTTAGTAGGAGAAGGCTTTGATGAAAGTCATTGGTATCCTGTATCATTTAGAGCAGAACCATATGCCATTGTGCCTCCTTGTAACTTAATAATTTGGAATAGCCTTAATAATGATTCTGCGGGAATAAGCCCTAAACCATCTTGGGCTACAAATAGGGGAGGTTTTGCATTGCATGTTGATATGGCAATTATTGGAAGTGGTTATGGTCAATATGCTTATGCTAGAAATAAATTAAATAATTATTATGGAGGATGGGGAGGAGAAACAGCAGTTGGAGAGATGCGACAAACTACATAGACTTCCACATTCTATATATATTTAAGAGGTGGAGCTAATTATTTTTATACTAGTGACTATGCAGAATTAAAAATGACTGCACATTCCTCTGAAGTGTCAGATGGGTATAATACGTATTCTATAAAAGATACACAAGGAGATATAAAAGATTTCTTTACATATGTTGAAAATGATCTATTCGCAGAAGTTAAGAATCTACAAATAGTACATGATAATGAATTTAATTTTGCAAACAATAGTATTGGAAATTACGTATGGATTAACTATAGATCTAGATATAATGCTGTAACTTCAGCCAAAGCAGTGTATATCGGTAATGGTCAAGCTGGTGCAGATGGAGCTTATGGTGCAGTACATGCATCTGGATTCTTTAAAGAATCTGACATTAGATTAAAGTCTGATATAGCTCCTTTAAAGCATACGTTAGATCAAATATGTGAAATACCTACTGTAGAGTTCAATATGCATGCTAAACATCAAATAGGTACTATTGCATAGGATTTAGAGAATAACTTTGCAGAAGTAGTTAATACTGATAGTGATGGTATGAAGTCTGTAGATTACTGTATGTTAGGAGTAGTAGCTATCGAAGGTATTAAGTTACTTAAGTAGGAAGTAGAAGATTTAAAGAAACAAATAGAGGAGTTGAAGAATGGAAGACAAAGCTATTCAAATTGAACCTAAGGCTGCTACAGAAATGTAGAGTTGGACAAATATTTATGATAGAGTACCATCTCAATATAAACAATATGTAAGTTATCCTACTACAACTATGCAAGAATGTCCTTCTAAGGCAGAGATTAATGATAAACTTACTCACGCTTGTACTACAGATTCTAAAGAATTAGCTGACTACAGTTCTATTACGTTAAACTTCTCTGAAAGAGAAGAATTAACGGCAGATTCGTTAGTTGAAGATTGGGTATACAATAGTACTACACAAAGAGATATTCAATTGAGATACGGTACTACTATATTACTTAATTAGTTTGCTATTCATTAGAATATTCAAAACTATACTAGTGGATATACTACTAAAGTTAGTGGTTAGTCTTGGTACTTTGAAGTATTGCAATTAGATATGGGAATAATACGTGTAAGACCTTTATACAATAATTAGACAAACATGATGAGAACTTGTACATTAGCTGTAACTGCTATGGGTAAAACTACATATATATATCTGTCACAAGACGCAAATCCTTTTAGCTAAATAAATTACTATGGAACCTACTAATGAATTAATAACTAAAGCAGAAGCTAATGCAGAAGGATTCAGCATTGGTTCTACTAATGAATGCATGACTAAAGCTGAATTTATTGCTAATTTACCAACCCCCCCCCATTTCTCATATGACTTTCCATTGGGAAATAAAAGGAGCATTGTAATAATAAATGGTAGCATTGCATCTAAAACTATACAGATAAATGATGATACAGTAGTACTTAATCCTAAAGATGTATGGACAAAATCTTATTATGACACTACTCCAATAGATGTAATTACACAAACAAATTTAGAATTCAGAATGATTCATTCAGAAGGTGATTCTAAAAACAATAATTCACAATGGATTTTTCCTGATGAAAATTTAAATGCACAAGTTGGAAACTATTTACTAACTGTCTCACAAACACATGAACTTTATCTAGTATCAGTATTTTATATTACACAGTAAACAATAGAAATAATGAAATATTTTACAATTGAGGAAATGACAAAGTCATCTACAGCAAAAGCTAACGGTATAGACAATACTCCTTCAGAGGAAGGGGTATTAAAGCTATAGAAGCTAATAGAGGCTGTTTTAGACCCTTTAAGGGAATGGTATGGTAAACCTATCAAAGTTAACTCAGGGTATCGCTGTGAGGCTTTAAATAAGGCTGTAGGTAGTAAAGCTAAGAAGAGTTAGCACCTATACGGCGAAGCAGCTGATATTACTGTAGGTAGTAAGACAGAGAATGAGAAATTATTCAACTATATTAAAGATAATCTTCCATTTGATCAATTAATTAATGAATCAAACTTCTCTTGGGTACATGTATCATATAGAGAAGGGAGATTACGTAAACAGGTACTAGCACTATGAAAACAATCCTATATCAGCCTTTATTTATAAATCCTTAGGCATACTTTGTATTTCCTCAACTGTATCATATAGAGAAGGGAGATTCCTATATTGAACCTGCTAATATTACTGGGTAGCTCATTATAAATGATCTAACTAAAAGTCTTACTTCAACTCCTATATTAAATGTAGTATAGGATACTAATTAGGTTGATTTTGGTTTATTCAAAGGTAAACATATACGCATTAGTCAATATACTAATATAGGCTCTGTAGTATTAGGTGAATGGTATGTACCTGGTACACCTACGCCACCTGAACCCGAACAACCAGATTGGTTTAAGGAAAGTATAGTAGCTTGGTATTCTCCATACTGTAAACAGCGTATGACGAATTTCGATGTGATTGAAGCATACACGGAAGATTTTACAAAATGGGCATATAGAAATTCTAGAGGTACTGCTAAAATCACTAATAATACTATTGTTATAACAAATGTAGTTGAGACTAACAATATTGTAGAAGATGATAATGAACCTTATTCCGATTTGACTATTCGTGTTACTGGAGTTACTGAAAATAAACATCTTATTGTGAGACAAGGAAGAGGAAAGCCTGAAGCCCATATTAAAAAAGATGGCGTTTACACCTTTAAAGATAATAATCTCTATTTTGGTTTTGGTGTTAGTGTTATCGGTGAATGTAATATCACTATTACCCAGCTTCCTACTTCTATTTTAAAAGACTTTAGCGGCAACGGCAACCACGCCTATTTGTATAGTTTTAAAGGTAGATTGAATAGTGGTGTTGGCATTTATGCTCAAGACTTTACAAAATGGATTTTTGGTTCTGCTATTCATAATATAAGTACAAAAGCTCACAACAAACTTCATATTGTTAAAAAGAAAGCCGATAATTGGTTTGGTTTTACTATTGGCATTCCAAAAAATAATTATTATAATCAATCTTATAAACTTAAATTTAATATCAATAAGAAAATAGATGATATTAAATTTAGTATAGTTAGTACCGATGGTAACTTGATAACTACAGTTGCTTATTCAGTATATATTAATGATGGTAGTATAATAGATGTTCCTATTATTAGTGAAGAAATTTTCAATAATAAAGAAGAAACTAATATTTATTATGATTTCGGAACAAATAAGGATATTGAAATTGATGTTGAATTGATAGCGAATTATCCTAATCAACTTTGTTATGATGGTAAATCCTACACTGTTGCTTATGGGCTTCCTATTCTAACTGATTATACAGTTATTGCTGATAGAACTTGGTTTGTAGATAAACAAGAACGTGTTTTTATGAGTAAGGCAACCGGTCAAAATGGTGCGTTTATATTTGAATATAAAACTCCGACAAACTATAAAACTTATTCTTATTATCAGCAGAGTGATATAGTAATAGATAACAATAATAAAGTTGTTTATCAAACTAAAAATAGTTATAATGGAACCCCTATATACGCTGGAGATAAACAAGATACTGATGTTTTATATATAGGAAATATTAGAGTTCCAGATATTAGGAATTTCGTTGGTTGTCACGGAGATATTCTTCTTTTCAACCGTAGTTTAACGAAACGTGAAATATCTTGGGTAAAGAACAATATGATGTGTTCTAAGCAGCAAGAACCTGATATAGACCTATAATGTATCTGGTGCAGTTAAATTAGACTTCTTAAATATGGAAGAAGTAACTAACTTTGCAGGTACTATTAAATTTATAAATGTAGTATAATGAAGAATTCTATAAAGAATAATATATTTGGTGCAGTAGTATATTTCACTACTGCATTATTACTTAATAGTAGTACATCATTGCTAATGCTATTTGTTAAAGAGAATAGCGATAGATGTCATTACTATAATGGTAAATGGAATAAAAAAGACTTAGCAATTGGAATTTCATCTATTGTATTGGGGTCTATTGCTAAATATTTTATAACTTTAATTTAATAAAACTTATGATAAAACAAGAGAACCCTAACTTCGTAGCATCTTTTTATGCTCCCAATCCTATGGAAGTAACTTATTGGATTGACTTATCTACTGATGCTAATGGTAATGTAATTAAAAGTTATGCAGGCAATGACTGGTTACCGGTTAATTACTTTACTAATACTGATTAGAGTGTAGAAATAAAGAAACTGAAATAGGAAATTGCAGATGAGGTAAATAGAGCTAAACAGGCTGAACAGAAGTTAACCAATGACCTAAACGGTAAAGCAAATAAGTCTACTACATTGGCAGGTTATGGTATTACTGATGCTTATACTAAATTAGAAACAGATGCTAAAGCTATCGAAATAGCACAAGCCGAATGTGCCAGATTAGTTGCCTCTGCTCCTGAAACTTTAAATACATTAGATGAAATAGCAGCTGCATTAGGTGACGATCCTAACTTTGCTACTACTATAACTAATCAATTAGGTACTAAAGCAAATAAGTCTGATGTATATACTAAAAGTGAAGCAAATAATAAGATAAATACTGCTGTAGCTAATAAAGTAACTTCTACAGATGTTACTCAGATTAAAATAGTAGATGAAATACCTGAAGTAGGTAGTCAAACTCCTGGTATATTGTATATTAAACTTTCAGCTTAATTATGGGACAAGTTGGTTTAAATAATTTAACATTCCAAGAAGTTGCTGCTAATGGGAAATCCGTTCAAGAGATGTGGTTGAACGGTTCTTAGATATATGCTGCAGGTGACTTATGGTATGGAGTACGTTTTACAGGTAGTAGTCCTGATGGAGTAAGAACTGGTAATATGCAAATGCATAAAGACCTACCAGTACAATCATTATTCAAAGGCTGTAGACTTACTTCTGATGGTACTATTAAATACTTTAATGCTACAGATTGGGATCATTACGAAGATGGTTCTGAAGTAACTAATGGCATTGAAGATGGTAATGATATGGTTGAATTACCTGATGCATACTATACTGTAGTAGTACACGGAGACTATGATTGGGAAATCAGAATGTCTTTATATCCTTTAGAAGGATATACTAAGTTTAGTAAGAAGTATTGCTCTGCATATGAAGCTTATAGGGACGGCAGTACTTTATACTCAATTAGAAATCAAGTACCTACTGTAAATACTAATAGAACTACTTTCTTGACACAAGCTCGTAATGATAGAAGTAACAGTTATGCTATCTATACTTATGAGATACATAAGTTTATTACTTGGTGTTATGTAGTAGAATATGCTACCCTTAATAGTTAGAAAGCAGTTAATGCAGTATTAACTGAAGAAGGTTATCATCAGGGTGGGCTTGGTAATGGTATTACTAATGGAACTAAGAAAGAAAACGGCGCTGATAGATGGGCTTTTGTACCTACAGGTACTACTAATTCATTAGGTAATAGTTCTGGTCAAGTACAGTATTCATACGTTAATACAGATGCAGAAGGTACTGAAACACAAGCCAGTCAATACGCTAATAGATATAGAGGTATTGAGAATCCATTTGGTCATGTATGGAAGAACTGTTGTGATATTGTTGTAACAGGAACAGACAATAAGATATACGTCACCAACAACAAAGAGAATTTTGGCATAGATAAATCGTTATATGAAGACAGTGGTTTAACTACTCTAACTGCCAACGGACAATGGGTTAAACGCATTACAAACAATGCAGCTGCTGACTTATTCTGTTAGGAAGGTGGAGCTAATTCTACTACGTATTTCTGTGATCATTATTGGACGAATGCTGTAGAAGCTGACAGAACTTTACTGTTGGGGGCTTGCACGGGTTATGGTTCCCTTGCGGGTTTGTTCGTTCTGGCTTCTAGCCATGGCCTTGGTCTTGCGCTTGCTCATGTCGGTACTCGTCTGGTATATATCCCTTAATTATTAACAAATAGGTTGTCGTTCTGGATTGAACAAGTAAGTTAGATAGGGGCTAACACGAGTAATAGTTCCAATGCAGGTTTATTCAATCTGAATTCTAACAATGACCTTAGTAATGCGAATGCTAATGTCAGTACAATGAAGCACGATTATCAGAGAACTATCAGTGATTTTCAGATTATTTTTGAGGAACGAGACCTTGCCTCTTGGCAAAAGATAACTAACCTAAACGAGTGTGTTGGTAACTTCGGTGAAGACTCACTTAGGTGCTTCAGATGAAAAGATATAATAATTTATTTGAAAAGATTGTTTCAATAGACAATCTATATTTAGCTGATAAGAAAGCTAGAAAGAATAAGAGTAATAGAAATGATATTAAGGAGTTTGACAAGTATAAAGATAGTTTATTGGTTAGATTACAAAGTACACTGATAAATCAAACTTATACTACCTCTAAGTATGATACATTTATAATTAGAGAACCTAAAGAAAGACTTATATTTAAATTACCTTATTATCCTGATAGAATTGTTCATCATGCTATTATGAATATATTAGAACCAATTTGGCGTTCTGTATTTATTACTAATACTTATAGTTGTATTAAGAAGAGAGGAATTCATAAGGCATTATATGATGTACAAAGCGCATTGAAAGATAAATAGAATACAGTATATTGTCTCAAGTTAGATGTAAGAAAGTTTTATCCAAGTATAGACCATGAAATATTAAAGTAGATAGTTAGAAAGAAGATTAAAGATAATAAGCTACTTGCATTATTAGATGGTATTATAGACTCTGTAGAAGGAGTTCCTATTGGTAATTATCTTTCTTAGTTCTTTGCCAATCTTTATTTGTCATACTTTGATCATTGGCTTAAAGAGGATAAAGCTGTAAAGTATTACTTCAGATATGCAGATGATATGGTAATACTTCATAGTGATAAAGAATACTTAAGACAATTACTTGATGAAATAAGAGAGCAGTTAGGCACACTTAAATTAGAAATTAAAAGTAATTATCAGATATTCAGAGTAGAAGATAGAAGTATATCTTTTGTAGGATATAAAATCTATCACGATTATACTCTGATTAGAAAGAATATTAAACACAAAATGTGTAAGAAAGTTGCTGCTATGAATAAACTTAAGCATATGACTTATAGTGAATATAGGTAGCAAGTCTGTAGTCATATTGGTTGGATGAAACATTGTAATGGTATCAATCTACTAAAGAAGACAATTAAGTATCATTAGTTGATTGAATATGCTAGAAGCTCGTAAGAACCGCTATTAGTCTTAACTAAGTTTAATCGAGTAATAGCAACTTATTTACAATGTAAACGTTTATTAATTATAATCTCGAACAATTTTCAGAGTCCCTGCCGATTTTAAACCCCTTATGAATCAGCTGGGACTTTTTTGATTACATTATCAGACTTTTAGCTATGAATTATTATCAGATAGGAGAACAAACAATGTCTATATTTAAGAACATGTTTAGCAGTGCTGAAAAAGTTACAGTAAGTGCTATAGGTGGTCTATTGTCTTTATATTCTCCAGTATATGTTCCAATATTAGCTTTAGCTGGTATTATAATAGTAGATTCATTATACGAATGTAAAGCTAATAAGAAATAGAGTAAGTACCGTAATGTAATAGGACAATCTAGAAGATTATATTCCAAAATATTTTATAAGCTAAGAGATTCTATAGTAGCTATATGCGGAGCATTTACTATTGAAACTTTTATTATAACGTCTGTATCAATACCAGCTGTAGAGTTTGTAGCAGGTGCTATTGCTCTAGTAGAGTTTTTCCAATTACTTGAGAATTTAGGTAAGATTCATCCAAATTGGAAAATATGGGGTATACTCCAGAAAATAATTAAGAAGAAAGGGGAATAGATTTTAGATGTCAGTTTAGATAAAGAATTTTCAGATGATACCAATAATACTAAACATAATTAATTGGTGCAGTAAGAATTTCAAAGTAGTCGCAGTAGGTTTAATCAGTTTACTTATTGCGACTATTTTTATTTAGCACAATTAGTTATAGGAGAAAAACGCAGAGATAAATAGAATAACTTCTAATATTAGAACTTACTAGGATATAGTATCTAATAATTAGAATAATAACAGAACACTATAGCTTACTATAGAAGAATTAAACCATAGTAATGATAGTTTATTATTATAGTTGAAATAGACTCAGAAAGAGCTTAAAATCAAAGACAAGAATCTAACCGACGCTAGTGTAATCAATACTGAGATTAAAGATTCTGTGAAGACAGTAATCAAAAAAGAAGCTATAGACTTTGAAGAAGAACTAAGGCTTAATCCATTAACAACTATCATAGTTAGAAGAAAGGACTCAATCCTTACAGCCAAAATAGATTTAAAGAATCAATAGACTATTCTTATATACAAGAAGAAAGAGTATAAGAATTTCTATAAAAACAGCTGGGTTAGATTCTGGCACTTTGATTGGAAGAAAATAGAAACAAAAGAATATCAAATAGTTAATACCAATCCACTTATCAAAGTAACAGGTACAAGAATAGTAGAAGTACCTAAGTAAATAATATATTCAATAATTATTAATCAATAATAATATGCATAGAATATTTCGTGTAAAAGCTTATGAGATGGAACACGGACCTCATTTCAATGAGGAACACGCTCGTAAAGCTGTAATGAAGATGGAAAATGAGGATGGTACTCGTGGACAACATTGGTCATTAGAGGAAACTTCTGCTCTAGCTAGTCAGTATGGTATATCACTTAGTGGTAAATTCAACCGTTACGATTGGTATGTAGCATTGAATATGGTATACTCTGATTATTACAAAGTACTGCTCAACATTACCGGATCTAATAATGTTAAACATTACGTAGAATTTGCTAAAGCTTGGCTGAATGACAAAGACATTGACGAAGGTAAAATGTGGTATTATTATAAATACGTAATGTGTGACAAGATTAGAGAAGCCGAAATGGAATGCTACGAAGAAGAACTTGAAAAACATGAAGTAAATGAAGAATCTTACGGAATGTTTAGACGTGGTTCTAGAGGTGGTAGAAGTAGAGGTGGTATGAGAGTATACAGATCATATCCTTTGTATCGTGAAGAAGATACAGAAGATTACGATAGATATGATCGTGAAAATGAGTAAGTGTGACGGTATATTCCAAGTAATAAATCATATTGTTACACCTGCAACTCCCGCAGCTTAATAATAACTAAGGGCTCAATTAAGAGCCCTTAAAATCTTATGCTTATGTTATTCAATCAATTAAATATAGGTGATAAAGTATATATAATAGAAGTAATAGGTACTTTCAAGAAGACAACCGAATATAATGAAGGTTAGGTTACTTAGGTAAGCAATGTGTATGAAGAACCATTACCGCCTGGTTAGTTTCCTATGCCTAATCAATAGCGTAAAAAACTAGTGGATATAACTATTCAATGTAATGGAGAATCTAAAAAGTTTACTATACCTGAAAATAAATCAACTATAACAGACAGCTCTTTAGGTTTAACTATATCTACAAATAAATAGGAAATAATAAGTATAGTACGCAGTCAGTATAATACTTATAAATAGAGAAAAGAAGCTATAGCAAAGTGTGATGAAGAAATGTCTAAGTGTCAATAGCTATTAGATAAGTTAGAGGTAACCAATGATACAGACAAAGAAGATTCAAAAATAACAGAGCTTCAAAAAGAAATAAACGAATTAAAGAATATCATAAGGAAAGCAAATCAAATGGTTCCTCAACCTATGAAAGAGATGTTACCATAGGATATGAAAGATGCAATGAATAAGGTTGGTCAATAAGATCAACCTTTTTTTATTTTAAGGCTGTGTAAGAAGAGCTATTAGTTATTTAAAGGGATTGTAAGGGTGAGCATATAAAATGCAGCTACGGGCTTTAAAATGCGTTTTAGTCTGTATTAACGTTAATATTTAATAAAATGAGTCTTAATAATCTTATTGATAATATTTTATAGATTGTTCGTAATAATAATATAGCAGAATCAGAACATATTTCAAGACATTAGATTGAATTATGGATTCACTATTATAGAGCAATGCTTATAAAGTAGGCTATTGATAAAGGTTACGATGTTGATGAAGCGTATGTCACTACATTAGAACCTATTCATCTAGACAGAGTACAAATAGTTCCTGGTAAGTTTGTATTCGTTGGTGAGAAAGAATTACCTACTTTAATCAATTTCAGATATAAACCAGGAGTAATAGCTGTACGGGATATGTTTGGTAACCTAATATAGTTAGGTAGTTATACTAAAGCTAAATTGTAGAAGTATAGAAAAGCTACATGTAAAGACTATATTGCTTGGGTTAAGAACAATAAGATATATGTCGAAGGAGATTCTAATCAGTTAGAGTACATAAGTATAGATGTAATACTTTAGGATCCTACTAAAGATATACCCTGTTATAACCCAGATGATGAGTACCCAGTTCCATCGGCTATGGTACCTATTATTGTATAGATGATATTAGAGAAAGAATTAAGAGTTATGGTAGCTTCACCTAGTGATGTTACTAATGATTCTAAGGACGATAATCAGAATAGATATAGTAATAAATGAGAGAAAGAGTAAAATATAAAAGAAAGAGCTATACTATTGCTGATTTCTATATTAATTATAAGAATCAAATAGATACTAATACTTAGTATGATGTTGACTTAAAAACATATAAGGCAATAGTAACAGATTATTTTAAGTATATTAGAGATGAAATAATGTAGAACTGTAAGGAAGTAAAATTACCTTGCAGATTAGGTACACTACAGATAATAAAACATTAGCCAAAGGAATTCTCAGGTAAGAGTTTGAGATGGGATTGGAAAGCTACTAAAGAAACAGGTAAACCTGTATATTTACTAAACGATCATAGTGGTTATTTCAAGTACAGATTTCATTGGTCTAAAAAGAACTGTTTATTAACTAATAAGAGCAAGTATTAGTTCATAGCTTCAAGAGAAAATAAACGCGCACTTGCTCAAATTATTTTTAATAAATTAAAAGATTATCCAGAATTATAAGTTATGATAAATAATAGAATGATTAGCTCCAAAACAGTTCTGGCAAAGGTCATTTCAGACCTAGATTTAAAGGAAGAAGAAATTAAAATATCTGATATCCGAGAATGGATATGTGAGGGTTTACTTAAGATTGGAGCTATACAACAGTATGAACACAAGGTATCTATACTACCTGTTAAATGTCATTAGGCTTCCTTACCGTGTGATTTATATAAACTTGGTTAGGTAGCATTTTCGTTTTGTAATAGCGGTGGTTGGTTACCTATGAGAAAAGCTACATCTAGTTTTGGAGTATACCACGACAAATGTATTGACAAACCGTGCATGCTTATACCAGATGCTGGCTTAATACCTTTAGTAAAGAACTTATTTAATTTAGTATCTGATAGAGAAGCTTTAGATAAGCTTAATTCAGATTCTAATATGCGTGATACTTTAAGTGCTTTAGTAAACCAATATACTGTAGCTAGTCCATCTAATAGGTATGTAAATGGTAAGTTTGCTCATACCGATGGTACAATGTACAGCGCAGATTTATAGTATATGACTAAACCTGGCTATATTATGACTAATATACCTACTGGTTTTATTAAAATAGAATATTATGCTATATTTACGGATGAAGAAGGTATGCCTATGATACCAGATATGGAATCCTATAAAGAAGCATTATTGTGGTATGTTACATTAAAATTAATGTATCCGAGAAAGCTAAAGGGGCAAATATCCCAATAGGATTACTTAGAAATGAAGACTAGTTGGAACTATTATAGAAAGTAGGCTTATGCTGAAGCTATGTTACCTGGAGTAGATGAATTGGAAAGTATTAAAAACACTTACCATAAGCTTTATCCAGAATTTAATGACCATGATACTTTCTTTAGTACTACTGGTGAAGAACAAATACTTTATAATTAGAATAGATTATGATTAGTAATACAGCTCAAATAAATACATTTTATGGTGGTATGAATATGGACAGTGATGCAGCTATATTGCCGAATAATCAATATAGATATGGTCAAGATGTTCGTATAATTACTGATGATTCTAGTACTAGTGGTGTTCTTTAGAGTGTAGAAGGCGCTAAGAAATATAATTACGGCATTAAAGGTACAGAAGAAATAATAGGTACAGCTACTATAAATGATATTGCAGTAATTGTTACTAAGTTAGTTGACGGTTATAATAAAATATATCGTATAGAGAATTTTGATTCTCCTAATTTAATTAGTACTATTGTATTATAGGGTAAATTAAAACTATGTGAAAAAGCTGATTCAAATCAGTTAAGTATAGTATTAAATTACGAAACACAGTCCAATATTAAAGCTTACTTTACAGATGGCAATTCATCTATTAAGGTAATTAATATTATGAGTGATAAGTATGTAAAATATCCTAATGAAGATAATCCATTAGTAGATTCTGATGGTAACATACTTAATCCTGATAGCATTGATATAATACCTAATGCAGTGTTACCTCCATTTGAAATTACAGAAATAGTATCTGGTAACTTTCAAGCTGGTATGGTACAGTATTGTTATAGACTATATAATCCTCATTCTCAACAGACATCTATATCTAGTTTGAGTAATTGTGTGCATCTAGATGCTTCTAGTATTAGTGCTAACTTAGTAGATCATTATGGATCATAGAAAGATTCCTATACTGGTAAAGGATGTACTATATAGGCTCCATTAGATACTAAAGATTTTAATAGGTGTACTATTATTCGTATCTTCTATAAAGATAACAATTCTACTCCTACTTATTCTATAGCAGATGATATAGAAATAGATACAGACAAGAATGTAATAAGTTATACAGATACAGGCAGTAATTAGCTTAGTGTTATGACTCAAGAAGAATTTAACGCCTTTACTAGTTATGCTTTTATTTGTAACAGTATTACTTCTGTATAGAACAGATTATTTGCTTCTAATATTACAGAAACCTCTTGGGTTCCTATGATAGAAGATAATGGTAAGCTAGTAGAGTATGATGCTAGAGCATATAGAGCAAATAAGGATGGTAACGTTAGATTAGAAACTTCAGATCCGAATGATTATATGTACTTTGGAATTGAAGACTATGACACAATGCGTAAAGTTCCAGCGCATCACGATTGTATTAACCCTTATAATGCTAAGAGAGACATTAGTGGGCAGTTAACTATATTACCATACGTTTACGGTAAGGATGATAAACTAGGAGGTAACGGTCTTAATATAGAGTATAGTTTCGTATATACTGAATTAAAGGAAGACTTTATTTCTATTTTAAATGGCGGGTTAAGAAACAATGTAGGTATTAGCAATAGTTCGGAAACTGTAGAAAGTATGGACTTATATCATGTAGATCCAACAGATATATTTCTTAGCAAATAGGAACTAGCTACTACTAAGAAAATAAAGACTGCCACAAGATAGAAGAATTACGCTGATCCAGTAATATCTGCTTTATTTAGAAGTTATCAACGAGACGAGGTATATAGATTTGGTATAGTATTCTACAATAGTAAATCTATAGCATCACCAACATTATGGATAGGGGATATAAGATTTCCTAACATGGATACTTTTCCGGCATTTAATTAGGATATAAGTAATAATGTATTTTAGTCTATGCCTATAGGAGTTAGATTTACAGTAAAAAACTTCCCTATAGATGCTGTATCATATGAAATAGTTAGATGTGATCGTACTGAACAAGATAGAACAATTGTATCACAAGGAGTAATTACTTCATTACATAATTATAAGATAGTAGAAGATAGAGATAATGGTGAAGTTGGTAGAGGTACATCTAAAGATACGAATGAATACAGGCCTATGCCATTTTTGATGAACAAGCGTAGGCAAATGGTAATGGATCTTACTGGTTCTGTATTTAAAAGAACTAGTACTATAGATACTAATGATATAATATCTGGGTATTGGAGATTTATATCTCCTGAGGTTTGTTTTAATGGAGAGAAAGCGGAAGAAGTATTCAAAGATAATGTGTATCTTAAATAGGAAGGTCTTATTCATTCCTATTTTAGTACAGCAGAAGTAGATACAACCACTGGAGTAAATGTATAGAATTGGGTAGGAATGAATAATAGAAGTGTATATCCTCCTAATAACACAGTTGTAAATTCATCTGAATATAGAAAATGGACTAAAGTAGTCAATAAGGATGATAGCCAATCTGAAAATGCAGCTCAAGTATTTAAAATTCATAAAGATGATTTCTGTGGGGCTTACATACAAAAATTCTATTCTAAAGGATCTTCTATCTATAATTCAGCAGAATAGACTATTATAAATGCTAAACTTGCAAAAAATATACCTTATAATGTAACTAATAATGGTGGTGTAGCTCCTTATAAGATAAATATAGGTGACATTGCTTATACTAATTGGGCAACTAGTGAATTTTATAAAGCTGGAGATAGTGATAATGTTGTTACCTATGGTCCAGCTGGACCATGTATGATACTACAATCTTCTGAGTAGGATAAGCAAAGCATAGAAGGAGTTTCTGCTTACAGAGACTCTAATATGATGAATAATTGCGTTGTAACTGTAGTTAATGTTAAAAAAGCGATTATACCTTACAGTGGTAATACTTATTCATCTAGAACTAGTAATACTTATATACCTGTTGGAGCTTATGGTAATAAAGCTAATAATACAGTATATGCATTTGGTGGTGATACTTACTTAGGGATACTAGACTATCCGTGCCAGATGATATTTCAAAGGAATGATGTAAATGAATGGAATGAAAACAAGAGATACTTTGGAGCTTACATTCCTTTAGAAAGCACTATAAACCTAAAGTTATCTATGGGTGAAATGACTAATAGAACATACAATGCAGGTACAGGTGCAGTAGATTCTTTTATGCAATTAGAACCTACTCAAATGTAGCAATATCACTCCCAAAGTAAACCATATTATTTGTATAATGATGTTTATTCGGTAACTCCAGATGCTAAATTATTCAGTACTAGAGGTCTATACGATGAAGCTAATGTAAAATCAGCCAATAGAGTGTATGTATCACAGGCTAAAACTATCAATGAAAATATAGACAATTGGTCTGTATTTAAACCAGCTGATTTCATAGATGTAGATTATCAGTATGGAGAAATAACTAACATACGAGGTATATTTAATAGATTATACTTTTGGTAGAATAATGCATTTGGTATACTATCTGTAAATGAAAGATCACTAATACAAGATAACAATGTAGGACAACTAGTATTAGGTACTGGTGGAGTATTGGATAGATACGATTATTTGAGTACTCTAAATGGTACTAATGTAGTTAATGATAGAAGTATTGTTAACTCTAGTAATAGCATATATTGGTACGATTCTAATAAGAATGAAATATGTAAATCTACAGGAAGTGGAATAAGTATAATATCAAAAGATTGTAACGTGCAGTCTTATATGAATAACATGTATAATCAAAAGACTAAAGGAGCTAATTCATTGTATGATAAGAAATATGATGAAGTATGGTTCAGACTGTATAATAAGTCTTTGATATATAATGAAAAATTAAACGCATTTACATCTTTATATACATTTGATCCAGATTTTACGTTACATCTTACAGATAAAATTGTAACAACTAAGAATAATGAGTTCTATATCATTAATTCATTAGATATAGAAGGATTTGGTGATACTAGTAAAGACATTAGATTAAAGATAGTAGTAAACAAAGATCCTCAGTATACTAAAGTATTTGATAATATTCAGTTATAGGGAGACTTTATAGATCCAAATAATAAAATACTAACCAATGATATTCTTGATAGTATTAAATTAACTACTAAACACTAGGTAGCTAATAAAGACGGTTAGGATTTAGTATTTGACTATCGTGAAGATACTTATAGATTACCAGTTCCAAGACAGGATTCATTTGAAGAGGATGATAATATGTCATTCCCTGCTAGAATGAGAGGTAAATATATGATATGTGATTATAAATTTAAATCAGATAAGGATTATTCTTTTTAGATGCCTTAGATAACAACTACTTATAGATATTCTAGAATTTAATATGAAAAAGAATACAAAGAAAAGAAAGATATAGATTCCTGCTGCGTAGTTTGGTTTGCCGGTATCTTTAAGTAATATGTAGGAATTACAATCCTCTATATCTAGAGGTATTGCTCCTAATAATCCTAGCAACCTTATAGTTAAAAGTAACCCTACTAAGGTTGGTATAGGAAATATATCAGAAATAGCTTAGGCAATACCTGGAGCCATAAATACATTGACAAGTCCTTTCTAGACTTCTACTGCTACTACTGGTGGAGAGGCTACTATGCAATCTCTTACTGGTATAGCGGAAGGTGCAGGATCTGGAGCACAACTTGGTATGACTATAGGTGGACCTGTAGGTGGTTTAGTAGGTGGTATTGCTGGTGCAGCAGTTGGTCTTATTGGTAAGAAAGGAGAAGCAGCAGAAATGACTTCGTTTACTGACTTTGATGAAGGTACTCTGGGTACTGGCTTAAGAGGTGCATTTAGAAATAAGAAACTTAGAAGACGTAGAGCTGCTATAAGATTGAACGCATTTCAAAATAGAGAAGCTGTAGCTGGTACAGAGAGATTAGCTAATGAGTTTAATGAAGATAATACGGAGTTTGATACTGATGTATTTGAATACGGAGGTAAAGTTCCGTCATCATTGGCTTATGTAGATGATGGAGAACTAATACAGACTCCAGATGGTACAGTAAGTAAAGTACCAGAACAAGGACAACCTACAGATAGTAATTTAGTAAACTTACCTGAAGGAAGTAGAATATTAAGTAATACTTTGAAAGTACCAGGTACAAATAAAACCTTTGCAGAATTAGGTGATAAAGTAATGACTAGAAAGAAAAGTAAAGGAAAAGACATGTATGCTTAGAATGCAGATATGCTTAACGAGATGAATAACAAACTAATGCATGACAAATTATTTGCTATGCAAGAAAGTATTAAAGCTAAGAAAGGCATTAAGAATAAAACTAAAGAACTAGAAAGTTTTGCTAGAGGAGGTGATAATACCCCAGCTGGATATAATGCTGCTGGTTTTATGATAGATCCTAGATTTGCTGGTGAAATCAGTATGGGAGTAAATGCTCCTACACCAAGAGTTAGAGATACTTGGGGTATGAAAGGTGACATTACTGCTCCTTGGGATAATTACGGTAGAGTATCAGAAGTAGATGCTGGTAACTTGCCAGAAGTTACTATAAACGCTACTAGAAAAGCATCTCCTAAAGTAACTACTACTAACTATACTTCTAGAGTAATACCTAAAACTGCTAGAGTTACTGCTCCAGAGATAATTCCTAATTTGGATACTATAGATGAAAGTTTTGATGTGGATGCTACTCCAGAAGATATTAGAACTAGAACTATAACAGGTGCAACAGTACAACCTGTAATTACTGCTCCACAGTAGGAACCTGTAAGATTAGAAGGGCTAAGCAGTTTGGTTAGTGGAGCTGCCTCTTTAGCTCCTATAATGTCTAATTTGTTTACTAGTAGCTCAGAAGCAGTACCTGCTAATTACAACCCGTATGCTACAGCTATTACTAACACTATGGGTAGACGTAGATACAATATTGATCCGCTACTCAGAGATATAGAAACTAATAGAAATGTAGCCAATTATGCAGCTAGCCAATAGAGAACTAATACTGGTCAAGATATGGCGTTTAGATTGCAAAATGCTATTGCTACTAATAAAGCTATTGCTGCTGCTAGAGCTGCTGAAAGTAATGCAAATAATCAATATAAAGCGGAATATGCCAACGCAATGAATAACTTAGGACAGCAGTGGGTTCAAGCTACTAACTTAGCATCTGAACTTAATGCTCGTAATAGAGCTACTGCTAGAAATATTCGCAGAACAGGTTTAGGTCAATTAAGTCAGTGGGCTCAAAATAGAGAATTAATGAGCAATCAAAGAAGTAGAGATAATGCTATGCTTAAATTATACGATCCATTTTTGCAAGCTGGTTTTACTTCTGCTGATATGAGTCAATTTAAAAAATGGTTAAATAAGGGAGGAAATAGATAATGACAGCTAATAGATATGATTAGGCTGCTGAAGCCCCTATATTAAACACATACGTTCCTATTAACTTTGGGGAACTATACAGAATAGGAGCTACATAGAAAGCAGCAGTAGATGAAGCAGCTAAACAATTTAGTACAGCATTACAGAAGTTTGGGGAATTTCGTTCCCCATCTGCTGTAGATACACAGAACTGGTATAATTTAACTATTAATAGAAAGGATGTACAGGATGCCATTAGTCAGATAGCTCAGAATCCCGATGCTATGAAAGATGCTTCCTTTAGAGCTAATCTACAGTCTTTAATTAATAGTACCAATTATTCATCTTTGTCCTTACTTAAGGAAAGTGCTGATAATTTAAGAGCTGGATTAGAGATGAGAGCTAAAATGGAAGCTGAAGGAAAATATAAAGAAGGATGGGATGATTCTAATATTACTCAGTATGATACACTAGGTAATAAAAGAGTATTTAGTGATATTACTCCTGTTAGATACATGACAGCTGATGAGCTATCTAATCCTTACTTTAGTAATCTTAAGCCTAGTAGTTTAGGCTCTGTATGGAAAGATGGAGTTAAGTATAACAGAGCTGGCATAACATATGATACATTATATGATATAGCAAATGCTAGATTTAATGATTTGGTAAGTACTCCACAGGGACAGAAATATTATAAAGAAGCTTTGCAAGCTACGGGTGGTAATGAAGCTGCTGCTAGAGAGGCATTTGTAGGAATGATTGCAGATTCTCAAAGAGATAGAATAGTAAACCAAGATACTGTCGATCCATTGTGGTTAATACAAGCTAAGCATGCTGCAAGCAGAACTGGTAAAGATGAAATAATTAGACCTAATCCTACCAGATTAGACTTTTTAAATGAATCTATTACCAGAAGCGTGCAATCTAGAATTGGTTCTAGATTTGATCAATATAGAAACTATATAGAAGGTTTAATAAGTAAATATCCAAATACTAAAATAGCTCAAGATGCTAAGAAAGGAGTTCAGAATATTGATAATATGATGAGCTCGTACATGCAACTTAATCAAGCTGCAATGCAGTATTCCAATGCTTACAGAGCTACTGGTAATGATAATGATTTGATAGTAGCTAGAAGTGCATCAGATGCAGCCGATAGATTACAAGCTCAAATGATAGGATTAGCTAACAAGCATATACTTAGAGATGAATTTCAAAAGACATCCGGTTTCTCTCCTATATCAGTAAGCGGTAACAAAGAATATTCTAAACAAGGATATTTAAAAGGAGTAAATTCTGCTCTAGATATGATTAAAGGTAATGTTAGCTTACTTGAGAGTGACGATTTATTAACTGGTATAGGTGGTTCACAACAAGAAATAAAAGATGAAAATGGAACCACAAAGAATGTATATCAGTTTAATGATTCTAGAGGATTCTTATTACCAGAAACAGTATTCCAAATTGCTTCTGAAACTACCCCTAGAAAAGCAGAAAGAGTGGCTGGTTTTGGTAGAGACACAAGCTTCCCATTAAAGGAAGTACTTGAATCAGGTAATTTATCTGATGTACAGTTCTTACCTGAAGGCAAAATGGTTAAAGTAGGACCTGGAACATTTGCATTATCTGGTAAAATAAGAATACCTAAAGAAAGAATAGAACAAGCATTAGGTACAGGTCTTTGGAGCGATAAAGGTTTAACACAAGGATTTGCAGATAACTTAGTAGCTCCGTTTGGTAGACAGAGTACTAGAACTGCATTAAAAGACTTATATAAAGCTTCAGAAGTTACAGAAGTAGTTGGAGAAGATGGTCATGAATATTTTGAGATGGATATATTCAAAGCATTACCAAGTACTAACAATGCTCCAGAATTCTGGCAAAGAGTAAATCAAAGATGGCAAGGTGGTTCACCTACAGGTATAGGCGGTACTACTCAAGCTAAGGAAGAATATGGAACTTCTGCATTACAAACATTAGGAATGTATAATTGATAATTATGAAGAGAAAAGTATACGATACATCATTAATAGATAGTATAAGATAGAGAACAGCTTTATATGATGCTTACTAGGCTCCTAAAGCTAATATAGAAGAATATTTCCATACTATGGAGAACCCCTCTTATGAGGGGGCTCCTGATGATTTTGGAGTTACAGATTGGGTATCTAATGCATTTAATGATTGGAACCTTAAAAGAAATGAGGTTATTAGAGATAGTGCATTAGGTGACTATGTAATGGCAGATTAGGATTATAATACAATTCTGAATGCCAAAAACTATATCCAAGCTGTACGTGATATTAACACTATACTTCCTCAATTAAGACAAGATCCTACTAATAAAGATTTAAAACAGTAGGTAAAGTTACTGTCTGATACTATTCTCAATAACAAAGAAGCTTACAATAACATATTAAATGATAAGTTGAATGACTCTTCTTTAAATACAAAGCTGAAAACCGATTTCATTAACGGAAATTGGAATTCAGCTTTAAGTGAAATAGATCGTCAGACAACAGAACAGATAGATAAAGCTACAGGATCTTATTCAGATCCTAATACTTTATATGCTAGGAAGAGTCAAGCTTTAGTTTAGGCAGATATTGCACAGAATAATGCTGATGAGTACAACAGTAAGTTAACTTCTGACTATTATCGTAGAAAATCACAACAACCTGGTATGGATCTTACTGATATAGATACATATTTGTTTAAGATACCAGGATTAATGGGCTCATCAGCTGCTACTATTACCAATGATATACTTACTACTGGTACTACTTATGCAGCAACATCAATAGGTTCTAGTTTTGGTCCTATAGGTACAGCTGTAGGTATGACCGTTGGAGCAGGTGCAGCTATAGTAGGTAATCTATTCAGTAGAGAAAGGGAATCCAAAGGAGAAGTATATAGTAACTATAAGACATCAGTACTTAATCAGATTGATAAAAGTGGTATTTCTAAACAGTTATTAAAGGATGCCAAAGCAGAAATGCAAAGAATGGGTTCTTATACTCAAGAATAGATAGATAATGATGATTACGTATACGATCAATTACTTACTAATCAAGTAAAAGTAAACAACGTTAAGTTCGATAAAATTCGGCTTAACAACTTTGAAGGTATGAAGTCTCTTTATACTGATAATATGGCTTTGTCTGCTTGGGATGCTACACAGACTATGCTGGAAGTTATACCATTGGGTAAGATGGCTAAAAGTGTACGTGGTTTAAAAACTATAGCTGAAAAGTATGATAAAGGTAAAGGCTTCTTAAAAGGAGAATTTGCAAAGCGTATAGATGACGTAGCTAGCTTTGGTATAGATAGTGTAGATAAACTTCCTAAAATAACTAAACGTAAAGCCGTATTGGATTTAGGAGGTAGAATTCTTATATCTTCTGCTATGGAAGGTGCAGAAGAAGGCACTCAATATATGAAAGGTCAGGACTACATTGACAGACACTTTGAAGAAAATCCTAATTTGGCAAAGAGTTTTATTAAGAACATAGGATCTGGAGCAAGATCTATATTTGCAGCAATTACCCCTTGGGATTCTGTATATTCAGACGATGCAGAATTTATGGAAAACTTTAAAGGTGGGGCATTGCTTGGTGGTCTAATGACTGGTGGGATAGGTGCTGCTACTTCTTACTTACAAACTAGAGACCAATTACAAGCAGATAAACTATTATCAGCTTTATATGCTGAAAAACTAGATCAAAAGGATAGAGTAAGAAAAGACATAGTATATGCAGAAATGGCTGCAAATAATAAGTGGAATAACTTAATGCAATCATTCGATAATCTTCAATCTGCCAACATTGACGGTCTTACTCAAGAAGATATAGAGACTGAAAGAAATAATGCCAACAGAGTAAGAAACATAGCTACATCTGAATCTGCATTAAAACAAGCTGAAGCATTGGGTATAGAACCAAATACTGATGATTATAATATACTTATTGCACTAAAGGATCATTATGACAAACTAGTTGAAGAATCTGATAAAAATTTTGCAACAGCAAATAACAAACTGTAGAGTATATTAAACGGAGAAGAGGTAAATAAGCAAATTGAAAGAGTAATAGCTAAACTATCTGATGAACAACGCTCACAGATAAGTGTAGAAGATATAAGAAGTGCTATATCTCTGTACTCTGAATTATCAGTTTATGATCAACTAATAAGCGACTATAAGCAAAATAGTACTAAACTTAACGAACTTGAAAAAAATACCAATTTACGTACATCTAAAGCCGATGTTATACACTTTAGAAACCTATTGAATACAGATAGAGAGTCTTTATTCAATAGCTATACTGAACTCAAAAAGGTATTAAATCAGTTTGATTTAACTGAAACTGACTTTCAAGTTCCCTCTATACATCAGGATTTAGCTGATGCTCAAGAACAAGTTATATTGACTTCTTTGGATCAAGCTAGAGCTCGTGAAGAGAACAATCTAATGTCTTCAGATGATAAGAAATCTATAATGGCTAAGATTAATAAATGGAAAGACTCTGAAGCCAAAGAAGATGATTTTGTACAAGATATAGAAGACTTATACTCTGGTAGAACACAAGAGAAGGCGGTTGAAGAAGGAGAAGAAGTTACTCCAGAACCTATTACTACTTCTGTTCCTGTTTCTGATGAAACAAAAACAGTAGAAGAACCTATAGCAGAAGTATCTACTCCTACTAGCACTCCTATTTAGGAAACAGAAACAGAACAGATAGATGAAAAATTGCTTAAAACAGCATATTCTGACTTTATAAGTTCTGGTGAATGGAAAATATCGCAGAACTTACAAGGTAAAGAAAAAGCTAGAGCTGAAGAGTTGAAACTTCTAGCCCAAGAAGCTAGAGAAGAAATAGCTTAGAGAGAACAACAGAACATATAGAATAAAGAGAAAGAAGTTCAAAAGCCTATTACTGTTCCTAGTGAAACTCCCGCTCCTGTATCTCCTGTTGAAGAAGCTCCTAAGACAGAACCATTAACTATAGAGGACGTACCAACTCTTAGCGACATACTTGGTGGATGGCTTGGTGATGAAGCTAAGCAAGCTTTAGAAACTCCTAATTAGGTTATTAAGGAGCAACAAGTTACAGAGGATACTGAAACTGAACCCAGACAATTAGAAGAGCTAACTTATGACTCTAGATTAGATCCATATTCTCACGAATTGAACTACAGACTTACTGATTCTAAGCAGAATGAGCAAGGACAATGGATTAGAGTACCTAAGAAATTCCAAGGTATGGAGCAGTATCTGAATAATGAAGAATTCTCTGAGGTATCTGGACAACCCGACTTTATCAAAGAAGTAACTAAGAACGGAGTACGTATAGTAGTAAGACCTTATACTAAAGGTGATGGTACTACTACAGATGCCATATATGCTTTATTTAACTACAAAGGTAAAGAATATGTGGCCAGCATTAAGACTGTAGAAGGACTGTATGCTAGAGGAAATAGAGCTTTCAATAGATTACCATTTAATGATCAATAGCTAATTGTAAATAATCTCAGTGCTTTACGTAATAAAGTACTAGAGTTGAATAAACAAGTATAGTCTAATCCTAACCTAGAGATAGTACCTACTACCATAAGAAAAACCAATGGTAGAATTGTAAATCTTAAAAATGAAGATGGTAGCCCCAAGAATAGAAATCTTACTGAATCTTCTTGGTTAACTGTTAAAGATCCGTATGAAATTAATTCTGAAAATACTTAGATAGGTATTACTACAGGTGGTTTAGGTGGTAATGTAATTCGCTTTAAGAACCAAGTAATATCTGCTAAAGGTTTCCCTATGGGCAAACCAGTATGGATGATTAAGACTTCTAGAGATGACGGAAGTTCATCTCAAATAGGTGTAGTACTAAATTATGGTAACTTTAAAGATAAACCAGAAGTAGCCGATCTTATAATCAATTTAGTTACTTCTAAAGATCAATTCTATACGGATGCAAATGGTACAGTTACTAATATTACACCACAAAATGTACTACAGTTCTTAGTAAACTTTGGTCCTCAAACAGCTACTAACCCTAATGATACTAGACTATCTCCAGAGCAAGTAAGAGCTAAAATGGCTAAGTAGTTCTATCTTACTGAAGATAATCAATTAGTAGTAGGTCAACAAGTATATAACTTAAATGATATAACTACTGTACCAGAAATTAGAGAAAGACTGAAGAATTATATAATAGATAATTTCCATTGGAATATTGATGAATCGGGTTTAAGTTCTAATTATCTAGGTGGTGATTTACAGTCCCAAGTAAAGGATCCTAAACTATATCCTTTGGCTTTATTCTTAAAGAACAATAATGTAGATAAGATCACATTAATACCGAATGTTTTAGAGTTTACTAATAAAGATTTTGGTATTACTAAAGATAGTAATGGTAATAAGTAGGTAGACTCTAGCCATCCTAATGGCATTAGTGTACTTGGTTGGTATATAAAGCAAGGTATATTACTCACAGATATAGCTGATACTTTACAAGATGCTAACATTTACATTGACGATGTAATGTTAGTAGATAAGACAGCATAGCGTAAAATAGAGCAGTCTCAGCAAAAAGTTCAGGAAGAAACTAAAAGAGGTAGTATTACTCTACCAGATGAAACAGGTAAGCAAACTACTATAGATTTGGATGAAATATTTTCTATATTAGACGGTAAAGGTAGAAAAGGTCCTAATATGGAAGTAACCGAAAAGGAAGTATCTGAATTGGCTATCAATAGCTAGAATAGAATGAATTCTGAATAGGCTAAAGAGTGGATACAATCTACTTTAGGTATTACTCCAGAAATAGTTTCTTCTGTCATAGATGTTACAGAGGCTGGTAATATTGTAGTAGGTAGAGTAACCGAAGATTCTATAAAGATCTCAGAGTAGGCTCCAGAAGGTGTTCAATATCACGAGGCATGGCATAGAGTATCTCAATTGTTAATTGATCCTAAACATAGAAACAGAATTTACAAAAAGTATAGAGATCAAGGATTAACTGATAAGCAAATTGATGAAAAATTAGCTGATCAGTTTAAAGACTTCATGCTAAACGAATCAGGCAATTACAGATTTGATACTAAAAACTGGTTCAGAAGAATATATGACTTTATTAAGTTATGGATTAGAACTGGTCAATATGGATTAGCTAAGATATATTCAGCTATTAACAGAGGTAAGTATTATGGATTGAAGCCAAGTACTGAAAATGTAGCTAGATTCAGAGAAATATACAAAGGTGAAGGAGCTAACATGGAAGTATCTGGATATAAATTTAAACATATTCAGACGGTTAAGCAATTGAATGACATTATAAACAGTTTAACATATGCTTTCTTCCAAGTATCATTTACTGATGGTAAGACAATAAACTACTCTGATTTATCTAAGGAAGCTCCTAAGTTTGATAGACTTAAACTTATACTTCAGGCACAAGCTTATAAGTATCCTTCTGATGTTATCAATGAAGTAGTAGAGAAATTTGATTCTATTATCCTACCAATGCTTACTGTTAAGCTAAAATAGTTAGGAATTAGAGCAGTAGATAGAAATGAAAACGATACTATTTCTAATATAGAAGAAGGTACAGAAGGAGTAAATATAGGCCAACATACTGTAGAAGGTATGAATATATCTATTAGAGATAATGCTCCTGCTGAAGTTAAATTCTTCTTCCAAACTATTCCAGCATATGAAATAGGTAAAGATGGCACTCCTCAAACTAAATTCGACGAGTATACTCATTTCCCTAGTTTCGTAGATCCTAATATAGCTTGGACAAACATATTAAAAGATCTATCTGGCTGTAGAACTATATCCAACATCATAGATAAAGTACAATTCTTTGCCAAGAATGGTGATACTTTCTATCAAGCTTTATTACTTAGATTGACTACTTTAGTAAAGAACTCCCTAAGTGCTGATACTAATGTGGCTACTCAAGCTGAAGCAATGCTTACCAGAATAGAGACTGTTATTACATCTGATATTAATAACTACATTACAGTAAAGATTAGTGAAGATGCCGAAACAGGATTTACTAGAATGGAACTAAAGGATAATACTATAGATGTAAAAGCAGCTAATTATCCTAGAGTATGGTCACAATACTTATTTAATAATTCTGGTATATTTAAGTACAATGAAAGTGGAGCAATTGTAGCAACAGATAATGCTAAGCAAACCTTACGTGTTATAATAGATAATTTCAACAGAATTAGAAATGCATTTACTAACAATAAAGGTTTGTTAAGAATAGGAGATAACAATATAGATTTACACGAAGCGTCTAATCAAGAGTATCTGAAAGATATTATTATTCGTATGATGAATTCTGTTGGTATAGGAATAGATAAACCTACTCTTAACAGAATGTTGCTATCTGGAGATTACGGTAATCCTAGATTAGACCAATATACTCTATTAAATTCATTCTTGGTAAACAGAATTAAATTTGGTGGTGTTCCTAGATTAGTAGAAACATTAGAGAACATTAAGAATTCTATTAATAAAGATAATACTATTAGTCCTATAAAGGTAGCAGAAGAGTCGTTACAACCTACTCAAATATGGAATACATCTGGATTTATCAAAGAAATTGCTAATTACTATGCCTATCAACACGCTACTGATAAAAGCTTAAGTAGTTATGGTCCAGATGGTAATAGTTATTATATGGTATCTCAAAATAACTTTGCTAAAGATAGACTTAATGAAATAGTAAATGATAAAGATACATTTGATAACTTAAATTCCGTAGTATATAATGGCAATTCAATAATACTTAATTCTGTAAAGAATGGTAATAAAGATCTGTCTGTCGAAACTCTTATAAACTTCAAAGATACTACTTCGCAAGATGTTGGTAGAGATTACTTTGGAATTACTGATAGAGAGGACTATTTAGCTAAAATGGTAGCCGTATTTAATGATAGAATCATATTCCCTACTGTAGCAGATAAAAAGACTTATCACTTCATTAAAGGTATAAGATTGCCCCATGAAAGAATAAACTTTAATGTTACTCCGCAAGGTGCTTATATCAAATATGGAGAACAAAGTATGGACACTTTGCTTGGGTATTGCTATGACGAATTAAATCAAATAGAGCTTTGTTTAAGACAAATAGATGACGATCCAACTCATTATGATGAAAAGACCGGTTTACATTACAATGACGATGGTACTGTCAATAATGATTGGTTAGAACCTTCTAGAAGAATAAAGAACTTCCATACTCCTAACAAAGTAAGTTGGAAAGATAAGAATGGTAAAAAACACTCTAAGAAGTTAGAAGGAAACGGAGCTAGATTCTTATTATTAACTGGTATTAATACATCTAAAGGGTTCATTAGTTTTAATGATCCTATGAAATCAGCTAAAGAAAATCTTCAAACAGCTAAAGACTATTTCTTTAACTTATCTAAAGACACGTAGAAGGCATTTTTAAGCTCTCTAATCAATCAACGTGTTAAACAGGAGATAGCTACAGCTAAAGAATTAGGATTGATTGAAGGTAACGAAAACAACGATATATGGAGTTTGCGTAACAAACTACTTGACGATATCGAATTAAATAATAGAAAATCTTTCTATAGCCAACTTGATCCTACTAATGCTGAAGGTTATGCCATATTTGATATGCTAGCTGACTATACTATTAATAGTATAATATCAATTAATGAAGTTGAAAAACTATTTAGTGGCGCTCCTGCATACTATAAAGTAAAATATGATGAACACGGACCTGTAGACGTATCTATTGATAAAATTAAACGTCTTGGTTCTCTTACTTCTACTGGTTTGAATAACAGACTAGATTTCTTTAATGATCCAATTAGAGACGAATATGTAGTCGCTGAATTAAAAGACCATGAAATAATGGACAAGCAATATTACATATATGAAGGGTTATTTACTAGAGGTAACATTAAAGAAACTATTCAAGAACTAGAAGGTGAAGATGCTTGGAATGAAGTAAAAGACTTAAGTATTCAGGAAATTGAAAAAATCTATCCAGAGTCAGTTAAGATAGCTAAACAAGCCGCTAAAGCAGAAGTAGAAGGTTATAAAGGAGGAATAAATGTAGCAGATGCTGCTGTATATATTAGTCCTAATATGACCAGAGATCTACTTAGAATGCGTGGAGTATGGTCTCCTGAAATAAAGAAAGCATTTGATATACTTACTAATGAAGATACAGCTGATTTATGGGATTCTGATCCTAAATTGTATGCTGAAGCTAATAAAGTCATATTAAATGCTATGAAGTACATGGCATTTGGCACTAGATTCAATGAAATACCTGGATTAGGTATACCCTACTTCAATAAGATGGCATTGTTCCCATTATTTAAGAGTATAGCTACTGGTGATATAAAGGCACTGTATGATAGAATGATAGATCCTAGTAAACCAGTAGATATGGTTCTATTTGATTCTGCTGTTAAAGCTGGTTCTAGATCTCCTATGAAGTTCTATAGAGTAGCTAAAGACAGTGAAATAGAACTAAGAGATGGGCAAACTATTCTCAGTGCTAAAGTTACTGATGAGTTAATTAATGAAGAAGGAAATACTTTGAATGATTTCAATAACTTGGTTACTTATACTCAGAAGTTTAAATACTTGAGACAACAGTTAGAAACTAATCCTCATACACATGAAGAACAGATGGCTGGTACTCAATTTATGAAAGTAAATCTATCCAATCTTCGTATGGATGATTTATATGGCATTGAGGGTAGACAAGTAACTGGTAGAGAAATCAAAGATACTATCATGAACGCATTGAATAAATTATCTGATATGGGTGTTAAAGACTTAGAAGATGAATTATTTAACAAAGATGGTAGTGTTAATATACCTAAACTAGCTAAAATGCTAGAAGATGATGCTAGAGAATCGGATGCTAATGACAACGTATTATCTGGTCTTAAAACAGCTAATAACAAGTTTATAATTCCTTTATCTTCTCTATCTGATAACAAGTGGTTGGAAAGTAGATTTATTTCTATGATCAACAAACAAGTTATTGATGTTCATATACCAGGTGGAGCCTTTATTCAAAGATCTACTTTAGGTCTAGAGGCTACTTCTACTAAAGTAATAACACCTAATATGATAAATGACGGTAGAGTGCTCAAGTCTATTAACGAAGAAGGGTCAATGGATTCAGTAGTAAGTATAAACTTATTTAAGTACTTTATACCTAATTACGATAAACTTACATTTAGAGAAGCTAGACAATGGCTTATTGACCATGAAATTATTGGTGATAAAGCTACAGCTAACGCTATTGGTTATCGTATTCCTACTCAGTCTATTGCATCTATATCTCCATTACGTTTTGTAGATGTATTCCCTGAAATAATGGGTGATACTATTATGCTTCCTGAAGACTTTACTAAGCTTACTGGTTCTGACTTCGATATTGATAAATTGTATGTAGCTAGATTTAGTTATAACAATAAAGGAGTTAAAATTACTAAAGGTAATGCTCTTAAATATGAAGACGTACGTAGTTCTATAAAGAATGAAATGCTTGATGCTTATATGAAAGTGTTACTTACTAAAGATAATACTAATTCACTTAAGTTATCTATTGATAATGCTACAGAGAATGTTAAGGAAGTACTTAGAGATATTGAAGGACCTAGTAGCTATCATCCTACTCCGTTTGAAGTGTACTCTCCTACTTACCAAGAAGCTAGAAAAGCCGAATATACTGGTGGTAAAGCAGGTATTGGGCCTTTTGCATTGAATAATGCTCATCATATTCTTACTCAACTTACTAAACTTAGTATGGTTAGAAATGAGTTCACTAGTACTCTAGATATATGGGATATAGGTGGTATATACGATACTCCTGTAAATGGTATGAAAAAAGGTGGTAGAATACTCGACTGGCTGTCTGCTATGATTAACGGTTTCGTAGATATTGCCAAAGACCCGTATATTGTAAGATTGAATGTTAATTCATGGACATACAACATGGTTTCTTTCTTATTACGTACTGGTAAAGGTAAGTAGACATTCTACTTTGTTGCTCAGCCTATTCTTAAAGAGATGGCAGAAGCTGTAATAAAGACTAAAGGTAAGTATGGTATAGATAGAACTAAGACTCCTACTCAGTTGGAAAATGAAGCAATTGAATCAGTACTTGATAAATATGATCCTACTAAGAAATATAGGAAAAAATATGAATTTATAAATGGTAATGAAAATTCAAGAGCTAACGAATATCGAGACTTGTTTAGTACATATCAGAAAGAAAATGGTGAATATACATCTAGAACAAGAGAGTTGCTTAAACTAGATAAAGAAGAAATAAGTAACTTTAATGAAGAATAGGTTCGCATATACTATGCTTGGAGAGCGTTGAAACCATACGCTGATTCATTAGCTAATCTTGTTAAATACTCTAAAGTAGATACTAAGAAAACTGGTAAAACATTTGCTGAACAACAGACATACTACAATGGCATGTGGGCAATGACAGAAGATGTCAACTTTGCAAATGGTGAAATTGAAAGATTCTATAAGGATACTTTCATTGCTAAGAAAACTGAAAACAGTATTCCATTTGGTACTTCTATATTCAAGAATCTATTACTTAGAAATACCGATACTTTCTTAAGTAAGAAAGACATAATGTTATCATTACTCGGTAGAAAAAATAACGCTGATTCTAAACTGTTAAATGCTCTTATTTCAGGAATGGAAGCTCAGATTAAGAGTGGGTTTTTCAATCAGTTCATATATCAGAATGGTATAGACATTAATGGTATGTTTACTGGGAAAATGTCAATGGCTAAACGTATTAATAATTTTAAACATGAAATATTGAAAGGTAATCCTAAATTGAGTAGATTCTTAAACAATGATGGCACTATTAACAATGATTTCATAAATTATTTGATACCCAATATAGATTATAATGGATTAGATTTCATTGATACTTCATCCTTATTGGATTCTGATCAGTCACAAGCTAATAATCTGATAAATTACTGGAGAGAATTATTAGAAGATCCAGAACCTAAGGTAAGTCAATTATTTAAGGATTTAGTAGTGTATGCATTTATTACATCTGGAGATAATCCTACTATGAATTCATTCTTCCAATATGTTCCCAATAGTTATAAAATGTCAATAGGTTATACAGATTATATTCAGACTAAATTAGATGAACTATCTAATGGAGTTGATCAATCTATAGTAAGAGACGACTTGTTCTTAAATAATTGGTAGAATGACAAACTAGTAAAACCAGTAGACTTATATAACAAGAAGGGAGCTAAATTATATTCTATATCGTTAAATGATTAGTCTGTGGTTCCTAATATTATAATGGGAGAAAGACAGGATAAAACAGATAAACCTGCTATTAGACCTAGCAATTGGTTATCAATGACTTATGTTAATGCTGAGGGCAAACTAATAGAAGGCAAATTCCCTATATTCTATCCTTATATTAAAATAAATGATGGTTTAGGTCATACTCCAGCTAATTATCACGTGTATTCTCTCATAGGTTATAAACAAGCTGTTGATCCAGATACTAAACGTTTGAACTATATACCTATTTATGGATTGGTATCTAAGAAAGGATACAAATATAGAGGTCACACTGTAGTAGAATATGGTAAGGAATCTCAATTTGATTTTAATAAAGAAAGTGTGTGGGATTACACAGAAGCTTTACAAAATCAGGAAGCATTAGCTGATATGGCAGATGATTATAGCAAACCTAACTGGTAGAATTCTGATATTCATTTGATTACAGACCTTCCTCCCTATTAGAATATGAACTATGCCAAAGAGCAATAGGATATGGTATTTGAATGGGAGCAAGACGATAAAGATGAAAGTGAACAAGATGTTGTACTTAGTGAAGCTGACGAAAGTAAAGACAGCGATTCTAAAAACATTCTTTAGTTAGAGGCTGATCTTTTGTATAAAATGAGGGAATACTTAACTGAATTAAGCAAGGATAACGCAGATTTAGCATCTAAAATAGATGCCAAAATAGAAGAATTTACTCAATTATTACGTAAAGAAAATCCAACTACTCCAGAAGAAGTGGAAGGTTTGATTAACAAATTTATATGTAATTTATAATATGAATAAATATTGTCCAAATAAAAATCTTCCTGAATGGAAGGAGTTAGTAGAGGTAGTAGGTGAAAATAAAGCCTACTACCTTTGGGATTAGAATAAAGGCAATGGATTAGATAAAGCTCCTAATGGAGAGGATTCTAAGCTGTTTTCAGATCTTTTAAGCTAGTTTGATAATAATCGTGAACAAGCCATTAAAGCAAAGGCAGAAACCTTTACAGAAGCTTTTAAAACACAATTATCAGATGAATTATCTAAACAAGTAGATGAAAATGGTGAGCTGTTAATTGAAGCTTACAATAAAAGAAATGAAATTAAATAGGCTACTTCTAATACTTTATTGGAATAGTTAGGAGAATTTGCAGATACTGTAGATGTAGTAAACTTCTTTATTAATCACGATGAAGTAAAGCCTCAAACTAAAGAACTTCTTAAGAAATTAAATAAAGTCAATAGACCCTTTATTATACGTAAAGGCTATAAAAAAGGAGTTAGAGCTGAAGCCGGAGCTGCTTTATATTTATATTCAGATATAATTAAATCTTCATCTGTATAGTTAAATGCTGAGGATGTTGCCCACGAAATGTTACATATTTATTTACGCAAAGAATATGAAACTAATGAGCAATTTAAAGAATTACTTGACGAATTACAAATTGAATATAGAAAGAAATTAGGAAGTGTGTTCTATGGTTTAGGTAAAGATTAGTAGAGCGATGAGTTTTTAAATGAAGTACTATCAAACACATCATTTCGCGCTCATTTAAAATTAACTGATAAAAGTAAATTCTAGAGACTGTGGATATTTATAAAAGGTATAATAAATAGACTAATTAACGGTAAAAAAATTATTGTTTATTCTAATTTACCTGAAAATATATCTAATTTACAAGATTATGCCATGTCCTTGCTTGATAAAGTTAATCAAGGAGAAATAAGTATATATCCAATTGATTATTTCAATGAAGAGCATAGTGGCAAAACATTTAGCAAATTAGATAATAATCAACAGAAATAGATAGATAAACTATATGATAAGATACAGAAAGGATTAAAAGACAGATTAAATGCGATTAAGCATTATAATGTGAAGAATCCTAAAGTATGGAATCAAATATCTACAGTAATATCTCAATTATCTAGATCTGAAACAGAACAAGGAATACTACAATTTGTTCAACATGTCAATGATACTATAGGAGTTAGTATAAAGTTCTTATCTAAGCCAATAGAATAGATTAATGCTAAACAAATTAGATAGTTGTCTAATGACTATTTAGGATTCTACAAACCTCTTATTGATCAAATCCAATATGCAGTAGATACTACTGATATATTTAAAGAATTACCCGACTATGCTACGATAAAGTAGAATATAGCAGATATAGCACAGCAATTAACGGTAATTAATAATAGATTTACTAATATTCTTAAAGAAAAAGGCTATCAGTTCTTACAAGAATATTTACAATCTAGAGCTGTACCACAAGATTATATAGATAAGACTATAGCTTGGCTTGATGATCCAAAACATGATACTAGTATATTTATGAATTGGTTTGGAATGGCTACCAATAGTGATAATATGGTGTTACAGACTATAGCTAACATGCTCTAGAATACTGTAAATAAAACAGATAGAGATACTTTAGAAGTAGGTACTGAGCTAGTAAAATAGCTGAATGTAGCTAAAGAAAAATACGGTAACGATGTACAGAAATTGTTATATGAAAAATATGATGACGGTACTTATACTGGTTTAAGAGTATCTCCCATTAATAAAGGTCAATTTAAGAGAGATCAGAAAGAATACTTGAGTAATCTAGCCAGTAAGCTTAATATCCAGAAAGATGAGCATGATCAATACGTAATGCCTAATGATGAAAATACTCAAAGAAAATGGTTTGAAGGAGTTAACAAATTCTACTCTGAAAAAGCTAATAGAAAGTATAAACCTGAGTATTATACTACTAGGAATAGAATGCTTTCTATGAAAACCAGGGATGCTATAAATGAGATTAATAATTATATCAATACTATAGTAGATCCAATTACAGTAGATGGAGTAGAATACGTTAATCTTTTAACCGAATCAGAATATAACGCTTTACTTAGTCTACGTAAATAGAAACAGTTATTATCTAATAGATATAATCTTGACGGCAGTATAAAAACAGGAGATGATTTAATTATAGCTAACGAGTTATCAGCTTTCAATGAAGTAGTACAGCAACATGTAAAATATAAGACTGATAAAGAAAGCTATAACAGAGATAGAGCAAAAATAGTAGCTAAATATGGCGAAGGATCAGCTCAATTAGCTTTGTGGGAATCAAGAAATCTAAGAAAGCAATATAATCAATAGTTCTATGACGATCTAGATAGTTTAGGTAAAGTAGAACAAACTGAGGAATATAAAGAAGCTATTAAAAAGCGTAGAGAATTTCAATAGTTATTTAAAGATCCTCATACTGGTAAAATTGATTCAAATTTGATGTCTGATTCTGAAAAAGAATCTCTATTAAAGCTTGATAATGATATAGCCAGATTATATACTTGGGCTGAAACAAATATGACTGATAAAAAATTCAGTGATATAGCAGAAGTAGTTCCAACTGAATAGTATTATAAAGATAGTGAAAATGCTAGATAGTCTGGTACAGAAGCATATAATGACTGGTTTAATAAAAATCATTATGAAGACGGTAGAGGTAAGATGCATCCTGCTTCTTATTATACAGAATTAAAACCTAAAGATGAGTTATTAGAAAAGTATACGGAATACGTTCCTATGAGTAAATATTCTACTTTAGATCAACAATCGGATTGGTTTAATAAAGATTGGGATCCAGCTGGTCCTGCTATATAGCCTAATAAGAAGTATTATGACAATAGTAAAGCCTATAAAGAAGTAATGGATAAACCTGAATTAAAGAAGCTTTACGATAACCTATCTGATACTATGAAAAAGGCTAACGAGTATATATCTTTCTTAACATTTAGTGATGAAGATAAAATGCCTTAGATACCAGCTAGATTTATGTAGGTACTAGGTAGAAAGGATAATGTACTTAATGCTTTAAAGTATGTATTTGATGATATAGCTGTAACTAGAGTAGATGATACTGATTATGTAGAAGACTTTACTACAATGCCTAATGGAGATCCTATCAAAGTAATACCTACAAGATTTATAAATATGCTAGATGATACCAATGAGATATCTACTGATGCTGTTGCTTCAGTAATAGCTTACTACAATATGGCTACTAATTATAATAACATGGTAGAACAATAGGATGACGTTGAGCTTTTACTTAATCTTCTAAAGAACATACAGATTAGAACTAAAAAGGAATTAAAAACAGCAGGTTCAGCTAATGTATATAAACAAGCTTAGCTATTAGTTGATAGAATAATGTATGGTAGAAATAAGACTCCAATTACTATAAATGTATTAGACAAAGAAATCAATTTAGGTAAGACATTAGATATAATAAGAGGCTTTGTTACTAAAGTAAATCTATCAGGTAACTTATGGTCTATTGGAACTTCCTTCTTTACTGATGCTACTTATACTACATTAGAAGCTAAAATGGGTAGATTTTTTGATACCAATGACCTTAAATTTGCTTCTAGTGAATTTGCTAGACAATTACCTGATATAATGGCTAATATAGGTAATCCTATTCCTAAAGGTAAATTAGCTTACTTATTACAGTTAAATCAAGTAGTAAAAGATAATAGGGAAATATTTGATAGATTAGACTAGAGTTAGGTATTGAGAGCTATAAATCAGAACTTCTGGTTTGCTGGTTACAATCAATCAGATTATACTGTTAAGAGTCACACAGTAATAAGTATATATCATAGTTATAGATTTGTAGAAGAGGAAGGATTTATGACTAAACAACAATATATTAACAAATTTAACTCAGATAGTACTAAATTTGAACAACTATCTACAACTCTATATGATGTATTTACTGAAGACAAAGACGGTAATATAAAAGTATAGAGTAAATATAAATAGTTCGTTACAGATAAATTATAGAACGAAGTAAGAAATAGAATCAATATACTTTCTTAGAGAATTGATGGTACTTTAAGAGAAATAGATAAAGCGGCAGTACATGCTAATTCTATAGCTTCTTATATTGTTCTACATCGTAACTTTATGATATCTGCACTACATGATAGATTTAAAAGGAAACAATTTAATCTTGATTTAGGAGTAGAAGAAGAAGGTTATTATCGTTCTACTAGTAAGTTCTTGAAGAATGTTATAGGTCAAAGACATTTTGCTATGGCTTAGCTATTAGCTGACTATAATAATTTAAAAGATTATGAATAGTATGCAGTCAGAAGAGTATTAAATGAATTAGTACTAATTGCTGCTTCTACTACTGTCGCTCTTGCTATAGCTACTATTGTAGATGGAGATGATGAGTATGACACTTGGTTGAACTAGTCTATTACTTATCTTGCAATGCGTTCTGCATTTGAATTTAGAACTATGTATAATCCATTTGAATTTATTTCATTAATTAAGTCTCCTACAGCAGCTTTCAATTGGTTTGATAATGTATCTAGCTTTATTAATCTAATTAATCCTGCATCATATGTAGGTGATAGAACTCCATTTACTATTATAGATAGAGGACCGTATGAAGGACTACCTGTTATACTTAAGAATATAATTAAAGTTACTCCATTCAAGAGTATAATGGAAGCAACGGATCCAAAAGCAAAAAGAAATTATCTATAGAATTAGTTAATGAATTTCTAAAAGTTTCTATCTAAATTATCAATTCGTTAGATACAATGTAAAAAAAGAAGGCTGAGTAAATTAATACTCAGCCTATTTTGTTATGAGAGCTCATCCCACTCTTCATAACTATAATAATCTTCTTCAGGTAATTCAGCACTTATAGTATCACCAAATCTATAAGTACTTAGAAATAATCGTTGTGCTAATTCTGGAACAGGCACGTTTGTCCAAAATCTGTTTATTTCTAATGCAGCTTCTACATTATATGTTTTACCTGTAGATTGAAGATTATTAATATCTTTTTTATACTTAGGATTACTTAAACAATAAATGGTATAATGCTTATTATTTATAGTAATATATCTAGTATTATATAAAGAATCTAATTTCTTAAACTTTCTAAACCGTTCTATAGATTCTTTAGTATTTATGCTACTATCGTATACAAGAAAGACCTTTTCTTCTAAAAAAGGTCTATTCTTATCTGTAGTATATGCATTTATATAACCACTCTCTACAGTTAAATCATTCCATGTAAGATTATCATCTAGTAATGGAACTATATATATACTAACATCATTCAAGTTCTTCAGTACCATTTCCTTCGTAATAACTGCGAGTATGCTCCCAATTATTAGTCTGGTAATGATATGAAAGTTCTGATAATGCACTGATAATAGTATCTTTACGAGAGTCTAACTCTGTTTCATTAAACATGTTAAATACTCTTACTTCATAATTACTATTTGTCTGTATAGCTATAATGTATGCTTCACAATCATAATCTGAAATATCAATATCTTGATCTTTCATATACCATGTAATAGCTAACAAATAGTAAGCAATCTGTCTATAATAATCAAATTCTTCTACAGAATGTTTAAAGTTATAGACATCTGATGTTGTTTTTAAGTCAATTAGAATAATTTTCTTATTGACATGATCAAATATGCATCTATCAAGTAATGACTTACAAGGTGCATACCAGGTCTTATTTTCATCCATTTTAAGACTATCTGTCTTAATAGGAAATGTCCAGTTAATATGAAACTCATTATGAGATTCTACTCCTGGAGTGTCTGTTAGTAATTCATTTGCTTTCTTATGTTTTTCAATGTTAGACTTAATTGTCTTTAACATATTAAGATCTGCAAACGAAATTGCTTTTTTATTATTTTTCAAAGACTTTGACTTAATATATTCATCATATCTTAATGCAAAATCCTTAGCAATAGATAATTTAGCATCTTCAGATAATTTATTACTATAAGCCTTGTTATAAGAATCTAATAATAATTTATCATTATCTTCTAATGGATTAGTATCTTTAAATATAGAATACCAATCACAGAAATCTTTTTGCTGTTTTACTTTAGGTACTTCATATTCGAGTATTGCATAATCATTCCAGAATTCATCTGGTTGGAGTATATACTCATGTATCATAGTACCTTTTTCTAACTGCGGTAACTTTAATCCTTCTTCCTTACCATCGAGCATATTACGGAAGTATAAAGGACCTTTTTTTAGAAACCAACCTATAGAAGAATTTGATATTCTCGTGTTATCTTCATAATACGGTTTATCAATTATCATTGTTCTTCTTCGTTTTCTTCTTCTGTTTTATGTTTAATTGTTTCAACTAAGAGATTAAAAAGTAAATCTTCTCTAGATTTATCTGATTTTTTCTCTAAATCAAAATCAATAGTTACTATCTTAAGCCTCTCTCTTATGTTATAACTATCGGTTAAAATACTACAGTTATATTGATTAAGATGGCCGTATGATATACCATTATGCCAATGCCCAAAGAAATGATGCTTATATTTACCAAAACAGTAATGTTCAAGCTTTTCATTATAGTTTGGATTTTCGTGAGTAATAAGTATATCACAATCAGGTATATTTTCATATGGACATACATACTCATCATATTCATGCTGAGTATCTTCAAATGCCCATGTTTGCCAGTGTATAGGAGCTATCCATGGAGTTCCATAAAATTTTACTCCTTCATATTCATATAACTCATCAATAAGAAATACCACCTTATCATTAGTAAGTAAAGATATTTTATCCTTAAACTCCTGTAAAGTAGTATCTTTTATTAATCCGTCATATAATTGTTCAATATAAATGTCATGATTTCCTGGTACTACAAATATCTTTTTACACGATAGCTTATCAGCCCATGTAATAAAAGCAGTACTCCACCATGCATCTGATTCATCAGAACTACGTTGAACGAGTAAATCTATGACATCACCAGCAATACATAATACATCACATTCTGGTACAGAAGGTAATATACCATGTAAATCACTAATTGCACATATTTTCATAATGCAAACTTATTGTTAATTTGTATATTAATACTGCACAAAAAATTAACATTCTTTTAAATGTTTTATTAACTCATCTACTTGTTTCTGATTATGTACTACATAGAACTTTATATTAGGTTCAAATCTATACAAGTAGTAGTTAAATAGTTTTTCACGTAAAGGCCATGCTTCATTGGGATAGCCTTTACATTCAATAATAAACTTATTTCCTACAAAATCAGGTAAATAAGTCATTGGCCTATATTTCTTTTCTCCAAAAGTAAAAGCTGGAAGAAGTTCATATCTATGCTGTTCATAATCTGCATTGATTTTAGCTTCTCTCAGCTTTTTATATGTGTATGTTTCAAGTTTACTTCTAAACTTTATTCCATCATATATATTAGGAGTTGCGTTGCGTACTTTTCCCTATTTCTTCTTTTGCTTCATAAATACATTCTCCAAAGGTTTCTATAATATCATCATCTAATTGTAGTAGCATGTTAGTTAGTTTACATGTTCCTACTGTAATCATAGCTACAATTATAGTAGCTAATATAAATGGAATGCAAATTAGATTTGATATAACTTTTCTAAAACCTTTCCAAAATGTTTTTAGTTTATCTTTTAATGTTTTCATAAAGCCAATTTTTAATAGTTTCAAAATCATTTGCTTTTATAGCATCTGATACGTCCTTCGCTTTGAACTTTTTATGGATTAAAAGCCCTTCTAAGCCTGTTTTAAGGCTCATTTTGCGAAGATATTTTACGCCAGCTTCATCTCTATCAAACAGTATAATAATACGCTTAAAACGTTTCTTAAGCTGTTCTAATACCTTATCAGGTATAAAAGTTGATTCTGACGATGGAGATATTGCGGGTATCCCCATTTCGTATAAACACATGACGTCTTTCATACTCTTTGTTATTACGAGTATATCTCCAGTTTTAGGTAACTGTTTAAACCCCTGAATATCATTCTCTGTCAGGTTATTGCGCCATTTTGTATATTTATCTGCTAAAGGTCTATAAATCTTAAAATGATTATATACCTTATAAGCATACATAGGATTAGTGTCCTTGTAAATACCCTTTACAATACCATTACACAAATAATATTTAATACTGCTTACTCCAAATTTCTTTAAAGTATTAATACTAATATTAAACTGAGACCAGTAATTGATGTCTGTTAAAGTAAAGTCTTGCCTTACTACACCAATTACTGTCTCTGTTGACGGTATGTATTGCTTAGAGCTAACGAGTTGCGTATTATTAGTAATTTTAAGCTTATTAACTATATTATTAAGTATATCTGAATAATTAGTTAAACCGGTAAGTAATGAAACAAATTTAATTACATTACCACAATCGCCTGTACCATGATCTTTAAACATTAATTGTTTAGTAGTTCTACTATAGAAACATCCAAATGATGGATTTTTATCTTTTCTAAATGGACTATTATAGATCATTCCTACTTTAAAATTACCAATATACGCTGCATATATATCATATTCTGTTACTTTAGATAATATATAATCTAGAGTAATATTCACTTCATCTTTTATATTTGTAGTGTCGTATAGCATATGATATAGATTTTAATTTGTGGAGTATTGCAGAATCGAACTGCAATATAGGCATATTATAATAGAATAAGCTTGCTTATATTAGCTCTATTATAATAGTCAGCTATTTCTAGCTACCTTGTTTTACCATTAAACTAATACCCCTTTAAAACGTGAGTGCATGCTATCCCTATTCTATGAATTTTGATGCCTCCGTCACACCTCACATTCGGCGTATTACCGTCGATTGCTTCTTATCTCACATAGCGGCATGCTACTCACGTATCGCTATATTATGCCTAGCGTAGGCTGACTGATTTAAAGACTATTAGAAAGGTAGATCACTACCAGTATTAGAATCTTCTGTAGAAATTGATTCTAACGGGTTCTCTTCTTTACTTTCCTTATCTGCAATTACAGGTCGAACGAACAAGTCAATATTCAACTCTGTAATCTTACTCTTCTGACCTTCAGGTAAATTCATAGGTTCGATAAAAGTAAACTTGCAATAAGTAGGCAAAGTAGTATAGCCTTTATTATTATAAACTATTTTTACTCTAAGTAAAATATCTTTATTTGCTGCATTAAGTAAGTTAACAACCCAGTTTGCAAATTCATTAAATGATGCGCCTGCAAAAACAAGTACTTCTTTAGGATAGAAACATCCTAAAATCTGTAGAATACGCTTTACTTGTCTAGTAGCTCTAGCCTGATATTCTTCTTCAGACTCATTAGGTTTCTTAGTAGATTCCCATTCAGTATGAGTCATAGTCTGGTCATCTTTCTCGAATTTAAATTCAATAAAGATGTTTCCATTAATGGACTTATCAACTCTAGCACTAACAAATTTCACATTTTCGTGAATACCTGCTTCTAAATACTTATTCTTACTCTCTTGTATCTGGTTTGCTAATTCTGTACTATAAATCATAATCTTAATTCTTTAAACTGATATAAAATACGGTTAAAGTTATTCAGGCAAATATATTTTGTCCCAATATACCTTGATATTATTATTATCATCACTTTCAGCAATGACAATATTTTTACCTCTTAGATGCGGTGCTCTTGCTTCTCTTACGGAATTATCTCCTCCTTCAAAAGAAATATGAGTTTCATTTTTCTTTCTATATACATAGCCTACTGCATCAGCTTCGCCACATATAATATTAGCAAGTTTACCAACTAAATCTAGAGACATCTCAGATAATTCTTCACCTTCCTTATTAATCATCTTATCCTTAAGATGACCAATTAAGATAAAATTATCACAAAGATCTCTAAACATGTCTATAACTTTTCTTACAGCTTGCTGTAAATACATATATCCAGAACCATTAGGTAATGTTCTAACATCATTACCCTGGTAGTTCTTACCCATTGGAGTTTGACGATATAATGTAGCTGCATAACTTAGACATATTTCTTCGAGTCGAGATGCATTATCAAGAGTAATATACTTATACGGTTTCTTTCCTGTTGACTTAATTTCTTCTCTAATTGCATTTGCAATCTCTCCTAAATCTTTTACAGACCTAGCTTGTACTGCTAATGCTTCAAGGAATTCAGAGCCTCCTTCTAAGTCAATAATTAGGTTATTATCTAGCTTAGAAGCTAAAGTAGTCTTACCAGCCTTGGGCTTGCCAAAAATTATTAAAAATCTTGGATTTTCTACTTTAGCTTTTACTTTCTCTTTTGGTAATACAATCATAAAAAAGCTTTATTTTTGTATCCTTACTGAGAATCTTTGGTAATCACTGATAATATGGACAAATATTTTTTTAATATTTTTTAGAACAAACCACGATTTTTAATCTTAATTGTGATGTCAATAATAGTTTTCTTAGTTTTCGGTTTCAAATGATTCAATGAACCAGTTGCAATCGGGATAATTTCATAACCAATCTGTACGAAATTATCGAAAATCTTAATCGGTGTACCGAATTCATCTTCAAAGTCATAATCCTTCTTAAACGGATAATTCTTCTTTGCATAGATGTCAAGTGCATTCACTGCACTGAAGAACTCTTTCTCCAAATCAAAGTTAATACTTCCATCAGTAAAGCACTTGAACGGACAATTTGCACATTCTTCAGACATCCATCCAATATTATGAGTCTTACTCATTCCTAAAGTAATGTAATCACCCGCACCTGCATGTTCAATGCCAAAGTTGCATTTAGGATAATCATAGTTGCTTTCTACTGTCAACCAGGGATAAGCATTAACAACTCGACTCATCAACTTTTCTTTATAGATATCTGCACTATTGTTGTTTTTCGGTAACTTAAATGTATATGTTTTCATAATTTTCAGCCTTTTTTAATTGTTATTACTAAACGAAATCTTCCTTGCTGGTTCTTCTTCTCGTATAGTCTCAATTAAATTATTGTATTTCAAATCATTATCAAACTCTAATATTGCACATTCTCCTGCATCCCTATTTTTAAGGATATGCAGATAGACTTTGTTTTTTACTAGTAAACGATTTGGCCCATACTGTTGTATATTGAGTAATTCTGGTCTGTGAATACATATAACGTAATCAGACGCATGAAATATAGTATCAGCAGAGGAGATATCACTACGCATTGGATAATGCATAGATGGATTGTTAATTCTTTCAGGATTTTCTATATTCCGATTCATCTGTGATAACTGAATTATAGTAGTATTAGGTAATTTCTTTACCTTAATAAACAGTTTCTGTAATTCGGAAATAACTTGCAAGGCACTTTCACGATTTTGACCTTCAACAAGAAGAGTATGATCAAGTATAATCACAAATTTCTTATCTTTAGCCTTAGTTTCATAAAAGTAATTAATGGTAGAAGCTATATCTTCAACAGTACCGGGAGTATCTACATAATATATAGGATACGACTTTATCTGTTGAGAAGTTTGTTCAACTCTATCTAATAAATCATCTGTTAATTCATTATTAGCGCTATATAGCTCAGCAGTAGTTTGCCTTAACTTACTACTTATTTTTCTACCTACTTGCCTAGAACTTAACATTTCAAATGAAAAGTTAAGTACTATAACATCCTGATTAGAATTTAAATCTATTAAATCAGTTTCAAGCGTATTCACAAATGAAGATTTACCACTACCAGATATACCTACTATAGTATATATCGTATTTGGCTCAATTCCTCCCATACAGGATTTATTGAACTTTTTCCATCTTGTTGCTAAAGATTGAATTTCATGATTCTTTCTTTTGCGAATGTATTCTACTGCTTCACTCGTTGCAGTAGAAATATGACGAAATGATAGTGTTTTAGATGATGTCTGTTCCATAATTATCTGCATTAGGTTGATAATCATCTAATTTCATTTGTTCCTCAAAGGTTTCCCACTCGTGTTGAGTGAGCCATTTCCACATAGTTTTCATATAACCTATTTTGCCTGTACGCATTTTATCATCTATTTCATATCTTAAACAAGCTATGATATGTTCATGCATTGCTTTAGATTTGCCTATGATACGGTTATATTCTTTTCTACATTTGTTTACATTAGCTCTTAAAAAGCCTTTAGTCCCATCAGGACGTATAACATAAACTGGAAATTGGTCATAGAAAGCATCAAACATAGTTTTATCTTCTTTAAGAAGTTCTTCTAGTTTTGATGTTTTACTTATAACTTGGTTATTTGTATTATCTACATTAATACAAATTAAACCTTGATTAGCTAACTCTTGTATTTCTTCTTCATTAACTAGGCTGAGAAGTTTCTGAATGTCTTGATTGATTACTTTGATATCACTCAATACAAGTGTTAGGAATACTAATTGATTAATAGATATGTTTGGTATTCTATCTAAGATAGAAGTGTCTATTTCTAAAATCATATTCTCATATATTATATGAGCATATAGTTCTTTGAAATTTATTTGGTAGCCTTTGTTAATCCCATAGGCTCAATTGTAATGGTTTTAATTCTCTGATTATCTTATAGGCTTCGTATATATAATACCTATAATTAATCTTCCGTTCCTCAATCGGTTTGTCATCAAATTTATTTAAAAGAGTAACACCAGATGCAGTAAGCATATTCTGATACTGCCTTGCAGAAGCCTTATATTTACGTTCTCCTACATATGGCTCAGTATATGTTATAATTTCACCTTCTTTATGACCAGTATCTTTCCATTTCCACAAGTATCCACCATTAGTAGATGCGTAGAAACGATTAGTTCTTTGTTGCTCTTTGTTCATGTATTCAACATGCCATTGTTTACCAGTCTTCTCAGACATTAAGAATTTACGTATATCCTTACATCCTCTTATAGTATCTTCAACTGGTACTTTATCTACAAAGTATCTTATTATAGCTTCAGGAATTATCTTTGCAGATAAACCTTTACCTAATAATACTTCAGTAATGAACATTCCTTTTGTTTTAATTAAATTAGGATTTTTAGTTTTGCTGTATCCTTCTTTAACTGCAATATAGTCATTAATTGCATATTGATACATAGCTTCAAAACGATCTTCTTCTAGAGTAAGTCTAGTAAGCTGTTCCCATTCTCGACAAATATTGTTTGCTTTAGAATATATCTCTTTCTTTAGTAAAACAAAGAGGCCATCAGTATTTGCCTGGATGATTCGGCATCCTATTTGAGTAAGCTTTTCGGCTAGCATCAATAATAATAATTGTCCATTTATTCTAATTTGCATTACAGCAAACGGACTATAACAAAAATTGTGTTCATTTTGCAGATTCCCTGACAAACCATTTAATGCTAATTTTAATGTCTCATTCTTTACTTTATCTCCATTATGTTTGGCTTCTATTCTTTCATCTTTAATTTTAGAATATACTTCTAAGAATTCTGGACCTAAGTGTTTAGGATAAAACCCATATTCTATTAACATACTTGGATATAGTGACGCGCAAATTTATTCTGACTATATCTTAATTTGACATTTCGTCCATACATAACCATACATGCTAGGTTTTTCACCTGAACATACAGCATATATATTATGTACTTTATATGTAGGATTCTCCTTTATTATATCTTTAACTCTATTCCACTCTCTTACTAACTTACCGTCTTTAGTAAATTGCTTGATTGTGTATTTTGTTAAAGACTTAGATACTTTATCTGCCATTATGTTTTTCTTCTCTGGATTTTCTTTCCAAAATTTAGAAGACATTTTACCTATTTTTATTCTCTCATTTATATTTGAGAAACGCTTAATTTGAGCTTCTGAATATTTCTTTTTAGTTTCTTCTAATGGTATCATACCTTTCTTAGAGTTATCTCTTCTAAGATTATATCCTTTATCTCTATTAATCGTATCAAATAATTCTATATAATAGCATTCTTTATCTTTTAAATTTTCTGTAGTGTATTCTAATACTATATAATCAAAATTATCAGCTCCATATTTGTGCCAATCATCTATTAAATAAGAATTATCTTGTTTTATATTCTTTTTATTTAATATAGATTTATGATTATTTATTCTAGAATATATATTACTACTACATCCTATATATTGCTTTCCGTTTATAGCACAGATTATACTATAAATACCTGATTTTTTCCAATCTATACGTCTTCCTTTCATGTTCTTAGGTTTTCTTTATAAAACGTATAAAAGGATAAAAGGTTGTCAAATTCCTCGCTTTTCGTACAATTTTGTACTACTCCATCACTGGATAGTCGATGAACCTTCATCCTAATAGGATGCTTGGCTGCGGATTGATCAAATTATCATGATTTTACTATATCTTAAGCGTTATCTTAAGTGCTACTTGCTATATTGCTATGCAATGCAGTTATAATAATTTAGCGATTGTTCCCGCAATTAACGAGGTTACGATGCCGCTTTTATCAACATCAATGTCAATTAACATTTCATCTTCTTTAGGAATAATGATTTCAGGATCATTTTTAGAATGAATTCCTCCTACTCCTACAGTGTAGCGTAAACCATCAAATATAAAGTTATTTTCGTATCCTTTTCTACCTGGAGAAACTATCTGACTTTTCATATCATCTAGTACTCTCTGTAAAATAGGACTATCATACTTAATAAATGGTAATATTACATCCTTTAAAGGAATATAATCCATCGGAGACCTTAATCCTTCAATATCCCACCAGGTTAATCCTGTTTTCTCAAGATACTTTTGAGTTAAGATTTTCATCCCAATGTTTACACCATCTTTACTAAGTACTCTTACTCCATATTCGTCTTCAATAGCTATACGTAAATTAATACTTTCCTTACATCTATTTAAAAGCTCTGTAGTAGACTCAATATCGTTTATATTGTAGTCTATCATTTCGTCAAAATCTTCTAATGGAAGAGGTTTACTCCAATCACATACAAATTCTTGTACATTTGGATATTGCATAGTTACCTGAATTTCTTTCAAACCTACTCTAAGTTTATTAGAGTAAAGCATAGTAAGAATATCAAAAGTATCAAACCATATTTGATACTTCCAATGTTTCCAGGCATCTATATTGTCCTCAGTAGAAGTAGTAATAGTCTTACTTAGATTAAAGATAGAATTACATATAGTAGCTACATTGTAGCTCATAAGTCTATCTTCATACTCTATAATATAATTTATTATAGGATTATCATAATGCAGATTATTATATCCACAAAAGATAATATCTGAATCTATTACTAATTCTGTTCCATAGAAGTCTCCCCATTTTATATAGGAATTGACTTGTTTAAAGAATTTAACTAATTCTCTTAGTTGGTTCTTTCTTTCAGAGATTTCAAATTTATATATTTCTTCTGTTTCTGTATTTTTAACAGAACAATGGAAAATATTCTGAAATACCTCAATATCATATACATAGACTTTTTTGTTACGTATAATCATATTTAGAATATTTGGTTAGATTCCATAGTCAGGCTCGAACTGACACAAATCACACAGACTTACATTTTGCTGCGGCTCTACCCATTTTTGAGCTATATGGAATTCCATAGATATTACGCTGCTATTTTATTAATAGCAGGTTTTATAGATTTTCTAAAGTAGGCTCTACAGTCACTTACTTTATTTTTTCCTTTGCAACCTCCTACGTGTTGCTTTCTGTTCTTATCTCTTCCTACATAGAATTGTAAGAATTTCAAGGGACGTTTAGGTTTCTCTAAACGAAGCCTTGCTTCTTTTTGTTTCGCTAATTTCTTAGCTTTTAATTCTTTGATTCGTGCTTTTCTTTGTATAATTCTGTTTTTCCATAATTTTGATAATTTAGAAAGTTAATTATTTAAAACCAATTTTGCTTCTATTTATGTCGATTTCTTTTTTTAAAGTATGAACTATAACTACACTGTTAGGATAAACTCTAATTTCTGTGTAATAATCGTTATCTCCCCAAAATAAAGCTTTTTGCACTCTATATTCAAATTTTGAATTACTTTCAAAGAAACCTTTTCTTAAATAGATAATAAATTGTTCTTCTTTTGGATGTTCTACTGTTGTATTCATTATGCTGCTAATAATGATTTACCATCATAGTAAATTATGTTATTATCTCCTTCAATATCTTGTACGGTTATACCGGCAAATGAAGAATCATTACGATATTGTTTAGCTTCTTTAGCTACTTTCTTTTTCGCCTCATCTCTAGTAGAAGCTATAAGATAGTCGGTTTTGAAGTCATATGTACGTTTATCGTCATCACTTCTTCTTCGATTTATTGTATACTTAAACTTTCGTTCTTTAGGCTTCTCTTTAACAGCTAATTCAGCTGCCGTAAAGCCTTTTTGTTTACCTGCTTTAATAGGTAAAGGCTTATACTTTAAAGCTTCCATACGAGCTTCTTTTGCTGCTTTCTGTTGAGTAAATAGTTCTTTCCATTCAGCTTTAGTACGCTCTTTTGGTTTAGGAAATTTATCAAAAAGAGAGTTCTTTACTATTCTAGTAAATTTCTTCTTTTCTTTACGTGTGTAGTGGATAGTTGGATCATAGCCTGCTTTCATAAGAATATTTTTTATTCGTTCTTTCTTAGACTGTTTGATAGCCTTATTCTCTTCCATAGCTTCTTTTGCTATTTTAGTAGGCTGTTGTTTATTCTTAGAACTCCAGGAGTTCCAATTTACTGTTTTCCCATCTTTTACTTCTGTAACTAAAGACGGACCGATCTCGAAATCTCTAGTAGTTTCTACTGGACAATATTTCTTTATATATTTTCCATTTATTACTATTCTAGGATAATTACGCTTTTTAGCTTTAGCTGATCGTTTAGCGTTTCTTACTGTCTGTTTCTTTACTCTATATTGTTTATTCTTTTTCATAATTTTGATAATTTTAAAGGGTTAATACTAAGAAAGGGAAGGGGAGTAAACTCCCCTAAGCCTTTTGATAATTTGATTAAAAATGGTAAATATCTTTTTTTCTTTTTTAAGCTGCAATAGATAGAGGAGCTTCTTCAAGGCTTAGTTCAGCCTTATTATTAAACTCTTCAATTTCTTTGTTAAGTTTGTTAATCTCTAACTGAAGTTTATTCTTCAAGCTATTAATATAGTCCGAAGTCAATTCTTCAGTAGTATTAAGATTTTTCTTTCCTTTTGAACGCTTAAGCTTAGGATCTAAGGTCTTAATTTTGCTCAAATGGAACAACTGCTCCTGCTTTTCACTCAAAGTAAATATAGCAAGATAGTTATTTGTTGTAGGTAATTCTGAGAACTTCTTATATCCCATATTGATACACTGTAAATACAGTTTCAATAGGATTCGTTCATCAGCCTTAGCTTGGATTTCATTAAGTAACTGTTTTAAGTCAAAATTACGAGTAGCACCTTTAGGGATGATATTCTCGTTCTTAATGATATTCCAATATTTAGTAATTTCATTACTAAGTTCTTTACGATGTGTAATAATATATTTAGATGTAATTGATTTCATGTTCAAGTTGATTTTTTAAAAGTTAATACTTGACCAAATTACGTCTACTAGTAGTAGTACTGGTGGGACTCGAACCCACAACTCTCAACTTAGAAGGTTGATGTTCTATCCAGTTGAACTACAGCACTGTATATTTAAACAGGGCCAATTCACCCTGTGAAAATATGTTGTTTTGCAATAATATTCCAATTCAAATATTATATTTCTTTAACCTTGCCTAATCGTACTGGTACGACTACGCCTGGTCTTATTTCAATACCAGCAAAACCAAATATATTGTCAGAGACGACAAGTTTGCCAGTTAGACCTTTCTCTTTTGCGAATTTTTCAATAGCTTCTTTATTGATATACTTTGAGTGCAGCTCTCCGCTCGAAGCATTCCTCATACTATCAAATAAAATATCTACAACACAATCGAGATCCTTATTTTTAATTGCTTCTTTCAGTAATGCTTGTGTAATACCGTCAAAAGCTACATCATTTCTAGTTCCTCCGGAACCAGTTATTGCATCTGCAATACGTATTGCTACATCTAAAAGACTTACCGATTCATAAGTATTTAAAAGTCGTTGCCACCATAAAGGCCCTTTGCCATAGTAAAAGAAGACCTGACCATCCTCTCTTACAGAAACAGCATTAGGAGTTACTTTAGTGCTTCCGTCCCAACTCTGAACTTTAGCTAATATAGTAGGCTCGACGCAAATAAGTAGTCGCAGAAGCTCTATTCTTACTTTAGAAATTCTGCTCATAGTATTGCTTATTCAGTAGTTTCTTCAAGGTTTACCTGAAGTGTTACTTCTGTTTCATCAGTAACTACACCACACTGCCGTTGATACTCCAACTGCATACGGTCAGACTGATCCATCATATCTCGTACAGTTTCACTGAGTCGAATGAACTTACGAGACAATTCCTCATAGAAGTTGAGGATACCCTTGTTATGTATCTTTAACATATCGTTCAGCATAGGTAATTCCTCAGCTGCAAAGAACATCGGTTTGCTGTTCTTCTTACCAATACGTTCGATACATTCGGCCACGCTTTTCCGGTCTGCCTTACTGAAATCAGGCTTGACTAACGGGAATACAAGATTCGGGTCATTGTCGTCCGGGTTCAGCATGATTTTCGGTTCACCGTCTAAGTCTTTAGCAATGAACTTGACATCTAAAATGTCAATGGCCTTAACAATGAATACATTTACTTCCTTCCGTAAAGTATTCTTGTCATTGAGCACATCTTCTTTCCACTTAAGGTCAGGATTTGTTGCTACTACAGTATAGATCTGTTCACCAAAGAACCGTCCATACTCTTTTGCAGTTGCCCGATAACGAGCCATAACTTGAGCAGCAGTGCTCTGAGTTCCTACTAATGCACCAATAGTCGGTGCTACGCTACTTTTATCCATAAGAATGTTTCCTTTCTGAGTCCGTGCTTGATTTCACCAATACGAAACTCTCTTAATTTTTAATTAATGCTTTGTTAATGCTCTCCACCTTTCGATTATTTGTAATACTAAAGTATGCGTCTTATATCATACCGCTTTACTAAGCTTTGAAAATTTTAGTAGTGAATTCAATCACATAATCTACTTGGCTTACTTTGAAAATAAATTGAAATAATTTATGAGAAATACTCTGAGAGTTACTTCTGATAATACTTTGGTAATTTAAGTTTATCGTACTTCAACGGATAAGATTCAATTTATACGATGCTTACCGCACCCATCACCCTACTTTATATCATGTTCTCTTGCATAAGTATTGTACAAGCATAATATATCGAACTCTTTCATCAGCAACTGGTATGCCTAGGAGTAATTAAGGATTACAACATTCTAAGCGAATGAGGGTCGTTTCTGTCGAGAAACGTTACTAAAACACTACAAGCTGTCTAATTTTTCAAGACACCCACTTGACCTCTCGGATTTCTTATTTATACTACACGAATACGAGGATTTCCACCTCTCATCAGCATCATAAATACCGGTACTATCTCTGCTATTGCATGAGAAACCTGAACATATAGACAGTATGCTCTTATATTTATTACTTTAAATCTGAATCAGCGTTCTTCATACATACTAAGTTGCAATTAGTACTTTACGAAGTGTCAATGTCAGCGATAACGGTTGGTAGTCGGGGTGGTGATCTGTCTACTTACACTATCCTTACAATGGTAGTCTTAGTGTTTACAGTTCTATTGAACTTCCCATTTTATTAAAGATTAAACAATTAAAGCTCATTTATTCATAGCTGGCTTTATTCAGCGTAAATACATAAGTAAATATAGTATAACATCTTATACTCATAACCTAATGACATAGTCTTCTGCATTTCCTTAGTTTATGTACGACTATTAATAACAATAATTCTGGCGTGAACTACGCTATATTAAGAAGAAGTTTACATGTCTTGAAACTTATAAGCTCTGCCGTTTTTTAGTAGGTGTTTTCCCTGCATCACCTTAGTTTTATTTTTACCACATAATATGACTTGCTAAAGGTCACTGTATCTAGAATCAGGGTTATAGCGCCCTCAAACCGCTCGACGAGTCTGTTGCTCCGTAATCATTCCTCATTCAATTATACTCACACGAACGACCAAGCACGTGAGTCACTTTAGACTTGAAAGACTGTATCAATCTCATATACATCACTCCTACTTCATCCTTGGAACATTGCGTATCCACCTTCACGAGGACCCTATTTACCATAAGGCACAGAATTGGCTTCTGCTCCACGATAATCAGTCAAGTTTACGTAGTGTGTACCATAACACGGTTATCCTTACATTAGTATCAGTAATTTACTACCTTCATAAGTACAAGTTCCAATATCCACAATTGCATATTGCATCACAGCTGATGTGTACTGAACACTATAGTTAGCAATGCTATTTTTCCTTTCTGGGTGCATAGTTGCACTTTTGTTAACCGATTTTGGAGACCGGTGATCGCGTTATATGCTGTCTCTTTTTTTCCATGAGTTGGCTGCTTTCTTTAGGTGAAACTAACCTTGCCTCTCGGCTTCACTTATTCTTTCCAAAGGAATAAGTCAGGAACCGTATTGTCCCTGTTTCAGCGTCGTGTTTATACTCCTATTTGATTCTGATTTTGATAATCTAAAACGAGTAATTGTAGAAGATTTCGTTCTCCTTGCTTTGATTTATAATTCTGCATTAGCGGTACTGTTTGCAGTAATTAAGAGTATTTAGTATTCACCAGACGGTTCTCAATACCTAATGAGGATTAAGCACTCTGATCCCCTGCTATCCGTTTTTCAGACGTTTTAGCCTAATATCCTACCTTTTGAGTGATCTCACTGTTTTAGCAGCTAACATATTCTCGGATTCTGTACTCTTTCGGGCCAGCAGAAATGACTACAGCTCCCTAACACGGCGCGACTTGTACTATTATGTACCTCGCATGACTTCCGCTGGAGTGATTCACGCTACAGTTTTACTCCTCTCGAACTATGACATAATTATAGGTTTTTTAAGTGGTTATTGTCATTAACTATTTTCCACTGAGCTTTTCTATTCAGCTACATTTTCATTATGTTCTGGTTCTAACATAGTAATTTTACCTGTACTCAGGCAGATTGTTGCAACAATCTTCTTACCTTTACAAATATCTACGAATTTGTTTTTTACATCACTACTACTGATATAATCAACTGGTTCCATGATACTTGCGTTAAATCCATCCAAACATTTACAAGCATTACTTACAGACAAACGTAAGTACTTTTCAGTATATAAGCAATTAGCTATACTATCTTTAGTCTGATTATTAATAATACCAGACTGGTCTCTTTCTACTATAAAGTAAGAGGATTGAGATAAGATAGAACTAAGTTTACACCTTACTTCTTTCATATCTTTAATGATACGAGATAATCGTATCATTTGTTTTAGTATAACTAGATTACTTACCATATGATTTTACTTTAGATAATGGAGAAATAGCTTTAATGCTATCTGGCATAATCCCTACAGATTTAATATAAGGATATCCAGAAGCTACTTCTTTCTCTATTACTTTAGTTCTCCACTTAACTACTGGTTTTGGTTCACCAATAGTCTTTACGTTCACAATTGCGTCTGTTGTTCCTTTCACGGATACTTCTAATGTAGATAGGTCTACTTCGACATCTATCTTATCGACAGACTTATTCTCTTCACTATTAACTATAGGAAATTTTGGCATTTCGATAGGTGAAGGAATTACAGGTGCTGCCTGTACTACTGTGACTGTCTGCCGCAGTCCAAAGCCAATTATGCAACTGGCGATGAACATGCCGACAGCCGTAATAAATCTAAAATTCATATTTGATTATGCTATTTTAGAGAATGGTTAGTCTTTATACCCTATGAATTGTAAAAATCTACGCCATGCGTTTAATTTTTTTTTTCATTTGCGGGTTTGTCATCCTTTTTCTCCAGACTTTTTTCTGGATACTCCTTCTCTACTGGAGAAGTTATTGATGACTGGCAGTACGCAGCAAGGCGAGAAGCCGGATCGCGATACAGATTGATAATCTGACCAACTTTCAAACGAAGTTCATCAGGTGTCGGACTTTCATCTTTATTGAAGAAGTTAGTCTTAACAGAACCTAACACCATTCGAGCAATCTTTCGATCGTTCTCCAGCTGATTTTTCTTAGATTCTTCTACTCCTTCAAGATTGAGTCCCCAATCTGTAAACAACTTATCAATGTACTCTTCACCTAAGTTCGAGATAACAGCTATAATAGCCTTATCTGTCTCGGGCTTCATTCCCTGATTGTCTTTCTGTCTCAATCGGAAATTCTCGTTAATAAGTGCACGAACAGTTTCTGCAACTTGCTCTTCACTCCATCCTGCCTTAATCAAATGATTACGCAATACAGAGTGAGCCATACACGGAGAACCCGTCTGTGAAGTATACAGATATACTGAGCTTCCTAAGCCTTTAAGTAAGCTAACAGGGTTGATACGGCTGAAGATTTCATTCATCCAATCACCTACTGTCATCTCATCTAATGCTAACTTCTTATCAGCATTAGTCTCCTTAAGGCCTCGTAACGTACGATACCATTCTACGGTGTTGACAATATTTGTTGCTACATTTCTCTCTTTGTTGATAAGGAAAGTTAACGCTTCGTCAATTTCCTCATCTGTTGTAATCTTGTTCGGATCAAGCTCCGGTACTTTAGTAACAGTCTTACCAGCATCTTTTGCTAGTTCTTCTGGAACTTCTGACTTGTTGAAGTCAATAGCTAGCTGACCGTCATTTCCTCCCGGTAAAGCTTTAGCTGGAGCTAGTTTAATACCTAGCATTTCAGCCATACCTTGCAACGGCATGAGTTGATTTGCATCAATCATCAGTTGCAATTCACCACGTTCGCCACGGTTGAATAAGTCTTGGCGAATATCAACAAGAGCAAGCAGATTTACTACATCAATCGTACGATTGATATCTGCATATACTTCAGGATAGCGTTTGGCAAGTTCTTCGTTGTTAGCGTAACGCTGCTGCATTACAAATGCTAACATGGCCTTTCCGTCTACCGATGAAGCTGTTGAACCTACAGGAATACCTGCACCGGTTATTCTACCTACAAGTGATGTTGCGCGCTTGAGAGCTTTCTCTTCAGGAGATACTTTGGGTTTGTCTTCTGTGACTTCTTCAGGAATGATTGTCGGAGTTTTGTCCTTCTTCTGCTTTTGGGTGCTAGGCTTCTGCTCCTTCTTCTGTTCCTTCTGTTCTTTCGTCTCTCCTTTCTGCTCTTTATTGGTTACTGTCTGTGCAGCTACTTGAGGCTTCTTTTCCTCTTTCTTGGTCTCTTTTGTTTCAGCTGATTTCTCAGCTTCTTTTACTTGTTGACTGTTCTTGTTGTTCTCTTTTGCTTCTGCTTTTGCAGCTGCTTTAGCTGCTTTTAATGCTGCCTTTCTTTCAGCTTTAGACATTTCTTTTTGTGCCATAATCTTGATAATTTTTTGGTGGTTAATAATGTTTTTAATATTTCAGTCGATAGAATATTTAAAGAGGTCAACTATCATCCTCTATTGCTGGTGAGTCACGCCCGTTAGCACAGGTATTACTAACCAATGCGTCTGATAACTTTAATTTCAATTCTGACATGTTACTCACAACCCCAGATAGGCGATTGGTGGTACCTTCTGTCACTGTACGCACTAAGCTTTGTGTGCATGCGTAATTGAAGTCATCAACGGTGTTGATTAGCTGAGTAATGGAAGTATCTTGTTTGTTCATCCCTGAACGCACGATTACTTCCTTACTCAACATACCTACTAACAAGCCAGCTACGATGCAGGAGATATAAATCCACCACATCTTGTCACTGCGAAATCCTCTTGCAAAGACAAATGCTACTAATAATAGCACAATAATCCAAATTGCTGACATGTTTGTAAAGTTTTAGTTTAACAATTGTTTTAACTTCTCTCTAGCTTTATTAAGCTGAGATTTCACTTGGCTCTCTGAGAGACCCAATTGTTCAGAAATCTGTTTGTAAGACATATTCTGAACAGTGCGTAGTTCGAGTATATATCGGTACTTGTATCGGAGTCTATTGAAGGCATTTGTTAATCTAGCATCAGTTTCATTGAAGATATAATTATCTTCAGGCGAGTAGTCGGCCGAACTTCTCAATTGAACTGTGCTAGTGTTATCATCCAGCCAATAGTTTGCATTTTCCTTTTTAGTACGTCTAATATAATCAATACTACTATTTATAGCTATAGTCTTTAACCACATTTCAAATGAAATATTGTTAATATAACTATCTAGCTTAGAAAAAGCTTTAGTAAAAGTAACAGATAATAAATCATCTGCTGCATCTTTATTATTTACAATACGGTATATTGTACTGTAAATAATTCGATTATACTTTTCATAAAGCTTTGTAAAGGCACTTTGTTTGCCTTCCTTCGCCTGTTTGATCAGATCGAAAAGCTGTTGTCTTTCTTCATCTGTCATAATTACGGGCTTTAATGTGGGTTATAGTCAACCCAATGACTATAACCCTAAAATGGTAACTGTAATATATACTTACAATACCATTCATTCCATTCACTGTATAATTTACGGAAAGTATCCCAAATACATTCCATAAATTCAATTTTCAGATCACGTGTAAGAACCTCAACTGGTAATTGATTTACCATACCACAAACAATTCTAATCCTTACCTCTAGAGTAATCTTAGAAGCTATGCCAATTTGTTGTAGTATCTGAGTATCATACCACGCTAATACTTTAGCTAATCTTTGTTTTCTGAAAAATGCGTGAAATTCTGTATCTTTTATTTCTCTGTTATATATTCTTAGAAATATATACCAGCTAGGTCTCCAATTTATCTGATTATATCTTATTGGACATTTATTCAGATAAGTATAAACAGTAATACTATTTACGACCATGACGACGTGTACTATTAGCTATTCTAAGTAATAATACATTTATTTGCGCTAAGCTCCAGTCTGTTACACTTAGAATATAAGCTTTTGTAGCTTCAATTCCTCTGCCATTTATAGACATATCACTTATATAGCGCTCTGTAAATGCTTTCATCATATCATTACTGATATCTGGCATTTTTGTACCACGAATAGATTGTCTATAAGGTGGTAATGGGCATACTTCTGAGTAATCATACTCGAAGAACAAGAATGCATCGGGATTATTACATACAGTTTGTATTTCAATTGAATCCTCAGATAACACTGTAAATTTACCTCTTTGAACAAGGTCATTCATAAGTAATGCAGAAGTAATTCTCAAACATGGTACTTCTCCAACTATATTGGCTAACAGTTCAAAATGTTCTCCAATAATACGATAGATTCCAGGATGATTTAGTTTCATGACTTTTTATTTATTTCCTTTTGAAAGTTACTTACTACTCCTGATATTGCAGACATACTTAAGTCTGGATATTTATCAAGAAGTTTACTAATCGCTTCGGATTCTGAACGAGATTTATTAAGTAGACTGATAAACTCAGTACGTTCGGCTTTAGAGTCAAACCATGCAAAGTATCTTATACGCATTGTTGTTGATAGTTTCTTGCTTTTGTTTCAAGTTCACGAAATTTCTCTTCGTCTTTAGTAGTTAAATCACTTACATCTATAAGATGAATGATTTCAGTACCTCTAGTTTCCCAAAAGAAGAATATATTTCTTACTTTAGAAATTCCTTCTTTATAGTGATACTTATTCTTGTAACACTGAGGTACTACAGAGTTGATACGTTGTACCAGTTTTTCTTTCATTCTCAATTCCCTACTAGCCTTGTCTAAAGGTTCAGGAAGTTTTTCTCTGATAAATTTTATTAATCCCATTTCAAATTAATATTTATTGATTAAACTTAATTTAATTTGTAGTAAGAACAGGACTCGAACCTGTATTAAATCCTCCTACCTTGAACTTGGATGGATCTGAGGGGATTGGGTATCAGTTCCTTTCCCTCCGCCCCCGCTCTAACCAATTAAAGTTATCTTACTCCAGCTTTCTACGACATTAGCTTAGCCGTTGATTACTTACGCTACTAAGCGAGTGTAATCTGTTACATAACTTGTATTGCCAGTTATCTGCTTATTGACCTATTCTACCTTCACTATTGCTGTCAAAACCATAATGCCCCCAGTCACTTCTTTTTAAGGAAAAAGAAGAGTAGAAAACCGCATTTCGGTACATATATAAATACATTTGTATTTATAGTGGAGCATGAGGGAGTCGAACCCTCGTCCAAACAATGATTCAATAGACCTAACAGTCAATGAGTTTATAAGATTAATTAAAGTATAACTCACGTGCAGAGTTAAGCCATCCTTCCAGCTTTATTATTTAACACTGTTCACAGCACTCTCTACAGGTAGGCCTTCGTTATGTTATACAATACTCCTGCTATTTTTATAATTAATCTTATTAGTGGATATGTAGCCGACCAAAGCTACATATCCTATGGTCTTGAGAATGGTTAGTTCTCTTCATTACTGATCTTGATGATACTCGAATAATGATATATGACGAAACATATATGATACAAGATACACATTATTCAGTCTGATTTGATATCTCGACTAAAGCAGTTCGGTATTATTACTAATACAGGACAATCTTATTGTCGCGATCTCAGACATATGATCAGTAGTACACAATAATTCCACACTAATGATACAAAGATACGTAGTATGACCTGTTAATTCAGGTCTTTGTGCCGTCCAATATGCTCTCGGCCCATACGGCGCTATAGATATTCCCCATAAACACTAAACTTGTTTAGATACAAAGATACTCAAGTTTGGAATCTCTTTTATTTTAGTTTTTTAGTCTGATTAACCGTTACGGCGGGGAATCAAACTATTCCAGCGATAAGACCAGGAATTGGGAAAGATTTCGTCAAGCTCGTTTTGAGACTTGTCGATATCTTTGTCAATATCAATGAGGTCTTTGTCAAACTGCTTCTTCAGTGCCGGAGCTTCATCATTCCAGGCCGTAACTGGCTTCTTACCACTCTTCACTTCTTCTGCGAGATTGTGCAAATCCTTCATATAGGTCTTCATTCTCTGGTTCACGCGGTTACTACGGCGTAACTGCAATGCTGCGGATTTCTCAGTGTATTCACACTTTTGAACCACGTCGATGAGTTCGTTCGTAAGTTTTTCCTTACGGCGCTCGGCAATCTTTTCAGCTGCTTTCTTTACTACGTCATCGGTTACTTTGTTTGCATTAGAGATAGACTCTTGAATGTCATCACTCTCGTTGTTTACATCAAAGATGTTCAATTTGTTTTCTTCTGCCATTTTGATAAAATTTTAGATGTTTGATACTATAGTTATTAATCACGAAATAATTTCTATGAAATTACATTTTTTAAAATATCTTTCTCTAGCTTCATATACTGCTACAGTGATATTTGTAGGATAGACTTCTATCGGCCTATATTTCTGTTTCTCACACCAATACATTGCTGCTTCAGTTGTGAGCTTCCCAAAGTAAGCTACAGCTCTAATTCTTTCTTGAATATTCTCTGTAGTATTTATTTTAACTAAGGGATTGGTTGATCTACCCATTGTGCAAAGATTCTCTACGTTCTTTGTTCAGCCTAATTTTGCGTTGACGATAGCTTTCTCTCTCGCCTGCTTTTATAAGCTTACGGTTATTGTATGATTCTTTGCGCTTGTTAGTATTTTGTGATATCAAGCTAAGATATCTACTAACACGATTTTCTTCTGCTTTTAACTCAGCTTTGAGTTTGTTAGCAGCTTCTTCACATACTTCTATGTAGTCCTTGTCGGGATTTTTCTTTAGTTTTTCTAGTCTAATAAATTCCTCTAGGACTTTTATTTCTTTAGTCTTACTCATTTTTGATAATTTTAAGATTAAAAAAAAGAACTATCTTACTTATTCGTATATCTTATTCGTAAGTAACCCATATCCTTCTTCTGACCTAAGCATTTTGCTTGGTTGACCGTTGTATAGTCCATTGTACTCTTGAATAGCTGTTTAGCGACAGCTAAACTTCCATTAGGGCTCTGGTTATAAATAGTTCTAGGTTGACTGAAATCTACCATACTAACAATTTAAATTAGTAATATATAACAGCGGGCGGATACTCTGGCGGAATATCCTCCTTGGACTGTTCAAGTTGCATTCTGAGTTTACACTCATGAGTACATTCACTACAGTTAATTTTATTGTTAAGTGTAGGACAATCGTTTGTAACTAGATATAATTCTCTTTGTAAAAGAGAGTTTGTTCTAGCTACTTCTGACAAAATGATATTGGGATCTTGTCCAAATATAGGAGCGTATTCTTTGACAGTGTTAATATAACACTGTATTAAGCTCCTTTTGTCTATTTCCATGACTTCTTTCGATTGTAAGGCTCCATTTTCTTGTGCTTAGGCTTCTTTTTGAAGTCTTTCTGCTGATTTTCGTATTCTCTTTCCGTTCTTGCCATAACTAGTATAGTTTGAGAATAGAATCAAAATCTTTGATTATCTCGGGAAGCTTTGATAAGCCGTAATTGTGTAGCACTACTTTTATCTTAGAAGCTGAACTTTCTGGAGTATTGATAATAATACGTAATACTCTAGTTGTAGCCTGGTCTTCTTTGTTAAGAAGATATTTCAGTAATTCCTTACGGAATACTTCTTCATTCATCAATGATGGAGTTCCGATTTCATTGATGATATTGCTACAAAGTTCACTTACAGCCTTTACAGTGGTTGATATAGAAGCTTTGTTAGCATTTGTTACAGGAGCTATTACTACTTTCTGTAGTAAAGCTTCGGATACTTCTTTATCGTCTAACACAGCGGCAGAGATATCTTCAATCTTTGCACTTGTGTTATTGAATACTAATTCAGCCATTCTTCTGATGATTTCATCATAATTCTTCTCAGGAGCTTCTCCATGGAAGGTAATAATAATCGCTTTCATTTTACTTTGATAGTTAATTAATAGTTATTTTAACTGTTATTGCGTATTCACCTAATTCAATATGAATAGCATCAGTAGGTAATTTACTGATAATAGGTAATGGTGGATCTACTTTAATATTCATATCTGGATGAGATTTACACAGAGTTCTTGCTTTACTTAAGGGTATACCTAATATTTTAGTACAAGCAAGCAAATTTGCTAGATAATGGTCTGTACCGAATTCTATTTCAGTGAGTTTACGACCTTCTTCTACTTTAATACGGGGCATTAGTTCCCTCCTTTGCTAATTTCTTTTTCATATTACTTAATGTTTTAAATTGTTAATATTATTGACGACGACCAGGATACTCTGGATTTTGTTTTAAGTTAGTATCAACTAGAAATTAAAAACATAGCTTATGTTCGTTCTTTCTTAGAATAAATAGTATCTATTCTAATCACATTTGTTAATAATAAGATAACAACACTTTGTTTCTATGACTCTCTCTATAGTTTTAACTCATAAGCAGGATTGCTGTCAAACTTTCCTTATTGGAGTACCTGATTTTAACGTCTGCACGATTATAAACACAAATACGAGTATCTCGGATATTACCCGCTATTGCCGTATTCAAGGGAATAATATACGATATGCATTTACTTACGCCCCACAGGTTTGTCATCTTCTGAGGACGTATACTCTATCTTCACAGACTGAGTATACTTTTAACTTAAAAATAAAAGGAATTATAACTAAAATCGCAAAGCGAGGTTTATTACTTTATTCTCTCTTTACGAAAGTAGTATCTTTAGTATTGTCATAAGTGTTAGATAATTTATCTAATGAGTCTTTATAGTGTTGACTTCTAGCTCCGCTCATTACCTTGTTATAAGTACTTCTGTTCGATTCATATATAGTCACAATGTCACTGTTAGACAATGAAGTTCCATGTTGCCTTAGTATATCTATTAAGACAACGTCTGGCATTGTAAGAAATACACTGTCTATGTGCATGTAACGTTTTGTGTCTTCTCGAAACTGAAGAACTTCCTGTATTGTAGGTACAGCTTCAGTATAAATTGTGTCAACACAAACTTGTTCTACATTATCCTTTTCAGGATTGATGAGATTGTCAACTTTATCGTGACAGATAAAGGTTAGTGCGCTAGCAACTAACATTCCTAATAGAATTAGGATTGTTGCTAAACTCCAGGCTATTGCTGAGCCTCTTCCTCTTGGAGAATCTTGTAATTCATTTTCCATTTTTTGATAAATGTTTAATAGTTAATAAATATGAGAACTTAATCTATACCAAATATATGTTTCATATATAATGGTTTAAACGTTTTAGCTGCATATTCTGCGGCATCTTCACTAATAAATCGTAGATGTGTACCCACATCACCACCGGCATAGCCAAGACCAAAGTTAGAATCCAGACCGAACAAACCCGCAGCAGAACCTTTTTCAATTTTGTTCCAATTAATGTACCACCAACTGCACCATGTTCTGATAGGTTCATTTTGTTCATACTTTAATATCCATTGTTTATTACCGTTAGCAATAAAGTTAATTGCTTGAGTAATAGTACTTAACTGTATGTACACTAGCACATGTTCTTCTAACTTTCTACGCTTGTCAATAGGTTTAATACCTAATACTTTACAAGCACTTTTGTAGTCTTTTACTTGTTCAAACATTTCTTATGAATTTTACGGTTTTGTTTGTAATTGTAAAGTTTCTGCGAAATAATTCTATATCTTCTTCAGGTATATTAACTACTTGTCTTAGAAAATCTCTTTTTAAATTGAGTTCTTCTTCTAAGTTCTTAGCTTTGCCTAAATAATAATATCTACCTTTATAATATACTCTAACTTTTCTCATTTTATAGTATCTCCTACAAAGTAAGTATTATAATATAGATAATCTCTAACGTATACCTCTTTAGTCTTTTTACTAAAAGGGTTCATGAGTTCTAACACATAAGTGTCTGAGTTCCGTACGTACTTATTAGTCACAATATAGTTTTTATATTGTGCTTTAAGTTCTACATAATTATAATAATCATAGTCTGTGCAATATTTACTTATTGATACTGTTGCTATTAATATTATAATTAATGCAATTAAAAATTCACTGATACTTGTGAGTATACTATTTGAATAACTTCTTCTGATTGTCATACTATGCTATTTTGATATATACTCTAGTAGGTTCGTTATCTTCCCATTTTACATTAGGGAAAGCTTCTTTTGGGAGTACTAGACTATTGAACGTATCTAAATTTATCCAGTAAGATTTACGCTTTTTTGGTTTTTCACAGAACAAAAATAACGCTCCATTTTTTTCTCTTGCTACCCATGCTCGAATTGATTTCTTTGCTCTCATAATTATCATTTTTAAGTTAATGAATGTACTCAGAGCGGGAATCGAACCCGCATGATTGTAATAATCATCAGAGTTTAAGTCTGAAGCGTCTACCAATTTCGCCATCTGAGCATTGCTGTTAATAAATTATTAATAATCTTATTATTATTGAACTAATTGTTATTCCTCCACTAATAGTACTTATTATAAATAATGTTTTAAGTATATTGTTTACTGTTTTTGAATATGGTGCTTGTATAGTACAAGCTGCTATTATTAATGATAATATACCACAAAGTACAGTAATTAGTGTTGCTATTGTTTCTATCATAATTTATTGATTAAATTGTTAATAAAAAAATAAGGCATTAGTTTTCATAGGTGCAAACTGGAAGATTTATTTAACCTATTACTTAACACACTCGCCACGTGAAGGCTGCCTTATGAGTGCAACTAGTATATCTATATTCACATATAAACATACTAGCAATACTACTCTTAGTATTCCACAAATCCATATTAAGCTAACGGAACATGAGTTGAGGACTATCCTACTCTTAGGACAATGAGTATAACATGATTCAGAAGTTCACTATTGCATTAGTATATGGAAGATTGTTATACTGCATGATTTTAAAGTCTGCACTAATACTATTTTACAGATGAGTATTTTAAGCTTTCCCGTACGTACTTGCTCTGTATGAATAGATATAAGCCCCACATGCTTGTCAAGGATTCTCACCTTAAAGAGCGCAGTATTTCTACTGCATTAACTTTATTGTATTTATGCTAACATTATAAGGTTCTAATTTTCTTATAAGTTCATTTATTTTTTCTTGTGTAACTACTTTAGGGAATATATTATATTCTCCTATGCAACTATCTATATAATCTTTGGCTTCTTTAAGACTAAGACTAATGGTGTTAAATTGTTCTCTTAGTATTTTTATTATTTGTATTTTAGTTTCGTTACCAACTTCTTTAGATATATACATATTCATTTTCACAAAGTTTACTTTATCTTTGTTTGTACAAGAGGTTTGTGTTTTGATAAGAACGGTTAATATGTTGTCAAACTGTTCTGTTGAACATGTTTTAACTATGGCATCTATTAGATTTTCTATAGATAGTGTCTTATTGTTGATAAGATTATCTATTACATACTGTTGAATACAAGTTATTTCTTTCATAGTTTGATATTATTTCTTTTTTAATATTTTAATATCTCCAGCACTTTCTATTAATAACAAAAACGTAGGAATTGGCCAGATAATTATAAAAAATGGGCATAGTAATATATCTCTTAAGGTTATCTCTTTACATTCATTATAATTGATTTATTTGTTAGTTAATGCATAGAAAAAATAATAGAGTAAGCGCATTAATATAGTTATGGAAAACACCACTATAAGCTATGCTAAGAGCTGTCTGATATAAGACCTCATTTTCTCTTACTCTATTAAATACTTTAGTTCTAACGCCTCTGCGCCTTCATACTACGTTTCTGGAACGTCGTAACGCCCCAATTAGGGAGATATACATCATACACGAGTTTTCATATATCATTGTGTTGATATAATAGTTAGAATGCTAAAGTATTGACACTTATTGTTCAGTTAGTGTTAGACTGTCAAGCACCTCATTAAGCCTATCGAGGTAATAGCTTATTCCCATCTATACTTGCTTTGGTTAGTTGCTACAAAGGGTGCACTCACAGCGAACCTAACTGTGCCCTTACCACGTGGTTTTACTATTATAACCTATTTGTGCATAATAAATTATAATAGCTTCTTTGACTCTGCATTCTGTCGGGCTTGTCACCGGCACTCGGCTGCATTAAGAAAAGAAGTATAATAATATAGTCCTTAGCGCTACCTAAGTCTTTATAAGGGCATACCTAACTTATATTATTATACTTTAACGTGGTTAAGCTATGTTTCACAACATATGAAGATAATTTGCATTTCATAGAATAATTACTTTGCGAAATAAATCTGCATTAATATTATAATGCAGTATATACTACTACATTTAGGTATTCGTCAAAATAGGGCATAACATATGTGTCAATGAGATAAGTATTTACATTATTCTCTGAAGGAGATAATGATAACTCTGATATTTGTAAATCTTCATCCCATGCTACACCTACTAATAAGCCTATAATAGTATTATTCCCTATTTTTACTCCTACTGCTGTTCCTAATAATTTACTGATTAGACTGTTCATTGTGTGCTTTAATTATAACATATCCTTCACTATTACGAGTGAGTTTTTGATTATTGTCTATAGTTACTTCATCACCATTTAATAATATGAATTTAGTTGTTTTCTCTCCAAATTCTATTATTCTTATAGATGTAATAATACTTTTATCCTTATATTCTATGACTACAGTACTGCCTGCTAATCTAAAAAATTCAGCTTTACTATTCATTTTCGTAATAATTTAGTTAAATAACCATATAGATAGATATAATACTATCATTGTGATTATTACTGATAACATACCTAATTCTGTGTCTTTGTCCATAATATCATATTTTATATTCTGCATCAGAATAGCCATTATTGTATGCAATCTCTAAATCTGCTTTTCTTTTCCACTCTGTATTAACAAAGTATGCAGAACTACCTACTATATCAACAAATGGTTCTTCATTTATTAGTATTGCATTTTCTCTGAAATTATCTATAGTCATATAGTCTTGTATTTCTGGCCATATTACTATTTCAAATGTAGACTGAAGTAAGCTGTTTCTATCCATATGATTATTTATTTAGTTAATGATTAAATTGCATTTTACACCTAAAACTTATAACTGCGCAACGCATAGCCTGAATGTCACACGTTCTCTATCAGTCCACAGAATTCACTGCTTCATCTGGCAGCTGAGTACGCCCTTACGTCTGCCAACTACACTATTATAAGAAACTGGTGCCCTCAATGTCTTGGGATTGTTACACAACTCCGTAGCTTACGCTACTCTGAAGTTATTGAGTTTTTTAAAATGTTAGTCTTCCAACCTAACTGTGTAGTGATACTTAGTAGGATAAACACTAAGCGGAACTACCTTGAACTGCCTGACCTCTCTTCTTTAGTTCTCACATGTTTCTGCGTTCAATCTTCATGTGCAATCTTTTGCTCACAGTAACTCGTGAGCGTTTGCCAGTCTTTACAGCGCTGGCTTTCTGTGTAGTTGAGTAATTCTGTAATTAACAGGAATTATATCTCTTTTGTCTTCATGTTCTAATTTATGATATTTGTTTCCTATACAGATTTTATTATCATTAAAACCTATATAGAATACTGAATTAAAGCATATACACTTTAGAACAACATGGTTACAATAGAACTCATATACTTTAGAAAGATAAGTAAAGATATTTTTCATATATTCAAATTCTTTTCCTTCAAGTTCTACAAAACCTCCAAAACTAACAAAAGCTCTTGAGGTTATTATTTCTGTGATTTCTCCATTTATTTTCATGTATATAGGTTTTATTGATTATTGTATATTTATAATAGAACAAGCGCATTATTTTTGCTATGCTATTTTCTTGTTCTGTTGAAAATTTATTTATTATTTTTGTCTGTCCATATACATGATATTGTTATCAACAAAGTGAGACCGTTTAGGTAAATAAAGCCAGTCCAATCATTCGTTTCAATGCAATATTTTAGTATTACAATCCAGAGAAAAACAAAAATAACTAATGCAATTATTACACTTCTATCCATAAAAGCTATATATTATGTGATTAGTCTATTTTGGTAAAACAATTAGTCTTAAAAAACGAGGATGGTGGGTTCCCCCACCGTCTCCGTTAATCCCAATCATCATCAGACTTTTGTGTAGATTTTTTACTTTCGGCTTTGGTTGGTTTAGCTTCCTTTTCTTCTTCTTCATCCGAAATATCGATATATGTACCGTTTGCAAGATTGGTACGAAGATTATTTGCCGCCATTTCTTCGGGTGTGATTTCCTCAGCCCAAGCATCTGTTTCATCAGCAAAGCCGATAACAGTAATAAAACTTTGTTTCATTATTCGCCCGTCAGAAGTGGCAAACTCAATACGTTTTACTTCGTCACTGATAGAGGCTAAATCTACTTGTTTGTAAAGTAAATTTACTACACATTTGTTTTTGTTCTCCTCTTTTACTTTCTCATTGAGAATGTAGTTCCCGTTATCGTCTTTCTTATACGTTCCGTCCTCATTCTTTTCGGGAACGTACATTACACGACATTTAAGCAACTTTTTCCAATCGCTTAGCGCTTCTTCATCCGCGGGAAAGATTGACTTTGTTAATGTAATGTTTCGGGCTAATGCCGCTTTAACATTAATTCTTACAACTCCGTTTCCTTCGTCCGTCACTTTGTCGGCGCTTGTATCACCGATAACGCCTTGCCACTTGCATATAAAGAACGGCAATTTCCCGTCCCGTGGTCTCAATTCTGCACTTTGTAGATAACACAACATAATAATAAAAGTTTGAATGTAAAACAAAAAAATAAACAAATAAATATCGAAAGAGAATACACATATAGGACAATACGGGGGTATTCCCTTCCGATACTAAATACAGGGGAGTGAACTTTTGCTATTCCACACACGCACCACCTCTCTCAAAAAATTTATAAAAAATTTTTATATTTTATTTTTAAAATATGTTTAATTTATGTTAAATATCTGTAATTATTCTTAATATTTGCGTTATTAGTAATATGAAACATAGCATAGATTATTATATAGAACATATTGAGCCTATGATAGATAATCTAAATAGGCAACAAGAAATACAGATTGATAATACTAAGTTTCTAGTATTAAAAGTGCGTACTAAAGGTGTTATGTATATATTAATAGCTAGTCAATATAACTGGAATGGAATTCACTACTGGGTATATAATACTAACACAAAACAAGTAGAAAATATAATTCATAGTACTTACCACTTCATGTTTAGATTTAAACAGCGTCACTTATCTATTACTAGACTATCAGAAAATAAACAAATAATAGTATGCGTGGTTAATATGTTTAAATATTCATATAACCTGTTAAACTACACATCCTCAGTTTATATTACATATAAAAAACCGTCTAAACTAGGAGTACCACATATAAGATTTATTACATACATAAGAAAGACTACTAAAAAGAAATAATATGAAATTAATAGAATCCAGTGTACAGATTATTGAGGAAAAAGACCCTTATAAGATGATAGAATTAGCAGGTAGAACTTGTTATAAGTCTGAAGATAAGATAACAGAGAATAGTGCTAAAGAGTTTGTAGATCGTATGATTAAGCTTGGTCATGGAGCTATGTTAGAGCATGGTACTATTTATTTAAAGATAGATAAAACAGAAGATGGGCATCTTCCGCCAGCTAGACTATATTGGTCAGATGGTAATCACAAGAAATATACGAGAGTGCGTAAACATGGAAATTCAATATACGTGACAACCAATCTACGAGTAATAGTAGAGAATAATAGATTAGATGATTTGCAGTATCAAGTAGAACCTACAGAACATCACGAAAAGCGCATTACAGCCAAATTTATATGTGATAGAGGAGTAAGTCATGAGTTTGTTAGACACAGAGTATTCAGCTTTGCACAGGAGTCTCAAAGATATTGTAACTACAGTAAGGATAAATTTGGAAATGAACTTACTTTTATTAAGCCTACATGGTTAGATATACCTACAGGTGATTATACTTACTGGGATGGAGATTGGTGTGATATTGATAATATGAAGATCCAGTTACCTTCAGATAATGGTATAGCGGACAACTTTTTATGGTGTTTGAACAACGCAGGAATGCAATACAGACTACTAATAAATAAAGGATTAAAACCTCAAGAAGCAAGAGCAATACTCCCTAATGCAACTAAGACAGAGTTAGTAATGACAGGTTTTGAAAGTGACTGGGAACATTTCTTTGAATTACGTTGTAGTGGTGCAGCTCATCCAGATGCTAGAAAGTTAGCTGATGAGTTAAAATCGTTAATGAATGTTAAAAACATTGAACTTAATAGCGTTAAATAACTATAAATAATGTTAATAAATGTTAAAGAAATAGTAACTAAGACAGTATATTAGACGTTATATGGGGAGTAAGAGGGGTAAAGTAATAACAGTGTCTAGTTAAGTAAAGTGATATAATATTAATTACTCCTACTTTAGATAATCACAAATATAATTACTATGAAACAGAAACAAGTTAGAGAAGTAGCATACTTAGGTAAGAAAGTATATTTTGGTAATAAACCTTATACTCTAGTAGAGAATGAAGTAAAAGGTATGTGTCAAGGATGTGATTTATACAATTGTTATTGCCCTTCTAGGATTACTTCATTGTGTACTCAAGGATTTATACTTAAAAGAGATAAGCAATGAAAGAAGGAAAGAAGAATGATTACCAAGACGGTAAGCTACGTTGGGATTTATTACCTTTAGAAGAGATTGAAGACATAGTAAAGCTTTATACTGCTGGTTCTATTAAGTATGGCGATAATAATTGGCAGAATTTAGACAATGGTTACCAACGTTATAAAGCTGCTATGTTAAGACATCTACTTGAGTATGAGAAAGGTAATAAGATTGATGATGAAACTAAAGTAAACCACTTAGCTGCTGTAGCTTGGAATGCAATAGCTATGCTTTACTTAGATAAACACGGAAAAGGAAAAGACTATGACATTAAATGATTAGGAATTAGCAAAGATAGTAAAAGATAGAATACCAGTAACAATAGATAATAAATAGTTTATAGTAGAGTCTAACCCAATAGGTAGTTGTGATGGCTGTTACTTCTTAAATAGAAACTGTCCTACTTTAGCTAGACGTTATTGTTGTTCTAATGGCGGAAATATATTAATATTAGAGAAACAAAATAAGAAATAATACGTTATTTAAGTATTAAAATATAGAATATTATGGAAGATAAAGTACTAGAAACAGTAGTAAATGGAATTAAGTATACAATGTTGAAGGATGTGTTAGTTAAGCCTTTGGAACCAGTCATGGTTACTAAAGAGATAACAGAACAGATTCCTACGGGTGAAGTTGATGAAGATGGTTTCAATAAATATGATACACAAACTGAAACTAAGGAAGTAGAATCTGAATATTCAACAGGTGTAGTATTGAAGATTCCCACATGCTTAACAGAATGTGAATATAAAGTAGGAGATACTATTGTTTATAATAAAAAGTTTGCTAAGGACTTTGATTTGTTTAAGGATAGTCAATTAGTCAAACCATATGATATAATTGCTGTATCAAACATGATTTAAAAATTATAACTCATTGTTAGAATGAACCCTGGCGTTAGTCAGGGTTTTTTATTATATAGATAATAAATGTTAATAAATGTTAACAGATTTTAACATTTATTTAATCTATCGTTTATAGATACATAAACATTTAAAATAAATATTATGAGCTACAAAGTAATTAAGGAATTTGGTTCTGCTAAGAAAGGTGATGTATTAGCAGAAGATGAAACAGGTTTAGTGTCATTTAACGTTAGTGAAGATAATTATACTAGAATGATGTCTTTAGATTATGATACTGCGGATTACTTATGTGAAGAAGGTTACCTTTTAAGTGTTGATGATGAAAGTAAGTATAATGTAGATGCTACTTTAGAGCTCATTGATGACTTACTTAAGAAATACGAAAGTAACTTAAAAGAGACTAATGAAAAAGCAAATAAAGGCGAAATACAGCCTTGTGTTAAGTTAGAAGCTGAGACAGTATATTATAACTTAAATAAGGTTTTAAATAAAATTAAGGATACGTTAACAAATGAATAAATTGGTAAAAAGCGTAAGCAAAGCCGATTTAAATACAGAATTCTTAAAGAGCCTTAATGGTATACTTGGTCTTACTGATAGGGAGCTAGAGTTACTGGCTACGTTCATAGCAATAGATATTAACACTCCTAAGCTCCCTAACATAAGTAAGAATGTAATATCTACTGAAAATAGGAAGTATATTAGAAAAGTATTAGGTATTACTCCTGACAATCTCAGTAGATACATAACTAAGTTTAAGAATCAAGGTATACTAGTTAAGGGTAAGATTGAAGATGAAGTTGTAGTAAATAAGGCGCTTATACCTGAAATAATCGGCGATAGAGTACAAATTACTATAATATTAAGAGTAAATAAAGATGAAGATTAAAACAACAATAGTAAGACCTGGCACTATATTATGTTGGAAGGAATATAACATATTTACTAAGTTGTGGAATAAGTTAAAGAAGAGAGACTTACCATATAATAAGTTTGAGATTATTCCTACTAGTATAGAGTTACTTACAATAGATAGATATAACTTTGTGGCATATACTCCCATACGTAAGTATAATAAACAGGAAATATACAAACTACAATCTATCTATGATAATTGTATAGAAGATAGAAATTGGGACGATGTTAAAACTATAATTAATATAATAAGACCTAATACGTTCGATAACTCTTCTACTTTAGAAGAATGTAAATATTACAAAAAGATAGATTTAAATGAGGAATCAAGTGAGTATATATACTAAATTAAGTAACAAGTATAACATACCATACCCTATCATAGAAGTAATATGTAATAGTCCATTTAGATTTACTAACAGCGTTATATCTGATTTAGATCCAAAGCCTGTCAGATTCTCTTACTTGGGTAAATTCAAATTAAAGAAAAGATATGAAAAAGAAACCGTACGATGTTTATAGTCCTGAAATATATCCTAGACTATTATTTGTAAGTACTAATATTGAGGATTTGGATAAATATTTTATATTTCTTGATGTATACGGTAATAATGATGGAAGTGAATACAATAAGTTATTACAAGAAATAGATAAATATGATGGAGGAATGGTTACTTGTAAAGTAATACGTAAGAGTGATAATAAATACGGTGTGATAGTGATAGCTGTTACTAGTATAGAAGATATTACTCCAGATATGATTCCTCATGAGGCAGTACATGTTGCAGATTACTTTTGTGAACAATTAGGTTTATATACGCAAGACTTTAAAGACGGCAATGAAGCGTATGCCTATTTAGTAGGATGGGCTGCAGGAAATATAAGTAATACTATCTGTAATGAGTTAAAAAACAAAGAATATGACAATTGAAGAAAGTAAAATGATGTGGAAATTAGAAGTGGAAAACAATAAACCACTCTATAGTTCATTTAGTAAGGAAATGAAACGCCTGTATAACAAAGTAGATGAATTAATTAATGAAGGCGTAATTACTTATGAAGATTTCACTAATGATGTAATCGACAGTATTACTACTATAGTAGATAATGGGAAGAATAATGCAGAACCTAGTAGAGCTGATCAGGTAAATGCGATGTGTGATATGCTATTTAAGAAGTATGAAGAATATAAAAAAGTAGAGCATACAGGAGGAGATAGAGAAGTTTTAGTAGATAATATAGAGTTATCAGATGAAACCCAATTACGTGAATCCGAACGTGCCAATGAGACGTGCTAAGGAAATTATAGCGAGATTATAGAAAGAATATTATTTAGGTTATTTAATTGATTGATTATTATGGTTAAGTATATTTGTTCAGTAGATAGAGGTACTGTTATTAGTTACGATAAAGAAGTAGAAAATGTTAGCTTACTGGATCATTTTTACGTAGATTATATATGGTATGTTCCTGAAGATGGAGAGTGGGTATATACAAAAAAGGATGGTTCTAAAAATAGAAGAAGCGTTACTAAAGGCACTATAGTATTAAAAATGTATCCTATCAGTGAAGAAGACGATAGAGAATATATTTTTGTTGAAAATGATGAAGTAAAAGACCACTATAATAGATTACTAGAAAAGAAACAAGAGGAGAAAAAGAAAGCTGCTTCCTGTGACACGGATTGTGATACGGGTTGTGATTGTGAATGTGGTTGTAGACTAGATTGTTGATATGGATAAATTATTGATAGACCAGTACGGTAATGCTATTTTATATAAAGTAGATACTAATAGCATCAAAAATATATCTGATAACTTTGAATGTAGAACTATATATATAGCATAGTAGGATGGTCAAATAATAACAGAAGAAGAAGTAATAGACTATAAACTAGGAGACATTGTACTTATATTAAGTAAATATGATACTATAAGTAGTAAGTGGAACCTAAAGCCGATAGTCTGTTCTGATGATTTTGCTAAAGACGATCTTATAAGATGGAGCAAAGAAGATAACAAACAAGTTCTTACAAATGAAACTATTTGATCTTATTGGAGGTAAAGTAAAAATACACCCAGATGCTATAGGCATCCCATGCTTTAGAAGAGTGTGGGATGCAGATAAACCTGATAAGGAGCATGCTACTAAAGTAATAAGTTACATTGTACTTATGAATAAATGGGATAGTCCTTATGTACAAAGTATGGATGAAGACAGTAGGGAACTTAAACTGAAAAAGGAAATATTCGATGATGAGAATTACAAATTGACTACAGAAGAATTGATTTGTGAAGATGAATATAAAACCTTACTTAATACTAGAGCTCTACAAATGTTAAACAATATGCGTCTAAAGTTAGACAGTGTAAGTAAATACTATAAAGAATCATTAGACGATACTTTAGATGAAAAGAAGATTAAGGACTTACTAGCTGGTATGACTTCTGTTGGTGGAGTACTTAAGAGTATTGATTCGCTAGAAACAATGGTTAAAGCTGAAGAATTAGCTATAGGTAAAGTTAAAGGAGACGCTAAAGTAAATCCATATGAGTTGGCGAAATAATACATTAAAATATAACTAAATATTAACAACACGTTATAGTGTATAAATGAATATTTTATTATGAATAAGAAATTTACGATTACTATAGATTTGACTAAGGATACAGAAGAAGTGTTTAGACAGATTGAAGAAGCTTCTGAATATTTGAACAAACCTGTAAAGAAGTCATTATGGCAGAGAATTAAATCTTGGTTCTAAACCATCAGAACCCTTACGTGGAGGGTAAGAATATCCACGTGTATGGGAGAGTGGCGGAATAGGCATACGGCAGTAGATTGACGGAAGCGCTCTGAAGTCGTCGTTAATAAAGCTCTTGAGTTTGAAGGTTCGAGTCCTTCCTCTCCCTCTTAATATTGCCCTGTGGTGTAGCGACTCTGCACATCTGTCTCTAAAACAGAAGGTCTCCGGTTGGCACGAGAGCGGGGCGACCAACAGCGTAGGTTAGAGATGCGCACAAATATTATATTTATGAGAACAAAAATATGTACAAAGTGCGATTTAGAAAAACCTACAAGTGAGTTTAATAAAAATAAACTCAAAAAAGATGGATTACAAAGTGAATGTAGAGATTGCCATAAGTAGATGTGTTCTAGCTACTATCAAAGAAACAAAACAAACTATAGAAAAACATCTAAATTGAAACGGCAAAAAATACTATCAATAGTTAATAACATTAAATCTAAAGGATGTATTATCTGTGGTGAAACTAATATAGCTTGTTTAGATTTCCATCATTTAAGAGATAAAAAAGGTAATATATCTGATTTAATAAAAACTGAAAATTTAAATAAAGTTATTAATGAGATTAATAAATGCATAGTACTTTGTGCAAATTGCCATCGAAAGTTACATAACTAGTCCTTTGAAACTATAATAGCAGAAGGAAACTTGTTGGATAGGTAGTTATCGTGAACAGGTAGTCTGGGGTAATGTTAGCCCAGGTGAGGAGTACTAAATATAAGGCGTATAAAACCCTAGCTTAAGAAACTAGGTTGCAGCCACTGGAAATCTCCTCTACTAAAATTCAAGATTAATAAAGTAAGAAAAAGGGGTTCGTTGTGAAACGCGCCCCTTTTAAATATAAAGCGTACTAATATGGATAAACTTAGAGGTAAGAATGTAACTTTTTTTATGCAGGACGAACTTGATGAGTATTCAATTAATCTGGAAATGTGGAATATGGCGTTGGGAGAATTAGAGAAACAAACAGGAAAAACTATAAAAGAAGCTTTAAATAATCTCATCAAATAGTAAGAACAAGAATGGTAGACTTCAATAAGAAGATAGTAAATAGTAATAAATTTAGAGGGCCAGCACTATAGTTTATAGCTACTGGTTCTTATTGCGTATATCCAGAAGGTACTTCAGAATATTTTAAGTTCTGGGATGAGGAAAGTAAAAGATGTGTAGATGGTTATACAGCTGATGATGGAGATTTCATTAGCGGGTATAACTATTTTTATTTAAACTACTGTCCTATATCTCGTATAGTTAATCATATTACTACAGATGAATTAGGTAATACTAAAGTAAAACGTGTTAATGAAGTAACTTTCCCCGACTTCTGGGATTACGACTATTACTATTTTAATGCAGTATAGGAAGCCCAAGAGTAGGGTAAACATTTATGCTTACTTAAGTCTAGACGTAAAGGTTTTTCATACAAAGGTGGTTCTATGGCATGCCGTAATTTCTATCTAATACCATACTCTAAAACCTTCATATATGCATCAAATAAATAGTATTTGACAGATGATGGTATTCTTACTAAAGCTTGGGATTATATGGACTTTATAGATAAGAATACTGCATGGGGAAAGAAGCGATCAGTTAATACCTAGATGCGTAGACGTGCTGGATTCTATACTAAGGATGACTATGGTAATATCATAGAATTAGGTTATAAGTCAGAAATTATAGGTGTTACTTTGAAAGATAATCCTGATGTAGTACGTGGTAAGAAAGCTAACCTTATTATGTTTGAGGAAGGTGGTTCTTTCTCTGAATTAGGAGCAGCATGGCAAATCGCTAGACCTTCTGTAGAGGTAGATGGTATAGCCTTTGGTACTATGATAGTATGGGGTACTGGTGGTGATGAAGGCTCTGCATTTGAAACCATGAAGGATATGTTTTACAATCCTGATGGATACAATTGTTTAGGGTTTGATAACATATGGGATGAGTCTGCTACTACTAATAAATGTGGTTTCTTTGTACCTCAATATACTAACTTAGATATACGTGATGAGAATGGTAAACGTATATATATGGACGAGGACGGTAATACGTACCGTAAGAAGTCTTTAGAACACATATTAGCAGAAAGGCAAGTAGTAATAACTAATGCCACTAATAACGCAGCAGTTGACAGATACGTTGCAGAGAGACCTATTACTCCAGCAGAGGCCATGCTAGAGTTTAATGGTAACATATTCCCCAAGAAGGAATTACAAGAGTAGTTATCATTACTCAGAACTAATAAAAAATTATAGAATCATAAGTAGGTAGGTGATCTAGTATGGCAACCTGACGGTAGTCTTAAATGGGTTATTAAGAAGACAGGAGATATAACACATTACCCATTAAGAACTAAAAGGGATGAAGTTACTGGAGCATTAGTAGGAGATGATCCTACTGGTTCTATAGTAATATGGGAGCATCCTAATAAGGATGCTAGTGCTGGTTTGTATATTGCAGGTATAGACTCATACGACTATGATGAATCAAGTACTACATCATTGGGTTCTTGTTTTATATATAAGAGAGTATAGTCTATAGAACAGTATTCAGATATAATAGTAGCAGAGTATACAGGTAGACCTAAGTCAGCAGAAGATTTCTATGAAAATGTACGTAAATTGCTTATATACTATAATGCTAGAGCAATGTATGAGAATCAAAACAAAGGTATATTTGTATACTTTACTAACAAACATTGTGACTATTTACTTGCTGATCAACCAGATATAATCAACGATATAGTAAGTAATTCTAAAGTAAATAGAAAGAAGGGCTGCCACATGAATAAGCAAATTAAGCAATGGGGTTGGGGTCTAATAAAGGATTGGCTAAACGATATTAATGCAGATGGCAAGAAGAACTTATACAATATTATGTCGGAACCGCTATTAGAGGAACTTATAGCTGCAAACGATGTAGTTAACGTAGACCGTGTAATGGCGTTGACCCAAGTAATGATATATAGAGAATAGCTATATAATGTTAAAGTAAAAGAGATTAAAAAAGAGAATAGAAATAGGGTACTGTTTGAAGGCCCTATATTTACTCAGGAATGGTTTCGTGACGACGAAGCTATAGATAATATCGAAGCATATATGTTTTAATTATGAATAATATTAATCAAATGCCAATATAGAAACTTCCTATGTCTAAGAAGACAAAAGACTGGCAAGAAAGTTGTATAGACTATGTTATAGGCCGTAGTTTAGGAGGTTCTAGAAATGGTAATAACAGAACTCGCAGAGAGGAGATGCAGACGTACTATGATCTTTATAATAGTATATACAATGAAAAAGATCTAAAGTATGTTACTAATCCTTTTAAACAGCAGGATGGCTTTCCTGCAATGGCTTAGGATTATAATATAATTAAGCCTAAAATAGACTTACTGTTAGGAGAAGAAACTAAAAGACCATTCAACTTCAGAGTAGTACGTACAAGTGATATAGCTGCTAGTGAAATGTAGGATAGAGCTAAATAGCTTTTAATAGATTACATTCAGGCTACTATAATGAGTAAATTAGGTCCTGAAGAACAAGCTAGATACTAGGAAGCTTTACAGAATGGTGAGATAATGACTCCTTAGTAGATACAAAAATACATGAGTAAAGACTATAAAGATATAGCAGAAGTAACTGCATATCACAGTCTTAATTACTTAAAAAATAAGTTAAACATTACTCATGAATTCTTCAAAGGTTGGAAAGATGCTTTAGTTGGTGGTGAAGAGATATACTATGTAGGTATACTGAATGGAGAACCGTGCCTCGAACGTGTTAATCCTATCTACTTTGATTATGATACTGAAACGTCTGACTTAGAATTCATTCATGACGCAGAATGGTGCTGTTATGAAATGAATATGTCTGTAACTGAACTATATGATAGATTATACGATAAGATGTCTGAGAAACAGCTAAATCAGTTGTTAGATATGATGGATCAAGCTTCTAAAGGTGGTATAAATCCTGAAGTAAGAAAGACGTCTTTAGATTATACTCATATTAAGACTCATACTATTAACGGGTTCAGCAGTAATCCATTTGATAGTACTAATAGTGTGAAAGTATGGCATTGTTGCTGGAAATCGTTTAAGAAAATAGGTTTTGTTACTATAATTGATCCTGAATTAGGTGAGCCTAAAGAATATCAAGTAGATGAGAGCTATAAAGAGACCGGGATGGAACTTAATGTAGAATGGAAATGGATTACTGAAGTATGGGAGGGATATAGAGCTGGTGAAGACCTATATATAGGAATACAACCATTAGAATATCAATATACTTCATCTGATAATCCTAACTCTCAAAGATTGCCTTATACTGGAGTAGTATATAATAATACAAACAGTAGACCTCGTAGTTTAGTAAGTATGATGAAACCATTGCAGTATATGTATATTGTACTATGGTATAGACTTGAGCTTGCTATGGCTAGAGATAAAGGTAAAGTAGTAAATATGGACATTACTTAGATACCAAAATCTATGAATATAGATGTATCTAAATGGATGCATTACTTATCTGCTCTTGGTGTAAACTTTATTAATCCGTATGAAGAAGGATGGGATATACCTGGTAGAGAAGGAGGTAAACCTAGTCAGTTTAACTAGATTACAGCTCTTGACCTTACTATGGCTAATACCATAGATTAGTATATTAATCTTATGGATAAGATTGAAAGTATGCTATCTGAGATATCTGGAGTTAGTAAGCAAAGAGAAGGTTCTATTTCATCTAATGAATTAGTAGGTAATGTAGAACGATCTGTAGTACAATCAGCTCATATTACTGAACCTTGGTTCTGGACACACAATTAGGTAAAGAGAGAATGCTTAACTATGTTGCTTAATACCGCTAGATGGGCTTGGAAAGATGGTAGTAAAACTCATCTACAATATATATTAGATGATGCTACTAGAGCATTCTTAACGCTATCAGATGATATGCTTTATGAGGATTTTGATATCTTTATAGAAGATACTACCAAGAATCAACAGTATATAGAAACACTTAAGCAGTTAATGCAACCTGCTATGCAGAATGGTGCTAGTTTGCTTGATATAGCTGAAATCATTACTATGGATAATATTAGTATGATTAAGTCTAGACTAGAGGAAATTGAGCAAAAACGTATGGAGCAACAACAAGCTATGGAACAAGCTCAAGCAGAACGTGAACAGCAAGCTATTCAAATGCAAAATGAGATTAAGGAAGAGGAGCTTATGATTAAAGAAGCAGAAATGGATCTTGAAAAATACAAGATAGATCAAGATAATGCTACTAAGATTACTGTAGCTCAACTTAATGCTTACAGAGGTACTGAGAATATGGATTAGAATGAGAACGGTGTACCTGATGTCATGGAAATAGCCCAGCAAGCTTTAGCTGAACGTAAGCAAGCATCTGATGAAGCTTCTAAACAATTTGAATTCAATGCTAAGATTAGAGAGCAGAAGATGAAGAAAGAGATAGAGGATAAGAAGAATTAGCTTGAAAGGGAAAGAATGGATCACGAAATGAAGTTACAAGCAGCCAAAGACAAGGCAGCAATGGAGAGAGAAAGATTAAAAGCCAAAACTGCGATTAAGAATAAAGTAACAGGAGAGAAATAATTATGAATTGGTTTAAAGAAACATGGTGGATAATTAAATAGCTATTCACTAAAGTAAAAGCAGATAAAGTAGAATATAAACATATGGATCACTATCCATTTAGTGGTTATTCTGCAATGAGCTGGTGTGGTTACTTGTTAAGTAGAAAACCTGAATCTCAGATTAAGCCTACTACTTGGAATCATGAAAATATTCATCTTTATGAAGCTAAAGATAAGAAGAGATGGATAAGTTATTATTGGTCTTATGTATGGGAATGGATTAAAGGTAACCCTATAATCTATCCCGCATCTAGTGCTTACTATACTATTCCTTATGAGATGGAAGCTTATGCTAATGACGATAACTTTGATTATCTGAAAACACGTAAGCCTGAGGATCTTGATAAGTACAAGATTAAAGACAGAAAGAAGACTTATAAGGCTAATAAGAAGAATTGGAAACAGTATCTTAAAACAATTAAATAATAGGTGGAAAAGGTGGAAAGAAATAATTGAGAAATTATGGATAGTGAAGAAACATTGAAATATCTTTAGTAGAAATACCCTGAAGATCTGAATGAAAATTATAGATGTTATTGGTGGTGCACTAGTAATATAGACGGTAGTGCTTTAACTTATTATTTAGTACTACACGATAAGTTTTGTGAAACAGATAAAGAACCAATGATATGTCTTAGAGCACATTCATCAGATCCTGAAAGTTTAGTTAATCTATTAAAGATGTACTTAGAAACATGTAAGTACTAATATGGATAGACAAGCATTTAAATAGAGAATGCAGAACCTAAAGTCTTACCGGGAGAATAATCCCGGTAAAGGCTATTGGGATTGGAAAGTAGAAGCATTTGCTGAAGGTGGTCAGACAGGTGATCCTGAGAAGGAAAGATTCTATCAGGCTACGGGTAGAAGTAGTAGTGGTAGACCTTTAGAAGAAGGTTTAAAACCTGTGTTCAGTCTTGAAGATGCTGCTAATATGACTCCTATTGGTGATGCTATATCGGCTAAAGACGCTTATGATGCAGTAAAGAATAGAGATTGGTTAGGTGCTGGATTAGCTGCAGTTACTATGATACCATTTGTACCTACTACTGTTAGAAACTTTAGAAAGAAGTACAAGGGCGTTACTCCTAAAAGAGAAATACCTACGGTAAATAAGAAAGCTATAGACAATGCTATAGACGAAGCAAAAAATTATAGAGATAGTAGGATTAAATTATACTAGCAGGCTATTGAAGATAGAAACGCTAGTTACGAGCGTCTTATAGAGAATGAGGATGCATTAAGAAGAGCGGTTAATTTTGATAAAAAATATGGTACAAACTATGTAAAAACTTATACAAAATAGTTATAGGACTATGCGAAAAGTAAAAATTCTCCTGATTTAATGTAGATCGGAATAAAACCAATGGGTGCTAATGGTTCTTTCGATCCTAATATACCTGACTATGTATTTATTAATTCTGATTACGTTAAGAATGGTAAACTATAGCCAGGTTTAATAAGTCATGAAAAAAGTCATTACGATAATTAGAAAGCAGGAGCATTGAGTTTGCCTATATTTGATAATAGATTCGTAGATACCAAAAAGACTAAAACCATGTATCCTAAAACGTATGATTGGATTTAGAGATACTTGCATAACTTTGAAGAAACTAAATCGCATATGAATGAATTTAGGACTAATATGATAAATAAAAATCTATTGAAACCTGTATGAAAAAACTATTTAATACTTATAAAAGTAAAAGATAGTTTGTGAAAGATTTTAATTCAGTCCCAATTACTAGCATTGGGGATAATAAAACATTAGTATGATAGTAGATCCGATATCAGTTGAAACAAAATTATAGACCTATATTAGAGCTGCTAAAAAGCAGCAATAGTATATTGAAACGTTTACTCCAGTATATTGTACTGATACTATATTTAATTACTATGACAGTAGTTATACTGGTTTAGATTAGTCCTGTTATTCTACTTTTGATCCTAGAACAGATCCATTATACTCTAAGGATCTCACTAGAGAAGAATTAGATGCACTAACTAATTAGCAATATTTTAGTGAAGAAGAGTTAAAATATTATTTTGATCTATTGGTATCTAGGTACTGTCTATACGATAAAGAACCTGATACAGAAGAAAATGAACCAGAAGAGGACATTGATGACGCTATTGATGAACTCAAACGTGAAATAAATGAACTTAAAGAAATACAATAAATCTAATTATATATAATTATGGATAATGTAACATTGAACGGTTTTGAGGTATTTGAAGATCTCATGCCAGGAGCAAGCGTAAAGAATAAACCTATTACTCCTCCTACTAATGAGGAAGAGGAAGAAACAAAAATTGATCTTGAAGGAGTAGGAGAAGAACTCAGTGAAGAAGAGTTAAATAATATTCGTAAGAATACTAAAACTGAAACTGAGGAAGAGAAAGAGGAAGAGCTTGAAGAAGAAGATAAAGAAGTAAAATCTAAATCTAAAGCTAAACCTAAAACTACTACAAAGGAAGAAACAGAGGAACCTGAAGTTGAGGAAGAAGAACCAGAAGAGTCTACTGATGAAACTACCATAGTAACAGGTTTCTTTGATTCTTTGTCTGAAAAGTTAGGTTGGGATGACATTGAGGATGATGATAAACCCAAGACCGTTGAAGATCTTATTGATTACTTTAACGATGTAATTGAAGAAAACTCAGTACCACAATACGCTAGTGAAGAAGTTGAGCAACTTGATAAGTTTGTTAAGAATGGTGGTAATTTGAGAGATTATTTTTCAATTGATAATGAAGTAGATCTTGATGATATCGATCTCGAAGATGAAAGTAATCAGAAGTTGGTATTGAAAGAATTCCTTAAAGAAAAGGGTTTTAATACTAAATAGATTGAAAAGAAACTCACCAAATATGAGGAAGCTGGTATTCTTGAAGATGAATCATAGGATGCTGCTGAAGCCCTTAAGGACATAAGAGAGAATAAGAAACAACAGCTATTGAAAGACCAAGAAAATGCCGCTAAGCTCGCAGCCCAACGTCAACAGGAGTACTTTGATACCGTTGTCAACGAAATAAAGGGCATGGATAATATCCGCGGTGTTAAAATTCCAGAAAAGGATAAACAAATACTGTTGGAATATATATTCAAACCTACCTCTGATGGTATGACCAAATTTCAAAAAGATTGGTCTAAGAGCGTAAAAAATTTAATCGAGTCTGCCTACTTTACTATGAAAGGAGACACACTTGTAAAAGCCGCCGAAGTAAAAGGTCAAAATGCAGCTATTAACAAGTTTAAGAATAGTCTCAATAGAACAGGTGTAAGTAGAAAGACTAAGAAACAGGATAACACTAGCACCGAGTCTATGTGGAATTCCTTCGCACGAAGATTGCGTGCTAATTAATAATAACTAAAAATTAATTTACTAGTATTTTATGGATAATAATATTCTAAATAATTTGGTACTGTATAAAGGTAAGTGGTTCAGTGATTTGATTGATACCGCTAAGATTTCTGCAGCATCACAATAGAATCCGTATCAGGTTGCTACTGTGTTGTCCTATGTATTCGGTACCAAAGATAATGGTTACAACACTTCTTTGGATATGCTTACTGGTGGTCTTGGTAACGTAATGACCATTGATCAACCGAGCTGGGAGTGGAATGTAATGATTGATGCCGATAGAGCAGTTACAATTAGAGATGCAAAATGGAATGGCGCAGCTATTACAGATGATTCAACTGCAGGTCTTGGCAATACACCTATTATGCTGTGGTTAGAAGATAACTGGTTTGGTCCTACTGCTGTATTGGAATTTGATGATAAGGAATTCCAAGTACGTGTAGCAGGTGCTCCGTATCAGGACGGTAACTTGTGGGTATATACTTGTTTTGTAGCTGATGGTCAGCCTACTTCTTATATCCCCGCAGAACTCTTGAAACCGGGTTGCCAAGTATCTCGTCTGGCTTCTGCTGTTGAAGAATACAGTGAAGAAGGTGATATCCTGAACTATAATACTCATTTCAAGATGCGTAATTATCTTACTACAATTCGTATCAACTATGATATTACTGGTTCAGCTTATTCTACAGTAATGACAATTGCTTTACAGGATCCTAAGACTGGTAAGAAGTCTTACTTGTGGGCTGATTATCAGGAATGGGTAGCTCTGCGTGAATGGTATAAGAGATGTGAGCGTATGCTTGTTTATGCGAAGACTAATGTTAACAAGGATGGTTCTTGCAACCTGAAGGGTACTAGCGGTCGTCCAGTATTTATTGGTGCTGGTCTGTTGGAACAGATTGCTCCGTCTAACAGACGTTACTATACTCATCTTACTGCAGAATTGCTAGAAGACTTCCTGTTTGACCTGTCTTACAATGTACTTGGTACTAACGAACGTAAGTTTGTTGCATTGACTGGTGAAATGGGTATCCGTGAATTCGATAGAATTCTGAAGGAAAAGGTAGTTAACATGAACCTTATTGATACTGTATTTGTAACTGGTTCTGGTGATAGTCTTACTTTCGGTGGTCAGTTCAAGACTTATAAGATGACTAATGGTATCGAGTTGACTATGAAGTATTTCCCGCTGTACGACGATATTACTTACAATCGTAAGTTGCATCCGGTTACTCTGAAACCGCTGGAATCATATCGTATGACATTCCTGGATCTGGGTAGACGTGATGGTGAAGCTAACATCGTTAAGGTAGTTCGTAAGGATCGTGAATTCGTAACTTGGACTACTGGTGGTGCAGTTCTTCCGTCTGGTTATGGTAAGTCTATTAATACTCTGAGATCTAATGGTAAGGATGGTTACACTGTATTCTTCCTTGGAGAAATGGGTATTATGCTTAGAGACCCCAGAGCATGCGGAGAATTAATATGTGACGCAGATTAATTCAAAAAAGTTAAACTAATTTGGGAACCTTATTAAGCTACTCCCGTTATTAACATATCTAACACATTAAGGATATGAAAAGTAACGAAGTATATAAAATAACAAATAAGTTAACTAATAAGGTTTATATTGGAATAACAAATCAAGGTTCTGGTGCGAGATATCGCCATCATTGGTATGAATCTCGCATCGGCGAACCTTCTCCGATTCATCGTTCTATGGCGAAATATGGCGAAGAAAGTTTTACATTAGAAATAATTGATTTTGCTGATACCTACGATGAGTTAAAAGAAAAAGAGAAATACTGGATTAAATGGTATAATTCTACAGATAGGAGTATAGGGTATAACTTAACTGAAGGCGGAGACGGAACTTTTGGTAGAATGCATTCTGAAGAGACCAAAGAAAAAATCAGACAAAAAGCCTTAGGTCGTAAAGCGTCAGAAGATACTAAAAAGAAGATGTCTGAATCTAGAAAAGGTAAATGTTCTGATAAACAAAAGGAACACTTATCTAAATTGCAAGAGCAATGTAAAACTAAAGTTTATCAGTACTCTAAAACTGGAGAATTTATAGCAGAGTATGATTCTATTATAGAGGCTTGCAAAGCTAATGGTTTAAGCCGTAATACCATCCGTATCCAATTAAAGAATCCTCCAAGAAATCCAAATGATCACAGAATAAAATTTCTCTGGAAAACTGTTAAAACAGAAAGATACTAACTGAACAATCTAATTAATAATTATGGAAGTAATCGTTAGAATAATTAAAACTAATCCCTGGACTGGGATTACTAAATGGCCTACATGTTTTGATTATGTAAGCTCTTACTGGACTAGATCTGGTAATTTATATACTGGTTTATCTGCAGAAGATGCAACTAGATTAGAAAAAGAAATTGGTTATCCTGAGGGATAGTTATCTCCCAATAGTGCGTTCTGGGATACTTTTGCTATTAAGATAGGAAGAAAAGATGTAGTACTTGATACTAATAGACCCGAGGATGAATTAAAATATTTGTTCCTTAAGAATCATAAGAGAGTAGCAAACGGTTTAAATAATATCAAACCTGGTACAGATTATGTTATGATTAATAAGGATAGTGAAGCAGAAGAACAGAATAAGTTCAATAAGGTTAAGCGTGAAGCATATAGAGAAATGGATAAGATGTCTACTGAAGAAATGCGTAAGTGTTTACGCCTTTATGGTATGAAATCAGATTCTATGTCTAATGAAGTTGCTGAAGCTAAATTGTCAGAATTTATTGAAGCTGATCCTTCTAAGTTCTTGATGAAATGGGTAAATAACCCTAATAAAGAAATTAACTTCGTAATTGAAGAAGCTATTGCTAAAAACATTATTAGAAAGAATCGTGCTCAATATTACTTTGGTACTGATTTAATTGGTAATGGTCTTGAAGATGTAATTGCTTATCTTAAGGATAAGAAGAATCAAGATATTAAATTAGCAATACTTAATGAAATTAAATCTAAGTAATGACTAATAAAGATTCTCATATAATTTTCAAGGTAGTTCTGGATAAGAATGCAGAAGGTATTGCTTACGGCGGATGTCCAGCATTCTTAGATGAAGAAGTAGACTTATTTCTTAATCAAGCATAGTTAGAAATCTTAAGTAATAAGATTACTGGTAATAATGCTTTAAGAGTAGGTTTAGAAGGTTCTGTATCTAACTTATCCGAGATAGAGAAGTTAATAGCTACAGATGTTAATCTTCATGCTGTACATACAGACTATAATGAGTATGCATTAGAAGATGTTCATGATGAAGATAATAGAATGACTATACTTAGTGTATTACTTAAGTATGGACAATTCTAGACTAACTGCGTACTTACTAGTCATGAGTTAGTAAAGCCTTTTAAGCAGACTTATAATAATATACCTTGGGTAGAGAATCCAGTAGCTACTTTAGAAAACGATAAACTCTTAGTATACGTAGATCCTGTTTTAATGCAGGATCCTATGTATGCTCCAAGAGTAGAAGATAATACAGAGTTCTATAGAGTAGATATTACTTATGTTAAGAAACCAACTAAGTTTGACTACACTAAACCTGAACAAGAATTAGATTTTCCTGAAGATGTCATGTATGAGATTATTAATAGAGCTGTAGTAATTGCTTTAGAGAATATAGAATCTCAGAGACAATCTTCTAAGTTTTAGTTAAATCAAGTATCTGAATAATTATGCGCGAAAGAGATTTTCAAATAAATGTAGAAAGGCAACTGAATAACATTATAACAAACTATAATGATACTATTAAGTTTCCTTCAGATACTTTGTTTCATTTCATAAACAAAGCTAAAGACGAATATGTTAAACAGAACTTTAGAGTATTCTAGAGAAATCAAGAGATTACTGATAACATACGTACTTTAGTAAATACTAAGAGCTATACTACTTATAGCTTTAGTAAATTAGGTAATAAATGGGAAACTGATTATCCTGAAGATTATATGTTTGCACTTGGTGAAAATGTATACATAAGTATAAAGGATAATAAATGCAATAACTTAATTACTCGTGAGTCTGATGTAATAGAGGCCACAATAGAGACAGTAAGCTCTAGACTAAGTAATAGTCTATCAGATCACAGATTGCGTTATAATCAAGCAAAACCTATTAGAGTATATACTGACAATAAAATTGTATTATATACTGATGGTAAATATGATATAAGTTCTTATGAGCTTACTTACTTAAGAAAAGCCAAGGATTTAGGTACTCTCTAGGATTTAACTAAAGAGTATACAGATTTACCAGAAAATACACACTAGGATATAGTTGATCTAGCAGTTCAAATGATAGTACAAACTATACCTAATGCAAGTTCTAAGAAATCTTAGGACGAATAATTAAGGCGCTTACCAACGTGGAAATCTGAAATAATGAAAGTAGAAAGTAAGCGAATAGACTAAGCGCTAATGTCTAATTTAAAAACAAACATTTAATATGATAACTTCAGTACACTCAGTTCTGATTGGAAAACAAGCTCCGGCTTCTTACACTACAGTGGATGCTTTAGCTGTTGGTGATGTTGCTTTGTTCGATGAGAATAAGGCTCTTATTAAGACTGCTGCTGATGCAGTAAATGCTAACTCTCTGTATGTAGGTGTAGCAGGTGAAAAGATGAATGTTACTATGCCTGATGGTACGGTAGCACAGAAAGCTAATATTGATTTCTCTACTGAAATTCAGAAAGCTTCTAAACCGTCTGCAGTAATTGGCGAATATGTAGCTCCTGTTGAAGAAAAGATTGTGATCACTTTGACTAACGCTACTATCATTGCTGGTAATCGTTACGTTTTGCGTATTGTTTATAAGGATATGTATGAAGCCGCTTGGCAGTTTACTCATACTTATGAAGTATATGCTGAAACTACTACCCCTGCAGATTTAGTAAATGCTCTGTTGAAGAAGATCAATGCTCATAAGAATCGTAGAGTACAGGCTTCTGCTTCTGCTGCAGTTCTGACTTTGACTGCTATGCCGAAGGATGATAATGAAGGCGTTTATTCTTTAAATGAATATAGCGTTGTATCTATGGAAGCTTCTCTGTATGAGACTATTCCTGGTGCATTGCTTGCTAATCAGCCTAAGGCAGTTGTAGGTGCTACGATTGTTAAGACTGCCGGTAATCCAGGTAAGGGTTATTGGAAGCAAGTACGTGATGCAGAAGTACGTAACATGGGTTATAAAGGTCACGTATTTACTGGTGCATATCCTATTGTTGAACAGGCTCGTAAAGTAGTAGAAGATGCAAAATATGATTATGCTATCATCGAAAACGATAACCTGTACTTGAGCAATGATAATCAGTACATCAAGACTACTCCGTTGACTACGGAAGTTTATTGTCCTAGTTTAGTTGATTCTATTGTAGATAAAGGTATTCAGTCATTTATTGCTGGTAAGACAATTGCCTAATCCACGTTAGAGAGATTGAATTTGGGATAAGATTCCTTTTACAAACTACAGAAGTGGAGTTGTGGAATATTCCACTCTCCACTTTTTTTATTGTTGATATATGGACAAATTAACAAATATACAAATAGATGGTGATAAACTGACCTTTAAGATAGAGACTGAAGTAGATCTTAGTAACTATAGTAAGGAAGTTTATATAGATGAAGTATGGAATTTAAAGAACATACTTGAAGACAGTCCTATACATAACATTAGCTTTTCCGAGAATATTACAGTAGATTCCGAAAATAATGTAACTGTAACTAATGACGATATTCTGGAATTAGATTGGAATATGAAATACGTTACTTTGAGATGTTTTACGGAATAGGAAGAAATTCATTTTCATGGCATATACTACAATCCTTCAATTGTATATATGGCAGAGATTAGGAAATTACATACTCACTGCTCAACTTGTTTAGATGATCAGACTATGCAGAACATAATGTTAGTAGTCTTTAAGAGATAGTTGCTTGAGTATGCTTTAGCATCCGATTACTATCGTGATGCTTTACAATTATATGTAGATATCTGTAGATTACTTGAGATATCTATCAAACCAAAATGTGCAGCTAGTACTTGCTGTAACAATGCTATTCTTACTCAGAAAGGTGATTGTTTCAATACAGAAAATGATAAGTGTCTTCATTTAGAGAAAGAGCGTAACTCTGCTACTTTATTTAGTGGTATTTGTTACTCTTGTTCTAACAATACTTGCAGTACAGGAAATTGCAGTAATAGTTATTGTAAATTATAAAATAAATAGATATGATACAAAAATGTGATGGTGTAAAGATATTAGACTTAGAAGAGAAGCTTGAAGCTACAGGTAGTGAATACATTGTTACTGCAGAAAAAGATAATAACTATAAATTACCGCTTGAATCTGTAGCTGATATAGTTATAGGTAATTCTAAGTTTAAAGCTGCAATTAAGGATGTATATGAATCAAGTACACCTACTGCATCTGTATCTTTGGATAAAGACCAATTCCTATTCTCATTTGGTATACCAGCTGGTAGAACTGGTGATGCCGGTAAAAATGGAAAGGATGGTAAAGATGGTAAGGATGGAAAAGATGGTATTGATGGTGTACCAGGTATAGATGGAGATACTACTAGAGTAGTAATAGCGTATAAGTCTACTAAAACTATACAAAGACCTGATACTCCTGTAGGAGGTAGCTGGGATTATGATACTAACACTATAACATATCCTGAAGGATGGTCTGGTAGTGATAGTAACCCTAATGGCTATGTATGGATGTCTACCGCTACATTCTCTAGTAAAGGTACAATAGTAGTGCCTTGGAGTACACCTGTAAGACTTACAGGAGCAGATGGTCATGATGGTGCAGATGGTAGTAATATTGAGTTTGTATATAAACTTACTATAACTAGTTTGGTTACACCTACTAAACCTACAGGTAACAGCTAGACTGAAGCTATTAGACAAGGGTGGACTGATCATCCAACGGGTATTAGTGAGCAATATCAATGCGAATGGGTTTGTTCTCATAACTTACAAACTGATGGTAGTTGGAGTGAGTGGAGTAGTCCTACTATTTGGTCTAAATGGGGTGTAAACGGTAAAGATGGTGATGGCGTAGAGTATATATATCAGATTACTAAATTACCTGCTTCTCCTCAAGAGATTACAGATAATAATCCAGATCAAGATGAGTATATACCTCAATCAGCTCCTGGTGAACAACCTTGGACAGATAATCCTACTGGAGTAAGTAAAGAATTCCAATACGAATGGGTTAGCCAGAGAAAGTATAAAGGTGATACACATAAATGGGGCAACTTTAGTTCTCCATCATTATGGGCTAAATATGGAGACAATGGTCAAGATGGTCAACACCTTAGAGTAATGTATACTAAGACATCTGGTAGCGACGTTAAACCTAGAGATCCAGATAGATTGAATATTAATCCTGGTAGTATCTGGAGTGTAGGTATGCCTACTGCTACTGGTAAAGAAGCTATATGGGGTATTCAAGCCCTTGTTACTTTTGATAATAAGTTAGTAATTGATGAATCCTTACCTGAAGAAGAAAGAGGTTGGCAAGGTCCTTACTTAATTACTGGTGTACCTGGTCTAGATGGTAATAATTTTAATTATCAAGTAGAAGCATTTAAGCAAAGTCAGACTCAACCTGAGAAGCCTACTAGTAATGACCCATATAATCCTGGTGATGGTTGGGTACTTACTCCTGATATGTCTACTGGTATATGGTGGAAATGTATAGCATTGGTTCAAGGTGAAACTGGCACGGTAATAGAATGGGGTGCTGTAGTAAAAGTAACTGGACAAGGAGTTATTATTAAAGGTACTTTAGATTCTACAGATGATCTTCCAACTAGTGGTAATGAAATAGGAGACGGTTGGGTTATTGATGGCTTCTTATGGGTATGGAATGGTAGTGACTGGGTAAATGTAGGTAAGGTTCAAGGCATGGATGGTAACTACTATGAATACAGATTTGCTAGAAACAATAGTTGGAGTTCAGCTCCTTCGTTAGACCAAGATACTCGTTATCCTTCTGGTTGGAGTTCTTCAGCTCCTGCTTTAAGTAATGGTAAAGTCTTATGGGCTACTTTTGCTTATATCAATGGTAGTGATAATACTATGATAGAAGACTGGTGCGATCCATACTATATGACTGGTATGACTGGTGATAATGGTGGTTCAGGTGTTCCTGGAGTAGGTTATGAAGTTAGATACTGTAAAGGTACTGAAACTACTTATACAGGAGAACAATGGAGCGACACTATGAAGCGTAAGAGAGATCCAAAAGGTTGGTCTATAGATGTTCCTGAGTTAGTTAGTGGTGATGAATATAACTACATATGGTTTATTCAATGTAGAATAATAAATGACGAATTAGAGTCTGGTCAATATTGGTCTAAACCTAACCCTATGGGTGGTATAATTACTCCAGATCCAGTAGGTTCACAACCTATAGCATATCCTATGGGTATATATAGTACTACTACCCCTTACATTAACGATGGAGAAACTGCTCCATATGTATATGATACTGGAGGAGATACTGAAGGCAATCACTATTTCTTTTTAAAAGCCGTAATGACATGGATTGGTACGTAGCAGAATAATGAATCGCCAGGAACAGATACCTCTGGAGCATGGGAACCATTAAAAAACTTTGAAGCTATCTATACTGACTTACTTATTGCACCTAACTCATTAGTAGGTGGAGCTGTATTTAATAATAACCTGATGTTCTCACAAAGAGGTAAGAATGCTAGTGGTGGTGATAGTTCTGAATATCATTTGATTAATACTTCAGATCCTATGAACACTTCTAACTCATTTAGACCTAATTTCTTGTTAGACTTTGCGAATGGTGAAGCTTACTTTGGAGCTGGGGGTATACACTTAGCTGCTGATTCTGAGAATAGCTAGTTATAGTTAACTACGACAGATACTAAGCTTACGTTGGATGGTAGCGGGTTAAGTATGATTAACAATACTGGTGGATTGTCTACAGTAGGTACTTATATAAAGAAAAATAATATATCCTAGCTTACAAGTGATTATTAGTTTAAACTAGATTCAACTGGTATGCGTATGGGTTAGGCTCAGTCTCCATTTACTGAGTGGTTTGGTTTAAATTCTGATGGTAGTGGATAGTTAGCAAAAGGTAATATCACTTGGAATTCTTCTGGAGAAATTAATGAACTTAATGTAGGAGATAGTACTAACGGCAAGGTGATATTGGCTGGTGATAGTTTTAGTGGACTGAGAGTACCTCAATCTACAGATTCAGACTTCTATCTAATAGATATATATGGATCTTAGAATACATCTCCTAAAGAAGGAAATATTTATGTTAGATGCAGTAATGGTTCGTAGATACTCATATCTGGTGACGGTAGTATATACATATAGAAAGTATTGGGAAGCGATACATACACTGCTAGATTAAACCCAACAGAAGGTTTAATATTTGCAAAAAACAATCTCACAACTAAAACATACGCTAATGCATAATTACTATGGATAAAGCAAAAGAATATATAAACAGTAAAACAAACTCTATACTTAAAACTAATATACTTAGGAACAATAGAGATGTTGTAGCAACCATAGTATACAATGAATTAACAGATTTATTGGAGTTTAGTAACACATCTAGTGTTACTACTCCTATAGATTCTGAAATACTAAAGAGATACTTACATTAGGTTAAACCACAGTTATATAGTGGCATACCTATGAAACTCAAACCGTATTGTATTAAGTGTGGTTGTGGTAATGGATACTTTAGAGGATTGTATGATCCTTATGTATTGGCATTGTTAACAGAGGATGCAGATCCTTGGTTATGGGAAGATAACGGTGTAGTACTGTTAGAATAGTAGAAAGAAAATAATTTGATTGACAATGATAGCAAGAATTAAAGGTTTAAAGATTAGTCAAGCTTCAGAACGTACTGCTGTCACAGGATAGGAAATGATTCCATTCCAAGATGGTGAAAGAAATGGTAAGATCCGAATGATAGAGTTTAAAGATATGACTATGTATATCTTTGATCCTACTATCATTGATGGTAAAGTAAGTCAAGAAGATTATGACGCATTAAAGCAAGCTATAGAAGAAGGCAAGCTTATCTATACCATTAACTCTAATAGAAATGGATTAGACTTGGCAACTGAAGTAGCTATAGTTGGTGGTACTATATATATTGAATCTCCTGATTTTATTAAAGAAGAAGGCACAGATAATATATCTCAAGTAGTGTTTGATACTATTACTGTAGATGGTTCATTAAACTATAGTAAAGAACAATATACTACTACAGTAATTAAGACTACTGGAGATGGTACTAAAGTACTTACAGATAATGGTCAGTATGTATATATAGGTAATTTAGCGTTAACTAACATTAAGTTTAAAGACGGTACTAATACATCTACTTATGATTTAGTAACCAATGGCATTACCTTTAGACAGAATAGTACTCCATGTGTATCATGGAACACTATTAAGAGTGGTAACAACATCTATATGGATATACGTATAGCTAATGCTACTGCATCTATGGATGGTCTAATGAGTAAGGAAGACTATGTAGAACTTAATACTACTATTCCTGGATAGATTGAAGATCTAAAGGAAGCTGACTCCAATATAAATAATAGAATAGACGATCTTGATGATAAGATTGATAAGGAGATTGCTGATAGAGAAGCAGAGATAGACCGTATAGAGAATAAGTTTGATGGAGTTACTGATAAACTAGAAGATGCTTTACAGAAAGAGATTGAAGATAGAAAAGCAGGTGATACTACTATTACTAATAGTTTAAATGCGTTCATTAGTACTAAAGGTCAACCAGGTGGTTTAGCTGAATTAGACTCAACTGGTAAGGTTCCTGCAGCTCAATTACCATCTTATGTAGATGATGTATTAGAGTTCTCTACTAAAGCTCAATTCCCTCAAACTGGTGAAACAGGTAAGATATATGTAGCTAAGGATACTAACTTAACATATAGATGGACTGGTACTCAATACTTAGAGATTAGTTAGAGTTTAGCATTAGGTGAAACTCCTAGTACAGCGTATCCTGGAGATAAAGGTAAAGCTAATAGAGATGCTTTAAATAGTATGCCTACTAAGCTTACTTCATACCTTACTCCTACTACTAGTACTGGTGAGTTAGTTAAGATTAACTACAAGTATACATCTAAAGATGGTTTGAATTATGGTCCATTACAGGATGATAACATAGATATACCATCAGCTACAACTACTAATGCAGGCGCTATGTCTGCAATAGATAAAGGTAGATTAGATGATTTATATAATGAATTTGGTAGTATACAGAATCCTGGCGATAAACTTGATTCACTACCTAAGAACTTAGTTACTGGTGTAGATGCAACATCTAGAAATGCAACTAGCGTAACTATTAACTATAAGCAATCTGATTTATCTGCAGCTAGTAATTCATATGCGAATCCTATTACTAAGTCATAGACTATACCTGCTGCTACACAATCTGCAGCTGGTGTAATGACTGCTAGTGATAAGTAGAACTTAGACGTTAATATACCTAATAGAATTACTAATCTAGATAATAGAGTAACTACTGAAGTAAACAGACTAGAAGAGCTTATTGAAAATAGTTCATCTGAGATTACTAATGATTTGAATGTAGAGATTCAAGCTAGAAAGGATGGTGATGCTCAGTTACAGACTAATATCAATAATCTGTAGTCTACTATGAATACAGAGTTAGCTAAGAAGGTTGGTAAAGTAACTGTAGCTGGTTCTGGTAATGCTGTTACTACTGCATCTATTAGTGGTGATACTCTTACTTTAACCAAAGGAGCTACATATAATAACTATGTACATCCTGCTGGTTCTGCACCTAGTAAAGCATCTGGATTCTATAAGTTCTCTACTGACTCTACTAGTCATGTAGCTAGTGTTACTGCTGTAACTAAAGCTGATATAACTGCACTAGGCATACCTGCATAGAATACTAATACTACATATACATTTGCTAATGGTTCTGCTGGTAACTTTACAGTAACTCCATCTGGAGGTAGTGCATAGACTGTAAGCGTTGGTAAGCCAGCTAATGCTGGCAATGCTGACACAGTTGGTGGTATCAGTCCATCTGCTTTTGTAAAGAAAGCTGGGGATACTATGACGGGAATATTAATAATAAGTCAAACTTCATCTGGCTAGCCTTTAACTTTGCACGGTACTGATACTGTGAGTCTTATCTAGTTTGTTAATAACAAAGTAGAAACTGCAGAAGTAGGGTATACAAATTCATTAGGAGCATATTTATACAATGATAAACTGACAACTCATCCATGTATATCATTAGGTAGAGTGGATAGTTTAGATGAAGGAGCAACTTTCTATTATGGAGGTACTCATTATAAATTACTCCATAAAGGTAATTATGCTGATGAGTTAGATTAGCGTTATTTACCAAAAATGGTATATAACTATGATAAAGGATGTTTGGTAAAATTAAGAAATGCATCTAGTGTTGATGCAATGATTACTGTAAGAATATTCGGTAATTCCTATTATACTACACCTCCGTTTGATACAGTAATATAGTTCTATAATTATAATTCAGGAAATTCAATAATATAGTATTCTGGAGTTAATAACGGATCTGGGTTTAATAATATAAAAGTATTTAACTATAATGGTAAGGTTTATTTATGGTTTAAACAAATACGACAATTCCAATCTTTTGTAGTACACGCTTATTATAGTAATAGCAGTGACTATAGAAACATGGTTGAAACTATTACCAATGAAGATATGCCTACTTCTGGAGTAACTAGAACAGTAACTATAACTCCTAAATAGTCCATATATGCTGGAGATGATATTGTTAGCGCAGCTGGAGGTATAAATATAGAACACACAAATGAAATAAATTCATATGCTAACCATCTATATTTAAACCGTAGGTATTCTTCTACTGGTGCTAGTACTAAGAATATACTTATGTGTGCTAACGGTGGATCAGTAATTGTTGGGGTTAATGATGGATCTATTGCTGGAGATAATAAACTTTACATAGGTGGTAATGTGGCATCTTCTGGTAAAGTATATGCAGCAAATGGCTTCTTCAAAGAATCTGATGCTCGATTAAAATCAGATATTAAACCGTTAGACTATACTTTAGACTAGATATGTTCTATACCTACTGTATCATTTATAATGAATGATTAGAAGCAAATAGGTACTATAGCATAGAACTTAGAGGAATTAGGTTTTGAAGATATAGTAACTGAAGGCGATACTCTTAAATCTGAAGTAAAGAATCCTGAACAGTTTGAATCATTCACTAAAGATGGTGAAGAGTATGTTAAGGTTAAGAAGGTAGAGTATGAAATGTTAGGTGTATTAGCTATTGAAGGAGTTAAGATGCTTAAAGATGAGATTGAAAAGCTTAAAGCTGAAATAGAAACTTTAAAGAATAAGCAACATGAGTAATGAAATAGCAACATATTCTATGATATTAAGTAAGCTTAGTCTAGGTAAGAGTGGGACAGAATGTCCTACTAAGACCTAGATTTTAGCTATTAATTCATTAATCGTTATTGATAATGCTTCTACTTATGGAGCTAATGAATGTGTAAAGATAGATGATATACGTAAGAAAGTAGAGACTTGGAATTACTACTTAACAGTATCACCTACTAGTATGTCATTTGGAGCTGGTGGTGGTAGTAAATAGTTTACTTATAGTTCTTACAAAAGAAAGGTATTAGATGGAGTAGAATAGAGTGGTGATATAAGTGTATCATTAAAAACTACTAGCGCATCTGGTACTGGATTCTCTATAAGCGGAACTACAGTAAGTGCTTCTGCTAATTAGACTGCTTCAAATAGAACAGGCACAGTTACTATAACTTAGAATGAGTCTAATAAGACAGCTACTATTAGTCTATCACAGAGTGGAGATACTATTAGCTCATATGGAGAATGGACTATATCTGTATCAGCTAATCCTACTAGTGTATCTAGCAGTGGAGGTACTTCTACTATTACAGCTAGTGCTAAGAGAACTGTATATTGGGCTAGTGGAGATGTTACTGAAGAAACAGGTAATCCTACACTGTCTACTAACTTAGGTAGTCTTAGCAGTAGCTCTTCACCTAGTACTTTAACATTAGGAGAGAATACATCGACATCTAGTAGAACCGCAACTATTAAAGCAACTCATGGTGGTAAGTCAGCTACTTGTACAGTTACTCAAGCAGGTGCTGAACCTACTATTGAGTATGTATTTACAATTAGTCCATGGCAAGTTAATGTTGGAGCTAGTGGTGGTACAGGAGATATAGGCTTTACTTCATATAAGTTGGTAAATGGTAATCAGATCAGTTTAGGATATAGTATAGATAGTAGTACATTACCTTCATGGGCTACATATAGTAATGGTAGATTCACTATAAGTTCTAATTCATCTACATCTTCTAGATCTGCAAATGTGTACTTTACATAGAGTGAATCTGGAAAAAGAGATTATGCTACAATATCACAAAGTGGTTATGTACCACCTGCAGATAATTATGTATTTACTTGGGAAGATGGTAGTACCTCAGATGTTAGCGCAAGCTTCCCGTGGGATTTCTCTGCTAATGGAACTGCTGCTAATATACCAGTAGTATCTACTAAGAATAGTAGTAGTCAATCTTGGAGTGTGTCTAGTAAGCCTAGTTGGATAACTACTTCTACTACTAGTAGTAAAGTTACTATCAGTGCATCCGATAATAGTGGATCTGCAAGAAGTGGAAAAGTAGTATTAACTCAGAGTGGTTCTGGTAATACATTAACTGTTAATGTTAGTCAAGATGCTAAGCCTGCTGAAAATGTATATGTATTTACAATAACACCAAATACATATGATGCTCCATATAGTGGTGCCTCTTTCATACCAAGAACAGTATCTACTAAGAATGGTAGTAATATAGGCTATAGTTTAACTTCTGGTGGTACTGATTGGGTAGTTGTATCTACAACTGGAAAAATAACTGTAGAGATATTGAAAAACACTACTTCTAATACTAGAAGTACTACTCTAGTATTTACATAGAATGAATCTGGTAAGACTCAATCTATAGAGATAACTCAAAGCGGTCATACTCCTACATATACGTTTAACGTAACTCCGACGAATTTAAGCGTAACTGCAGCAGAAACGAACGAGACGCTTACAGTGAATTCTTATAAGACTGTACTTAAAAGCGACGGTAGTGAAACTACAGAATCTCTAAACTACGAATTCTCGTCAAACGCAAGTTGGGTTAATGCTGCAAGAACTACAACCAACACTACATATATAACTGTAGCATAGAACTTAACAACTAACTAGAGAAGTGCTAAGATTACTTTAACTCAAGCAGAGAGTGGTGCTCAAGTATTTACAAATGTTATCCAAGCAGGGCAATAGGTAGTTGACAATAAGCTTACTTTAACTAGTATTACTTATAGTACTGGTTACTTATTCCCTTCTGGTTAGACGCCAGTAGAAGGTGAAACTGCATATTTAGGTTTTATAGTACCTAACACATTCACATGGAAAACTTCTAATGGTTTAGCTATTAATAGAGGAACTATTTATGCTGGGAATATAGGGAATATATATGTACGTGAGAATAATAGGTATAAGTTAGTTAAATCGTTCTAGTTACAAACAGGAGATCAAACTATTAGTTTCTAATGAATCCGTACTTAGCACATATGACAGATAGAGAATTGTTGGAGCAGATATATCTTCTGCTCCTTCAAATCAACGTGAAGGTAAGTGAGATAGATAACGATACTAAACAATTTGGTATGAATGTAGCAGCCAATCTAGTTGGTGATGCTCTAATGATGAATAACAATGATGCCGAGAGAAGAAATAATTAAACAACTTAAACCTTACTTTGATGTAAAGGAATTAGTATGCAATCACATATATAGTAGATTTGGAGAATAGTCATGGATGTTCTTAAGTACATAGCTACTACATGTATTACTATGTCTACGTACTGATATTTTACGAATGCCAATGCATATCAATATTGGTGATATGCATCAAAGAGGTATGCGTTGTAATATGTGTCCTTTAGTAAAAGGTAAGAAGAGCGTATATGTATCTGCACATATAACCGGTAATGCCATTGACTTTACTTGTGATGATAAGACTGCAGAAGAAATAAGAGAGATAATAAAGGCTAAACCTTTGTTATTACCATGTAAAGTACGTTTAGAGGAAGATGTTACATGGGTTCATATCGATGTATATGATGATGGAACAGAAGATAAAATAACAACATTTAAAGCATAATATATGTTACAGAGAGAGATAGTTAGATTTAGAGCATCAGATACGTAGCCTAATCCTCTAGAAGTAGATTATTGGATTGACGTTACTTCTAATTACTATGGTGGTTGTATTAGATACTATCGTAATGATACTAATACATGGGAGATGCTAGATCTGAATGATAAGCAAGTAGATACTATCATTGATTATATTAATAGAGCTCTTGACTAGATAGAACAGTTTATTAATGAAGCTATAACTGAAATCAGAAATGAATTAGCTGAGTTTAAAGATGAACTGAAAGAAGAAGTTAATAGACTGTGGTAGTATATTAATTAGAAAGTAGAAGAGTTAACTACTCAGATTAATGATATTAGAAATGAAATTAATGGTATCAAGTAGGATATTACTAATATCAATTCTAATATTGAAGATATTCGTCAAGATATAACTAATATAGTAGGTAGTGATTTAAGTTCTATTCAACAGAAGATTACTGAATTAACTCAGAATATACAAGAGTTAGATAGTAAGATTGACCAATAGATTAGTGATTTAAGAAGCTATGTAAATAGTGAAATTACTAAAGCTAAGAATGAACTTAAGACCTACGTAGATGGTAAAGTTACTGATCTTACTGAGTTAATTAACCAAGAGATTACTAATAGAACTAATGCAGATAATAATTTGCAATCTCAGATTAATGAGCTTAAGCAATTGATTACTAATGCATAGAATGCTATTGATACTCATGCTGCTAGAAGGGATAATCCTCATGTAGTTACTAGAGCTCAATTGTCATTAGCTACTACTGATAGTGTTGTATTTAATAAAGTGAGTGCTCCTAGTGGGTTCTTTAAAGAGTAATAGTTATGAATAAATGTGACGGTATAAAGATATTGGAGCTGGATCCTAAGCGTATACTAGAAGGAAACGAATACATGGTAATAGCAGAGAAGGATTAGAACTTTAAAGCTCCTATTAACTAGATTGTTGATTTAGTAGTTAGTGATGATAGACTTAAGGATTACATAGATACTACTATAGAATCTTCAATAGGTGATTTCAAAAATGAAGTTAATCAAAGTATATCTGAACTTACTAGTAAAATAAATAATCTAGATAGTAAGATAACTAATGTTAATAATAGAATTACTAATCTAGAATCTAGTATAGATGATATTGAACAGAGTATAACTAGTATCAATAATAAGATTACTAATATTGAAAATAATCTTGGTAATGTTGGTGAATTACTTGATGAAGAGTATATTACTCAGCTAATAAATAAACTTATTAGTGAGAATAAGATATCTGTATTAGATCCGGTACAACAGGCAATGAACAAAGGTACTGGTGTTACTTTAGCATTACCTAGTGCTAATAACGGTAAGATATCATTACCTATATGGACTGGTACTGAAGCTGAATATAATTAGCTTACTAAAGTAGCAGGTATGACTTATAATATTATTGATGAGGAGAGTGAGTAATGTTAGAGTTAGGTATAGCAGGGGGACGAGCAGTTCCCCTACAAAAGAGAACTGTAGGCAATACTAATATATCTGATGTATTTGATGGAGTAAATCATATATGGCCTACTAGGGATGATGTAGCTTACTTCTATGATTTCAATAGTATATAGTTGAGATTCATATGGACTGATTCTAACGGTAGAGATTTTGATACCGGTACTAACATCACTAACGCTCCTAGTATCCCTAGTGAAATAGTAGGATGGAGTTGGGGTTCGTCTGAAAATAGAACTCAACCGTTTTTATACTGGGGAGGCGATAACACTCAATCTGGAGCAGAGTGTGTAATGGTAGACATTAAATCCATACAAGATGTATATACTAATGATCCTAGTTTAACTATGCCGGAATAGTTAATTGTATAGCTTAGAGGAAACTGGTTTGGAAATAAAAATGACGGTATTGTGACTGTTGAATGCACTGCTTATAAAGGAGGAGTTATAGTAAAAGCATATCAAATGAAGGGTAGTGATATGGGAGTAACAGGTCAATCATTTGTATTCGCTGATAAAGATGGTTGGGTGTCTGAAGAAGGTATGCCTAATAAAATATGGGTTGGAGAAGCTGTTAAATACGTTGATAGATGGTATAAAATTAATCCTGTAGATGATAGCGTAGAAGGTATGCCCAATTTAACGATATAGAGAGACTTTACACATAAAGGTACTTTAAGTACTTCCGTTAATGGTTATGTTACATTTAATGGTAAATAGTATAAGACATGGAATGATTAGACTAATGTAGACGGAGATATAATAATAGGATCTGTTAGATGTCTGAATACTGATACTATGACTGAGGAAGGATAGATTAAAGTAATCGCTATGAATGAGAATGGCACTATATACAATGATAGTATAAGTACTGCATTCATATATGGATATGTAGCGGGTAATAGTGAAAAGAGAGGTCAGCAGTTTATTAGGAGTTATGTAAGCAGTAGAGACGGTTAGGCAGCAGATGAGGAATTTGCTGTAGTTAATTACTTTGATAAGACTGAAGCTGGTCAAGTTGTAGCATTAAATCCAATAACATAATGAAAACAATATTGTATATTTCAATGATGAATATACGAGATAGAAAGAATACGATACTCCAGAACAGGAGATTATTTAATTATTAAATATTTGCAAATATGGTTAAACAAGAAAATCCTAATTTCATAGCATCTAAGTATGCCCCAAACCCTAAAGAGGTTTCTTACTGGATTGACTTAGCAACAGACAGTACTGGTAATGTTATTAAGTCATATAGTCCTGATCTTAAGAAATGGATACCACTAAATAGAGATGCTAATGTAGACCAATGGACTCATATTAAAGAGATTGTCCAATCTGTTGGTTTAAACTATGATAAGAATAGTGACATTATATCTTTGCCTGATAATAGTAGCAATAACTACTTTAAAGGTACTAGTATAGTAGATGCTATTAATAAAGGTGATGCTGCTGTAAAAGCTCAAGTAGATAGGCTGGATACTAAGATTGATGATGTGAATGAAGACTTATAGGACTTCAAAGCATTAAAAGGTCAACCTAATGGTCTTGCTGAACTTGATGGTAATGGTAAAGTACCTGCTAGTCAATTGCCTTCATATGTTGATGATGTGATGGATGCATATGCTACTTATACTGTATCCCCTACTGGAGTACTTTAGGATATACAGTTATATGCAGATGCTGAACACGAAACTCCTATCGTAGGTGAGAGAGATAAAATCTATGTTAATGTAACTCCTGGTGAAGTAAGCTATCAATTTAGATGGTCTGGTTCACAATGGGTACACATCGATTCTAATGCTATTATCATTGGTGATATTACTGGTACTGCTTATGATGGTGGTAAGGGTAAAGCTATGGAGAATGTAGTTGGTTCTATGCCAGATAATTTATTAAGTACATTCCAGTTAGATCAGACAGATGTTAATAACATTACTATCAGTCTTACTGGAGTAGAAAAGAGCGGCGGTAAATATGTACAGTCTACTTTAGCTGATATTACTATTACTCCTGCTACTAATACTGTCGCTGGTTTAATGACTGGTGCTGAGAAGTTAGCCATTAATGAAACTCTTCCTGATGCAATTAATGATGAAAAAGTTGCAAGGGAAGCAGCTGTAAAAGAACTCAAAGCTAAGGATACAGAACTTCAAGGCAATATTGACAGTTTAGAGACAGCTTTAAATCAAGATATTACAGAGCTTAGAAGTACTATACTTAAAGTAAATGATAAAGTAGGTTTAACTGAAGCTAATGAAATGCCTGACTTATCAAGTACTAATTACTTAGCAGATAGTCCTAGTGCTATAAGTGCAGCTGTTACTCTTGATGAAGAGATTGGTAAGCTTAGTAGAAATGAGAATGAACTGTGGTATGGTGTTAAGTTTGACTTAGCTAATAGTTCTAGTCCTGATGGTGTACGTACTGGTAATATGGAAATGCATAGAACGCTTCCTATCCAAAGTAAGATGAGAGGGTGTACTATCAGCAATACAGATAATACTAAGAAATACTTAAAAGCAGATGACTGGACTAAGTGGGAAGACGGTACTACCTCATCTCAAGATAGTAGTGGGGTTGGTGTAGAAGCTTTTGTAGAGATTCCAGAACATTATAGATTACTTATAGCTACACCCGATAATACAGTTGAAATTCGTATGAGTGAATACAATCTTCCTGGTTATACTAAAGTAGAAAAGAAATATATTGGTGCATATGAGGGAAGTGTAAATCTAGATAGTTCAAGTCATAATAATTTATTAAGAACTCAAGTTCGTAATGCTGCTCCTCTAGTAAGCAAAACCAGAACGGAATTACAAACTATGGCTAGAAACAATAATAGAACTAATAACTGGAATATCTATACTTATGATGCTCACAGAGATCTTACTTGGTTATTCGTCGTAGAATATGCTACATTGAATAGCCAGAAAGCATTTAACGCTAGCTTAACTGCAGAAGGTTATCATCAAGGTGGTTTAGGTGAAGGTGTAACTACAGGATCTGTAAAGATAAATGGTGCTGATGCATGGTCATTTGTACCTTGTGGTACTACTAATTCGTTAGGTAATGGTACTGGTATAATCGAATATACACATACTAATACTAATGCAGAGGGTGCATCTACTGGTACTAAGGTAGTTAATGTTCCTAGATACCGTGGTATTGAGAATCCATTTGGTCATGTGTGGAAGAATGTAATTGATGTAGTAGTTGCTGGTACTGATAATAGTGTATACATCTGCAAAGATTATACTAAGTTTGGTACATTTGAAGGAGGAACTAATCCTACTGCAGAGCAATTAATTGCAGCAGGTTATGAATTACAAGACTTTAAAGAAAGTACAATTACTAGTCAATATGTAAAAAAACTCGTTAATAATAATTAGGCAGATCTATTCCCAACTGTAGTAGGAAATGGAGCTAGTGCTACAACTTATTATTGTGATTATCACTGGACTAGTGCTACAGCTACACCTAGAACTCTTCTAATCGGCAGTAACTCAGGCAGTGGGTCTCTTGCGGGTTTGTTCAGTTTGTATTCTGGCAATGGGTTGGGCGCTTCCGGTGCGTATGTCGGGACTCGAATTACCTTCTATGGTGAACCGGCATTGCCAGCTGCTCCAGCTACATTAGAGTTAAATGATGAGGATTATGAACAATTGGATTCTATAGAATCTGAAGAAAACTGGTTTTAATTAACCAATAAAAGGTTGCAGTCGTGAGTAAATCAGCAGTAACTCAGACAATGAGTCTAATGCAGGTTTGTTCAATTTGAATTCTAACAATGAGTTAGACAATTCCAATGCGAATGTCAGGACACTGAAATACATTAAAAAAATTATAACTGACAAAAAATCAAGGGCTGAACCTTACCTCTTGGTAAAATATGACATGCTTCTTAAGTGCATTGGTAGCGAAAGTGAAGATGCACGAAGGTATTTCAGAAAATATTATTTATGAAGAGATATAATAATTTATTCGATAAGATTGTTAGCTTAGACAATTTATATTTAGCAGATAAGAAAGCTAGAAGAAATAAATCTAGTAGAAAAGATATCAAAGAGTTTGACTAGAATAAAGAAGAATTACTTAAAAAACTATAGCAGAATTTAATTAACGGTACGTATAAAACTTCTGAATATAATACATTTATAATCAGAGAACCTAAAGAAAGATTAATATTTAGATTACCTTATTATCCAGATAGAATAGTACATCATGCTGTAATGAATATAATGGAACCTATATGGGTATCTATCTTTATTAAAGACACTTATAGCTGTATTAAACACAGAGGTATTCATGAAGCATTACATAATGTTAAAGAAGCTTTAAAAGATGTAGATAATACTACTTATTGTCTTAAGCTAGATATCAGAAAGTTCTATCCTAGTATAGACCACGAAGTATTAAAAGGTATAATAAGAAAGAAGATAAAGGATTAGAAGTTATTATAGCTATTAGATGAAATAATAGATTCAGCAGAAGGTGTACCTATTGGTAATTACTTATCTTAGTTCTTTGCTAATCTGTATCTTACTTACTTTGACCACTGGCTTAAAGAAGATAAATAGGTTAAATATTACTTCAGATATGCAGATGATATAGTAATACTACATAAGGATAAAGAGTATTTACGAGAACTGTTTGAAGAAATGAAATAGTATTTAGATACTTTAAAATTAACTTTCAAAGATAACTATTAGATATTTAAAGTAGAAGACAGAGGTATATCTTTTGTAGGTTATGTAATAAGGCATGACTATACTTTAGTAAGAAAGAATATTAAGCGTAGTATGTGTAGGAAAGCTGCTAGATTGAATAGAAAAAAGAACATTACAATGGAAAATTATAAGCAAGAAATGTGTAGTCATATAGGTTGGCTTAAACATTGTAATGGTATTAATCTATTAAAGAAAATATTACGCTATAAAGAGCTATTAGTTTATGCAAGAAGATTTTCAAAATAGAAACTTTAAATAAACCTTATCGTTATATAGTTATAATCTCAAACGGAATTTCGAGCCCTCTCAGATTTTACTCCCCTTTTAATCTGTTAGGGCTTTATTTGATTTTTATTATCAGCTACTATCTATGAATTACCAACAATTAGGAGAACATACTATGTCAATATTTAAGAACATGTTCAGTAGTGCGGATAAATGCGTAGCTTCTGTTATAACTGGGTTACTTTCTATATTCGCGCCTGTATGGGTTCCTATCACTGCTATCGGTGCATTGATACTACTTGATGCTATCTATGGTTATAAAGTCTCTAAAAAATATGGGCATCCTAAGATTGAATCACATAAAGCATGGAAAACTATATGGAAGACTAGAGATGCAGCAGTAGCAATAACTAGTGCGTCAATAATAGATTAGCTGGTAGTAACCTCTATTAACCTGCATGCTGTAGAAATAGTAGCAGGAATGATAGCCTTAGTTGAGTTTTGGTCGTTACTAGAATCATTTAGCGACTTATATCCTAAATGGAAAATATGGAAAATCCTCAAAAAGGTTATAAAAGCAAAAGGAGAGAAATATTTAGATATATCATTAGATAAAGAATTACCAGATGATTCCAATACTAAAGTTGATAGTTAATTGGTTTACAAGGAATTTCAGAGCAGTCGCAGTAGGTTTAGTTAGTTTACTTATTGCGACTGTTTTTGTTTAGAACCATTAGCTATAGAAAAAGAATAAAGAGATTGACAGAATAACTAACAATGTTAGAGCTTATGAACAGTTAGCATCCTAGAAAGAATAGTTAAACAGAGTACTATAGCTTACTATAGAAGAACTAAATACTAGTAATGATAGTTTATTAAAAGAAACTAAGGATGCTTAGAAAAAGCTTAAAATCAAAGACAAGAACCTAACTAATATAAATGTAATCAATACCGAGATTAAAGATTCAGTTAGAACTATTATAAAACATAAGTTAATAGATTTTGACGAAGAACTTAAAATTAATCCATTAACAACTATCATAGTTAGTAGAAAGGATTCAATCCTTAAAGCCACATTAGATATTAAGAATCAATAGATTCTGTTTGTAGAAGAGAAGAAAGAATACAAGAATAAGTACCGTAACGGCTTTATTAGGTTCTTGCACTTTGATTGGAAACGTATACGTACCAAAAAATATCAGATAGTTAACAGTAATCCAATAATCAAGGTAACTGATACTCGTGTAATTGAGTTACCAAAATGATAATCAATATATTCAATAATATTAATCAATAATAATATGCATAGAATATTTCGTGTAAAGGCTTACGAAGCAGAACACGGTCCTCACTTCAATGAGGAACATGCCCGTAAAGCTGTAAGTAAAATGGAAAATGAGGATGGTACTCGTGGACCGCATTGGTCTGTAGAAGAAACTACCGCATTAGCCAGTCAGTACGGAATAAATCTGGGTAGCAGATTTAACCGTTATGATTGGTTCGTAGCACTTAACATGGTTTATTCTGATTACTATAAAGTAATTATAAGTATGACTAATTCTAATAGCACTAAGCATTTTGTTGAATTGGCAAAAGCTTGGATCAATGATAAAGACATTGATGAAGGTAAGATGTGGTATTACTATATTTACGTTATGTGTGATAAGATCAGACAAGCTGAAATGGAATGCTATGAGGAAGAAGTTGAAAAGCGTGACAAATACGAAGATGACGATGATGACGAGTTTGAACGCATAGGCTTATTCCGTAGAGGTGGTAGAAGAGGTGGTATGATGCGTGGTGGTCGTAGAGTATATTCTACTAGCAGAGCTAGAGACTATGAAGACGATTACGAACGTATGCTCGAAAGAGAAAAAGAGTACGAACCTTATTCAGAATATGGACGTGGCAAAGCAGTTCGCTACGTTAGATATTAATAAAAATCAATTTTTAAATTAAATCAATTATGTTAGAAGATAGAATTATTGTGCAGGATCGCGGTATTGACGCTGGTCTTGCTGCTCTAATGCAAAACGCTAATAAAGGTATGGATCCGGCTGCTTTGATGGCTATGATGAACAACGGTGGTTTCGGTGGAAACGGCGGTTGGTGGTGGATTTGGATCATTTTGATCTTCTTCTGCTGGGGTGGTTTTGGTGGTAACGGTTTCGGTCGTGGAGGTAATGACGCAGGTCGTTTAGCTTCTCAGCTGAATACTGATGCTAATACCAGCCTGTTAATGCAAGCTATTAATGGCAATAAGGAAGCTATAAGCTCACTGTCTAATACTTTGAATTGTGATATTAATGCTGTTCAGACAGCTCTTAATACTATCAATTCTGGTGTAAGTCAGATTTCTTGTGATACTAAATTGTCTAGCTGTGAAGTAATTAATGCTATTACTTCTGGTAATGCAACTCTTGCTTCTGAGTTGGCTAACTGCTGCTGCACTACTCAGAGATCTATTGATGCTGTAAATAACAATATTACTAAGATGGGTTATGAAAACCAGCTGTCTGTATGCAATCAGACTAACAACTTAGTTAATACTATGAACAGCAATACTTTAGCTCTTCGCGATAGTGGCGCTGCTAATACTCAATCTATAATTGCTAAGTTAGATGCTATGCAGAATCAGGCATTACTTGATAAGATTGACAGTTTACGTGAGAGAAATTCCACACTGCTTACTCAGTTAAGTCAAGAACATCAGACAGCTACTTTTGGTAATATGATTAGCTCTGCTACTGCTCCGATTGTAACTAAACTGAACTCTTTACAGTCAGATGTGGATGGTATTAAATGTAAATTACCTAATACAGTAAGCGTTCCTTACCCGCAATTGTCATGCTATAATCCTGAGATATTTAGAGCTGCTGCTATGGGAGCTTATGCTGGTGACGCAGCTTTTAATGGCGTAGGTTATAACAGTGGCTGTGGTTGTGGTTGCTAATAAAGAAAGGAGGTAATTATGTATCCTTTCTATAATGTACAACCGTTATTCCCGTTTTGGGGTCCGTTTTTATTTGGAAGGCGTCGTAGAAGATTAAATACTATATCTGGTATTCCAGTACTCAAAACTACTGGAGTAGTAGCTACTTCTACTGAAGTAAGATATGATGTTAACTATCAAGAGTATAGAAGTTTACCAAACGAAGGATTGTTCTTTCTGGATGTAAGACAGTCTTCTGCTGAAGCTAGCGCTTCATTACCAGTAGGTTTATCAGATGGTAACAGTGAAAATAATAATCAATCTATGCTTCGCAACGCTTTACAAGAAGATGTACAAGCAGGTAACCTACAACTAAACTTTAGATATTTAATATATTATAATAAATGTAATAATGTCTATTAGTTAGTGAATGCTTAATATGATGAGCCACTACCACCAGGATAGTTCCCTATGCCTAATCAGCCCAGAAAGAAAGTAGTAGATATAACTATATAGTGTAATGGAGAGACTAAGAAATTTACTATACCTGAGAATAAATCAGTTATAACAGATAATTCTATAGGTCTTACTATATCTACTGATAAACAAGAAATTATAAATATAGTACGTAATCAATATGATACGTACAAATAGAGAAAAGAGGCAATAGCTAAATGTGATGAAGAAATGGCTAAGTGCCAAGTATTATTAGATAAGCTGGGAGTAGATAATGAACCAGCTAGAGAGAACGATAAAATATTAGAACTATAGAAAGAAGTCAGTGAGTTGAAGAATATAATAAGGAAAGCTAATTAGATGGTTCCACCACCTATGAAGGAAATGCTCCCTTAGGATATGAAGAATGCTATGGATAAGGTTGGTCAATAAGATCAACCTTTTTTATTTTAAGCCTTTTTAAGACCGCTATTACTTAAATTAAAGGATTGTATTACTAATAATAGAAAGTGCCTATAACAGTCTTAAAATGCGTTATATGGCTTATAACGTTATTAAAACATAATATATTATGACACTCAATTAGCTTGTAGATAACATTCTACTTATTGCTCGTAATAATAATATTGCAGAGTCTGAGCATTTAAGTAGAATACAAATTGAAAAGTGGATCATAGGTTATAGGGCTATGTTGATTAAGCAAGATATAGATAAGGGTAGAGATATAAACGAATTATATCTTACTACTATAGAACCTATCCATTTAGACCGTGAAGAAACTGTACCAGGTTACTTTACTTATGTAGGAGATAAAGAACTCCCTAAGTTAATAGACTTTAACTATAGACCTGGAGTAATAAATGTACGTGATATGTTTGGTAATATAATTTAGATAGGTAGTCGTACTAAAGCTAAATTATAGAAGTATAGAAAAGCTACATGTAAAGACTATATTGCATGGGTTAAGAATAATAGGATATATGTAGATGGGGATTCTAATCAGCTAGAGTATATCAGTGTAGATGTAATAGCTGAAGATCCTACAGAGCTTAATGCTTGTTTTGATCCAGATAGTGAGTTTCCTATACCGTCTGCAATGATACCAACTATTACATAGATGATATTAGAGAGAGAATTACGTTTTATGATTACTATGCCTAGTGATGATACCAATGATGCGCATGATGATACATAGAACAGAGTTAGTAATAAATAATTGATATATGAAATATTAGAGAAAGAGTTATACTACTACTGATTTCTATGAAAGCTATAAATAGTACATAGAACCTAATACTCCATACGATATTGACTTATAGACATATAAAAATATCATTAATGACTATTTTTAGTACATTAGAGATGAAGTAATGTACAACTGTAAAGAGTTTAAGTTTCCATGTAGATTAGGTACTTTACAAATCATCAAACATCAGCCAAAGGAATTTACAGGCAAAAGTCTTAGATGGGACTGGAAAGCTACAAAAGAAACTGGTAAGCCTGTATACCTACTTAATGACCATAGTAATTATTATAAGTATAGATTCTTTTGGTCAAAGAAAGACAGTTTGCTTACTAATAAAACTAAGTATTAGTTTATAGCTTCAAGAGATAACAAGAGAAATTTAGCTCAAATAATATTCAACAAAACAAAAGATTACCCAGAATTATGATAAATAATCGTATGATTAGTTCAGCTTCTGTAGTAGCTAAAGTAATAGCAGATCTCGATTTAAGAGAAGATGAGATACGTATTACAGATATTCGGGAGTGGATTATGGAATCCATACTCAAGATTGGAGCTATATAGTAGTTTGAGCATAAAGTAGAAATACTTCCAATAGAATGTCACCAAGTATCATTGCCCTGTGATTTGTATAAATTAGATTAGGTAGCATATTCATACTGCTGTAATGGTGGTTGGTTACCTATGAGAAAAGCAACATCCAGTTTTGGTGTATCTCACGATAATCAATGCTGTAGTAAAGCTTGTATGTTGATACAGGATGCAGCTATGTTCCCATTGGTTAAGAATATGTTTAATCTTACTAATGATAGAGAAGCATTAGACAAGTTAAATGAGGATAATAACCTTAGAGAAACATTAAGTGCATTAATAAACTAGAATACTGTGCCTACAGCAAACGGTAGATATCTAGGTAATAGAATAGGTCACAAAGATGGTACTATGTATAGTTACGATTTATAGTATATGACTAAACCTGGTTATATAATGACTAATGTACCTAGAGGATATATTAAGGTATCTTATTATGCTATATATACTGATGAAGATAGTATGCCCATGATACCAGATCTAGAGTCTTATAAGGAAGCAATATACTGGTATGTTACTATGAAGTTAATGTATCCTAAAAAGTTAAAAGGTCAAATAAGTCAGGGAGATTATTATGATATACGTAACTCTTATAACTTCTATCGTAAGCAAGCATATGCTGAAGCTATGATGCCTACTGTAGATGATTTAGAGAATGTAAAGAATACCTGGCACAAACTATACCCAGAGATGAATGATCACGATACTTTCTTCAGTACTAGTGGCGAAGAACAGATATTATATAACCAAGATAGCGCATTAAGATTGATATGATAAGTAATACTGCACAAGTCAATACATTTACGGGTGGTCTTAATATGGACTAGGACGTAAATTTGATACCGGATACTCAGTATAGATATGCTGAGGATGTTCGTGTTATCACTAATGATGGAGGAACTACAGGAGTATTACAAAGTATAGAGAATCCTAGAAGATACGATACTATTATACCTAAAGATGAGACAATAATAGGTACTACTACTATAAATGATATTGCAGTAGTAATAACTAAAACATCTGATAACATTAATAAGATATACAGATTAATGGGGTTTGATACTAATATGCCTCAAATCAAATTAGTATGTAAAGGAGCTTTAGGATTATGTGAAGATTTATCTAAAAATCCCACACTAAGTATTGTAGGTAACTATGAATCAGATACTAACATAAAGATATACTTTACTGATGGAAACAGTCCTATTAAGATTGTTAACATAATGAGTAATAAGTATATAGATAATTCTAATCTTATAGATGAGAATGGTAACATAATCAATCCTGGTTCATTAGAAATAACTCCAGTAGTAAGTTTATTGCCGTTTAAATTCCGTTGGTTATCTGAAGGTAACCTTAAAGCTGGAATGGTAACATATTGTTATCAATTATTCAATGTGCATGGTACTGAAACAGTTACTTCTCCAATGAGCGAGCTAATTCACTTAACAAATAGTGTAACTAGCCAAGGTAGTTCTGAATATAAAGGTACTGGCTTGAATAAATCATCTAACAAATCAGTAATGTTATCTACTGAGCTATCTCTTTAGGACTTCAATAAGTTAAGAGTAATACGCCTATTTTATGAACAGAATAACTCTACTCCTGTTATTAGTATAGTAGATGAAATAGATATTCCAGATGGTCAAACAGATATTCAGTATGTAGATTATGGTTCTACATTAAGCGATATATCTATAGATGCGTTTAATGCTATGACTGGTTATTAGTTTATAGCATAGACTCTTGCTAAAATGCAAAATAGATTATTCGCTGCTAACGTAACAGAGAATACTTGGATACCAGAAGATGAAGATGGTAATGACTATGATGCTAGAGCATATAGAGCTAATTCAGAAGGAAGCATATAGTTATTATCTAGTTTAGATAGTGATAATATTCGTCTATCTATAACAGATGATGAAGCTATAAAACGTATTCCTATTACTCATGACTGTATAAATCCCTTTAATAACACAAAGTATACAAAGGATGCATCTAATTCCTAGAATGTATATATATACAATAAGGAAGGTGAATTAGGTGGTTATGGTATTAATATAGAATATTCATTCATAACTACAGATATAAATTTAAGCAATAAACAAGATAAGTTTAGATTAGATCAATCTTGTAGTATGGATGTATCTACTGTTAGAAACAATACTAGATATATCAATAGAGGTACAGACAAGATGCCTGAGATAGTACAACCTACTAAAGAACAGTAGAACAATTCATATATACCTAACTATGCTGATCCTTATATAGCTGCTAATTATAGAGGTTACCAAAGAGATGAGATATATAGATTTGGTATAATATTCTACAATGATAAATCGGTAGCTTCTCCTGTACTCTGGATAGGTGATATTAGAATGCCTCATGCTTCTCAAATGCCTCCGTTTAGATACGAAAATAATACTCTTATAGGTAATGCTTTAGGTGTAGAATTTAAAGTAAAGAAAATGCCAGTTGGCGCAGTAAGTTACGAGATAGTTCGTTGTGATAGAACTGAGCGTGATAGAACTGTGATTATGCAAACTGTAGGTAGTTACGTATATGAGTATAGAATTCAAGAACAGGATAAATATGTAGGATAGGGATCTGAATTAGATAGTAGTTTGGAGATGAGACCTACTCCTTTCTTCTGTAGTTTGATTGGTGAACAATTAGCAATATCAACAGGTACAGCGGAAGATATTGGTAATTTCTCTCTTACTATGAGAGTAAATGATTATATACGTTTAGTATCTCCAGAAATATGTGTACAGGGTGATGATGCAACTAAACTGTTTGAAGGAAGTGTATACTTAGATGGTATAGGCTCATACTATTCTCCATTTGTAGGTGGTAAAGTAAATGATAGCAAGTTTGATGATTTTAAAGATAACTATGTAAATGGTAATACTATTGGTAATAGTGTAAGTCGTAGTATATTTGCTGCGGCGGATTACGTTACTCAGATAGATGGTAGAGTATTGCAGCAAGATACTGTACCATATGTAGGTTATGGTAGTAGATGGGGTCTTAATGTATTGGCCGTAGGTTTCCCTTATCAAGATAGTAGAGGTAATAAGGTATACCGTGGAGCATCAATAGCTAAATATTTCGTTCCAACATTTGGGCAATCTCAATCTACATCATATATTGAAGATGCTAAATACCCACCCAATATAGATTATAATATGTATGGAGCTCCAGATGTAGTAGCTAAAAGAATAAATGTAGGTAATAGAACTTATACTAACTACTCTATGTCTGACTTTATTCACAATGATAATCAATCATTACAAGGTCCAGCTGGTCCGTGTATTATAGCCCATGTACCAGAATTATAGAATGTATTCTCTGGATTTAATAGCGTACCTACTAGTAAATATCCAGAACTTCATCCTTTTGATTCTACTAATGCTATTCCTGTATTTAATGTTAAACGTGATGGTAATTCTATATATGGTGGTAATACATTCTCATCTAGACAGAATTCTGTATACATAAGTATAGTAGCGCACGACAGCAAGTATGTATTCGGAGGAGATACTTATCTAAGCTTATTAGATTATCCTAATACTATGCTATTCCAATTACCTGACGCTAAAGAATGGGACGGAATGAAGAATTATATAGGAGCTTATATACCATTTGAAAGTTCTATTAATATGAATTTATTCCACGGAGATCAGATTCATAGAACAGTAACTAGTTCAAATTTTGCAGACTCTTGGTTGCAGTTAGAGCCTACTTAGATGTAGGATATACACGTACAAGATCTTCCTTACTTTGTATATAATTCTGTTTATTCTGCATAGAATACTGGTAAATTGTATGTACCTAATTCTATGTATGCTGATAAAGACGTAAGGTATACTAATAGAATATTAACTTCATAGGCTAAGACTAATAATGAAGTAATAGATTAGTGGTCTAAATTCAAAGTAGCTGATTACTTAGATGTAGATAATCAGTGGGGAGACATAACCAATCTAAAAGTATTCAAAGATAGACTGTTCTATTTCCAAGATACTGGAGTAGGAGTAGCCTCTGTAAATGAAAGATCCCTTATTACTGACGATAATGTAAATCAGTTAGTATTAGGTACCGGTGGTATATTAAGTAGATTTGACTATGTGACTACTACTAATGGATCGTCTATTAAGAATGACAAGAGTATAATTAATTCAGATAATGTGCTTTATTGGTACGATTATGATAAGAACGAAATATGTTCTTATACAGGTCAAGTAAGTTAGTTATCTAAAGAAAAGCAGGTACAATCTTACTTTAATAAAAACATTAAAGAAGATAGGGCTAAAGCTATGTCCTTATTTGATAAGAAGTATAATGAGGTATGGTTTAATGTACTAAATAAACCACTAGTATTTAATGAGTAGTTAGGTAGATTTACATCTTTCTATACATTTAATCCTAAATGGTCGTTACCTATTTCTGATAGAGTAGTAGCAATAAAAGACAATGAATTGCATACTATACATGATACTGGAGTAATAGGGTTAACTCCTTTAGATAGAAAAGCTAAATTAGAAATAGTTATTAATAAGAATGCTCCTTATACTAAAGTATTTGATAATGTTAGATTACAAGGAGAGTTTAGAGATGGTAATCAAGAGTCTATTAAGGACGATATCATAGATTATATGAAATTCAGTACTAAACATCAAGAAGCTATTAGAGAACACACTGAAGAAGAACTTGATGAAGAAGGTAATGTTATTACTCCTGAACAACATATAATAACTGATTACAGAGAAGATACATTTAGATTCCCAGTACCTAGAGCAGATAAGAATGAAGATACGTTATCGTTACCTGCTAGGTTAAGAGGTAAGTATATGATATGCGATTATGAGTTAGATTCTGATATAGATCATACTTTTGAAATACCATAGATTACAACAACATACAGAAATTCATTAATTTGATATGAAAAGTAAAAAGAAAACAAAAGTACCAGCATATGCATTTGGAACTCAATTCAAAGAAATTGGGAATAACATGCTTGAAAGTGCTCCTGATATATTAAATACTTTAACTACTCCTTTTTAGAAATCTAACGCTACTACAGGGGGGCAAGCTGCTGCACAATCTGTAAGTGACATAGCCAGTGGTGCAGCTACTGGTTTCCAAGTTGCTGGTCCAATTGGTGCTGCAGTAGGAGCAGGTATAGGGCTAATAGGTAGATCCGGTGAAGAGGCTAGAATGACTTCTTTTACTGATTATGATGAAGGTAGTCTTGGTAGTGGTCTAATTGGAGCATTCGGTAATAGAAAACTTCGTAGGAAAAGAGCAGCAATTAAGAAGAATGCTTATAGCAATAGAGCTGCTGTGCAAGGTACTAATTACCTGCAAAGTGAAGTGTATGATGATATGATTGGTATGAATACAGATACTATGGCTAATGGAGGTATATCCTCTTCTCTAGCATATGTAGATGATGGTGAATTAATATAGACTCCAGATGGAAGTATAAGCAAAGTACCAGAGAATAATAAACCTATTGATAGTAATTTAGTTAGTTTACCTGAAGGCAGTAGAGTACTAAGTGATAAACTTAAAGTACCTGGTAGAAAAGAAACATTTGCACAACTTGGTGAGAAAATGATGGCAAAGAAAAAAAGTAAATATAATGACAGATTTGCAGAGAATGCAGCAAAACTAAATGAAATGAATAACAATATGATTCATGATTAGTTATTTGCTATGCAGGAATCTGTTAAACAAAGTAAAGGTATTAAACCTAAGACTAAGTAGATACAAGCAGCCGCTTTAGGTGATGAGATTAAACCTGGTTTAGGAGACAGAATAGTAGATGCTATCTATAATCCTAATCGTAAATGGGGGGCTGGAGTACAGTGGGGAACTGGTAATAATCAATGGTATCATGTACCAGTTAATCCTAATAATACACAACCTACATCGACTACAGCTACTGTAAGTACTAGTACTCCAACACGTAGACGTAAAGCAACTTCTACTTCTACGAATACAGGATTAATTGATGAAGGTAAACCAGAGTTACCGTTTACTTGGTATGGTACAGTTAACCCGTTAAAACCAAAACATCCAGAACTATTAACTGCTACTAATGATGAAATGGCAGGTTTAGAAGATGCTCTTACTTCTCAAGCAGATAAGGTTACCACTTTACCTAAAAGCAATGCTTATAACAAACCTGAGCCTGAAAATAATAAATTTGATTGGGGTTCTGCTTTGTCAGGGATAGCTTCTTTAACTCCTATTATGTCTAATCTATTTACTGGTAGACCTGAAACAGTTGATACAGTATATAATCCTTATGCTACTAGTATTAGTAATACGATGCGTAGACGTAGATATGATATTAGTCCTGCTATTGAAGATTTAAACCGTAATAGAGCTACTAGTAATTATAATGCTAGCCAAATTAATACTAATACAGGAGCTAACTTAGCTTATAGATTACAGTCAGCTGTTAATACTGACAGAGCTATAGCTAGTTTAAGATCTCAAGAAAGTAATGTTAACAATCAGTACTTAGGTGATTATGCTAATACTATGAATAGTTTAGGACAGCAATGGGTTAATGCTACGAATATAGCTAATGAAGCTAATGCTCAGAATAGAGATACTGCTAGAAATATACGTAGAGCTGGTTTAAGTCAGTTAAGTCAATGGGCTCAGAATAGAGAATTGATGCGTAATCAGAGAGCTAGAGATATGGAAATGTGGCCTCTGTATCAAAGATTCTTGCAAGCCGGTTTTACTGAAGATGATCTCAGAGCTATGATGAATTCTAACCGTAATACAATAAGTAGAAAAGGAGGTAAATAATGCAAGCTAATAGATATGATAGAGCTGCGGAAGCTCCTATAATGAATACCTATGTACCAATTAATTTTGGTGAATTGTATAGAATAGGTTAGGCACAAAGACAAGCCGTTGAGCAAGCTGCTAATGAATTTACTAATACTGTTAGTAAGTTTGGAGAATTTCAATCTCCTTCTGCTGTAGATACTTAGAGATACTACGAGAACTCTTTAGGAAAGATAAGAGACTTAATAGACGAAGCTGCTACTAATCCAGATGCAATGAAAGATGCTAACTTTAGAGCTAGATTGAATTCTCGTATTGCTAATCTTGATTATGCTACTCTTAGTAACTTAAAGCAAAGTAGAGAAGGAATGCTAGCTAGACAAAAAGCTAATTAGGAATTAATGATAAAGGGTATGTACAATCCTCTTTGGCATGACGTAGATTTCACTAACTATAACACAGTAGATAGTGGAATATTTAACGATATAGCTCCTCTTGCTTATAAATCTGAAGTAGACTTAGTAAGACCATATGTTGATAATCTGAAAGCTAGTTTTATGGGAGTTAAAGATGGATGGATTCATCAAGGAGTTTCTACTGATAGAACAGACTATGAAATTCAAAGGAATTTATCTAGTATACAGAATACCCCAGAATATCAAAAGCATTTAGAAGTATTATAGAGACAAGGTCTTAGTAGACAGAATGCTGAAGAACAGCTTAATAGAACACTCATTACCGCAGGTAGAGAATTTGCTTACGATCAGGCTCAAAGAGATCCATGGTGGATAGAAAGTGCCAAGATACAAGCTAGAGCTGCAGCCGCCGCTAAAAATAATCCTAATAACTTACTTAATCTTACAGAACAAGTTCATATGGATTCTAGACGTAGAATATACGAAAATTTTACAGATATGACTCCAGAAGAAATGAATGCTGTAACTAGACATGGTATAAATGTATTATCAAAAGATAGACGAGATGCTGTGTTAAAATAGTTAGACCCTAGTGTAATGCAAGATAAATTGCGTAATAGTTTTGAATCCGTGTACTCTCATACTAGAAGTAGAAATGCAGCTATAGATTATGTAATAAATGCTTTCTCTTCTCCATTAGATCCAGATACTGCTATAGATATATATGGTAAATATGGTACTACTGGTAAAAAAGATAGTAATGGTAATTACATTGGAAAGAAATCTAGTGACTTTATATTACAAGATGAATTAGCATTTAGTATGCTCGGAGATGTTAATTAGTTAGGCACACAAACTGCAAGAAATGCCATATTTACAGATATGTGGAATAATGGAGAATTTAATAATTTTATTATATCTCCTGAAACTAAACAGGTAACTGACGGTGGTCAAACTTATCAAACTAAATATGCATTTATTCCGTTAAATCAATTTAATAAAGATAAATTCTTTACTTCATCTGGTAAAGATGATGATGAAAATGCTAGATCTTTATATGATGCAGTTAAAGAAGCGGGATTAGAAGTAGTAACTTTGAATAATAGTGATACTAGTGGGTCTGTAGTAGTAAGATTAGATAATAGAGATAATATAGATAGTAAGTCTATTACTACTAAGAATGATACTGAATACGTTATGGTACCTGTGGCTACTGTAATACCTAGCTCTGGTTAGGCAGCAGTTGCCGCTGATATATAGTTCCAAAATTCTAGAAAAGTTGGTACTAACGTAAATGTAATGTAGAATATTCGCTCAGAAAGTATGAGATTCCCTTATAGTAACATAGACGACGATAATGAATAATTAATATGGATAGAACAAGTTTAAGTCATAATAGAATAAACTATAAAAGAACTGCCCCCGATTTCTCTGAATCGGGGATTAGCTCTTTAAATACGTTTGATGTTGGTTAGACTGGTACTAGAGCTGTTAGAAATGAAGCTTGGAATCAGTTAGAAGAAGAACTTAATTATAATATACAAGATTATGTTACTTCACTTGAAGAATCGGAAATAACTGAGAAACAAGAACAATCCACTAAAAAATTACCTGGTGTAGGTTCATCATACGATTTTGCTTCTGATTTAAGTAAGGCTGTAATAGGATTATTTACTGATAACTATAAGGGAGAAAACGGAAATGATTCTAGTTATATAGACCAGGCTGTAAATATAAATGTACGTGATGCATTATCTATAAACGTTCAAGCTAGAGTAAATGAGTTAAGGGAAACAGAAGGTAAATGGATACCGGAAATAGAGATTGCTAAACGTTACTTAGAGCAAAAAACATTACTAGGAGAATTATCTGTAGATGGTCCAGATTACTTTAAGGTAATGTCTGAGGTACAGTAGCTAGAAAAACAAGTAAAAGAAGCAGCTAAAACTAATCCATACATAAGAGATATATTTTACGGTTAGGCTATAGAACCTGCGTTTACACATCCTGGACAATTGTATCCCAAGGCTGTATCTAGAGATGTCATGAATTCTATATTGTAGAATAATAGAAATCAATATATTATTGACTTATCTTGGAATTAGACTAATAATGGATTAAACGATAGACTAACTGCGGCAGCTAAATTATCTAACAAACTAGATAGATTGAACAAGAATTTAGAGGATGCTAATGTAGCACTATTTGAAAAGGAGTCTGAAATTAAAGCTAAATAGAAGGCTTTAAAAACAAAACATATGCTACACGATCCTCTACTTGGGATAATACCTTTAGGTATTACTTATGATCCAGATGAAATTGATCCTGCTTTTGACAAATAGAGATAGGAAGTAGAGGTTTCTTTATCTGATCCTAGTACATATAAGTATGGATTAACACATCTTGGTAGTAGTTTGTCAGAATTGCAAGCTATGGGAGCCACTATGGCTACAGCTCATCTCGTTAAGTGGGGCGGTAGAGCATCTAAACATCCTGGTCTTTGGGCATTAGGAGAAACTGGAGTCAACCTACTTAATACAGCCTACTTTAGACATAAAGAAACTGCTGCAGAAGTACTATCATCATATACACAAAAATTATTAGAGAACTCTGATAAGTTTGACATTAATAAAGTTATGAAAGATTATGAGTTTGGATTGGAATCCAGAGGATATGATGTATCCTCCATGGATGACCTTGAAAAGCTTCAATTTGGATTAGCATATAATATTCAAACTAGTGATTAGAACTATAATAAGTTTGCTAAAGATGCTAGAGTTGGTCTTACTGAAATAGAATAGGGAAATAATGCCTTAGCACTTAGTGATTATTTGCAGAATTTTGGTTTATCGTATACGGGAAAAGTAGTAAATAATACCATAGGGGCTAAAGCTATAGCTAACGGTATAGGTACTGCAGCTATGAAAAATGCTAGAACTAGAAAATTAATAGAAGCAGTAAAAGATAGAACGAATAAGATTGCGGACAAAGTTTTCGATAATCCAATGTAGAAAGTAGCAACTAAGAGAGCTCTAGAATCTATAGCTAACTTTACTTTACATACTGGAAAACGAGCTATATCTGGAGGAATTGAGGAAGGGCAACAGTCTATATTCCAAAAGAGATATTCAGATATACCTGTAGATGGCACTCAGACGGAGTCTCCTTACAGCTTTTTAGATGGTATAATTCAATCTGGTACAGCCGCTGTTGAAGCTACACTAGCATATAACGGCTTACATTGGAATGATATGTATAATACCGATGATCAGTTGCGAAAAGCAATGAGTATTGGTAGCTTTATTGGTGCTCTTATGGGAGCTGGACCCGATATATAGCAAATTAATAGAACTAGAAAACAAATTGAATCTGATTTAAGTATCTAGGAACTTTCTGCTAGAAATCTTGATAGAGTAGATAGAAGCTTCAAAGTAGCACAATTTTTAGATTCTTATCGTAACGGGAATACTCCTGAATACTTACGTAACAGTATAGAAGAATTAAAGAGATATAAAGGTACAGATGTTACTGATAAGATGATTGACGAGGATATAGAAACTTCTCGTATAGTATATGGTGTATATAAGAACAAAGATATAAATAATAATCTAAAAGAACTGGGAATAAATCGTAAGTCTGGTAAAGATTTCGAGATGTTCGTACAAAATCATGTAGAATTAATTAATAGTTTTGATGAAGCTTCTGAATTGTTTGACTTATCAGATAAGAAAGTAACAGAAAAAATAGAATAGATATTTAATGAAAGTATTGATTCTCCGTTAAATAGATTCATTCAACAGTAGTATGAGAGTTATACTAACGGTTTGGCTGAAGGTTAGACAGCAATACAATTATCTGAATTTAGAGCTCCTATTATTAACTCTATTGTTACTAGGGCTACTAGCAGAGTATTGGATAGATTAAATAAAGATCTTAACCAGCGTAAAAAAACTCTCGAAGAAATCAAAACTGAATATGGAATAGATATATCTAAACAAGGTATAAATGGTTTACAGGAATTTATAAAAAAACGTTAGAGAGAGATCAAAGATTCGCTTAGTAAATTAGATAATATTTTATTTAAGGGAACATTTAATACTCTACAAGATCTTGCTAATATTGAGGAATTAGAAAACGTATTGGCTCCATCTATACTTAATGCAGGAATAATAAATATCATATCTACAAAATTAAATACATATAATACCGGTAGATTATCTATATCTAATAGATACTTAGTAGAAAGAAAACCTTTATGGAGCACTCTTGATGATTCTGAAAAATAGTCTGTATTAACTGAGTATGCAGAGAAATATAAAGAGGATCATCAGACTCAAGAAGAACCTACTAGAAGGCAACTGATAAGTTATTATAATCATAAGATTAACTAGAGTTGGAGTGATATAGAAAATAGTGCTAATGTAGAAGCTAACGAACGTACATTAGCTAATGCTATATTTAGAGAAGACTTACGTAATACTAGAAAATCTTTATAGCAAGCCCAAGTAGAAAATTAGGAAGAGTTTGACACTCCTATAGATAGTCAACCTGTTTCAACAGAGGAATCATCAAGTAAAACATAGGTAGAACCAGACAATAATCAAGGTAGCGATAAGAAAGAGACATCTTAGGAATCTACACATACTGTAGATAATGTATCAGATGATACAGATAGAAACTCTGTAAACACTCCAGTTGATGAAATTGCTACCAGTAGTTCAGAAGAACAAGTAGATGAAGTAACTGATAATACTGGAGATACTGGGGAAGTTAGTGACATAGACGCTATGCTAGATGAGGTATCTGATAAAGAATATATAGAAGATAACGACGTAATAGAAATAGCATAGAGTTCTGCTAATGATTAGGATAGAGCTGCTACTGATAATGTAGATAGTAATACTCTAGAGATAGACGAGTTAAAAGCTAAGTATGACACTATTGAAGATGGTGGACCTATTGCAGATATAGGTAATGTTGAAGATTCTGATATGGCTTCTACTGAAAGTGTTACTACTACGGAAGAAGAGGTATAGTCTGAATAGTCTACATATAATACTAAGCGCTAGGAACCAATCAGTCCAAAGCAGATAAATCCTATCATTAATCTTACTCCTGAATCATTTGATGGAGCTACTGATGAAACTGTAGAGATCCCTTTAGAGACTTAGGATGATATAATATATACAGACGGAACTGATACTTGGGTAGGTAATGAGGATCCATCTTTAGGGTCTCCGGTAAGTGATGAAGAGATAGAAATGCAAGGGTAGTTTGAGTAGGTAGATGCTGTAGACATGGCTACTACTCAAGAAGCTGCAAACTATTTGGGTTAGACAGATAAATCTCCTGGTTTAGATACTAAGAAAAAAGTAGAAACTAATAGAATACATTCTACTTTCTTTTATGCTTTTAACTCTACAGAAGTTATGCCAATTGAAGCTAATGGTAAACCTGTACAATTTGATGGAGAGCGTAGACCAGGAATAGAATTAGCATCTAAATTAGCTATACCGGGTTGGTTATCCAAATAGAAAGCCTATTATATAGTTACAGATAATAAGGAGACTCGAAAATCTGAAAGAGATGCTGCAGATAGAATGGCAGTACATTTAATTATCGAAGAAACTACGGAAGATGGTAAGAAATTAATATACAATCTAGCTTTATATCAACCAGATAAAGCTAGAGCTAAAATGCGTAATTGGAACGTAAGCAGCTCTAAGACTAATAGTGAAATAAATAAACTTAGACAATTACGTAAGAGTATTATAGATAAATATATTAAAACATACTCTCCTGACTATTTCGTAGACAAATCTGCTACTTTACCCCAAGTGGCTCCCAAAGGTATAATCCCAGTCAACTTAAGACAAAGTAATGGGTCTATTAATAGTTAGGCGTCTGAAGGGAAAAGACCTGTATATAGATCTCTTACTGAAGTGTAGGAATTTGGTTTAAGTTCAGATCCTATATAGATGACTGATCAGATATTAAATGGAGAGGTAGAATTTGGATACGGCAAAGGCCCATTTCCGATGGATCCTGCTGATAGATTTACTATAGTAAATTTTGATTAGGTAACAAAAGCATCCGCTCAAGGAGTTGGTTATGCAGGTAAGATATACATAATACCTAAAGTAGGAGATACTCCTTCTTAGAGAACCAGTGCTCCAATAATGTTAGCAGAAAAAAGGCATTTCATATAGGGAGGGTCTAAGAATCTAATAACTTCATACACTCCTGACGGTAAGGCTAAATATGATGACAATGGGAAACGTGTGCCACTTAGCACTGCTGAATTATTATTTAGGTTAGTTACTTAGACATTACCTATATCTAATAACCCTGAATTCTTAGATATACTAGATATCTTAGTAAACCATGGCCCTGGTACTGTAGCAGTAGGAGATAATCGCGTAGAAAAATTATCTTTCTATATTCGTAAGACATTCCATTACTATACTAATACTAAGGGTAGTTTCTTGATGTATGCATCTAGAACACCAGAGGGGTCTTACATGTTAAAATATCTGAAAATAAAAAATATTAATGGTAAAGTGGTATTTACAGATCAACAAGCTTACGATGTAATCAGACAAATATCAAATAATCTGCACTGGAATACTGATAAAGAAGCTATGATGAACCCTATTTCGGATAATATCGTAAATGCTGCTATTGATTATATGAATAAGTATAATACTGATTATTATCGTGTATTAAATTGTGATGAATTGGTATTTACTATGTGGGATTTAAATCTTACAAGAGGAGCTGATGGTAAGGTGGTTCGTAATGGTAATACTCCAATACTAATGTCCTGGATGATAAATCATCAGGTGCTTAAAACTGATGTTGGAGATAGAGCTTTTAGAGATCCTTTTGTGTATGCTGATGATGCAGCTGTGGCAGAAACTGCTGAAGTTAGCAATATCGAATAGGTTAAACAATCTACTAATGAGAAAGTTAAACAAGTAACTGCTACTGTAGAGTCTAAGCATGAGCAACCTGAATAGCCTTCTGACGAAATAGCTACAGAAGAATCTAAAAAAACTGCTACTATAGAACTACCATAGCAAGATAAAGCTCTTACTTATGATGAAACTATTGCTGCAGGTCTTACTCCAAAACAAGGTTATACGTATGTACGTAAAGCAGATGGTAAATATGTTATATTACCCAATAATAGTAGAGTATTATAGAAGATGTTGGGTAATAAAGGCGTATTCTCCACAGTAAGAGGAGAAGGCGCCTTAGATATTGCTGCTGCTAAAAAATGGTTACATGATACTTTGGGTATAGATCCGGATGATGTAATGGTAACTAATGCTGCTATGAGAGCTATTAATACTCCATCAGCATATGGTTTATTACAATCTGTATTTGATCGTATACACGATGAATTTGTAGCTAGAATAGTTCTATCTACTAAAGGTGGAGCAGGAGTAGAATATCATGAGGCATGGCATTACGTATCTTTGTTATTATTAACTCCTGCACAGAGGGATTAGATATACTCAGATTATGTAAAAAGAAATCCTGAGTATTCTAATAGCACTAAATAGGAAATAGAAGAGCAATTAGCAGAAGAATTTAAAGCATATATGCTTAAAGAAGTAAATCCAACCTGGACTTATAGAATAAAAAAATTCTTCAAAGCTATGTGGGACTTAGTGACAGCATTTGCTGGAAAGGAACTTAGCTTACAGAATCAAGTATTTAATCAAATAAGAAAGGGCAATTTTAAGAATGCATAGTTAGACCGAGATACTCTCGAAGAATTTAATAAAAAATATGATGTAGGTATTGGTTATTATGCTCCAGGTATAAGTAATAAGGAATAGGAAAATATGCCTCATATAGCTAATGCTAACACTTTATATAATATAGTAGAGACTTTAAGTAACACAGCATTGTCTATACTTAATATTAGAAGTATGGAAGATATACAAAATCTAAAATTAGATGATGTATTTGATAATATTCAATATTTATATGATGCTGGAGAATATGATTACAATGAGTCTAAGAAGTAGATGGTACATGATGTACTCAGTAATAGAGGGCTATTTGCTAAATAGATCCGTGCATATCTGCAAGAATTAGGTATTAGAGCCATAGAACGTGAAGAAGCAGAAATAGCAGAGAAAGAGGCCAAAGATTCAGGAGATACTTATGACAATGTGTGGGATAGAGCTTCCTATGAGATAAGTAAAAAAGCAAATGTAGCATTTAATGCTAAACTGTTCTTCTATTCTATCCCTCAGTCCAAATTTGCTACAGATGAAGATGGTAATCAAGTAGTAGATACTGTAAAAGATAATATATTTGGATTAGATGTAGCACAATCTTTCGATATTACATGGAATAGGATATTAGATAATTTATGGTTATCTAACGATTGGCCAGATTTAATAAGAAGAGTGAGAAACTTAGCTAAAGCCGATCCTTTCTTCGCCACTTTACTTGATAGAATAGATAATCCTGCGTACCCATTACCAGAAAATACAATCACACAATTACTAACTACTATACAAAGTGCAAAAAATAGTATGGATACTGTAGATATATTTGATACTTCTACAGGAACTATACAGAAGAATACTAAAGGAAGAGGAGGAAAAGTATGGACAGTAATGGATAGTAGCAATCTGCGAAAAATAGCCAGATTACCGAGTCAGTGGTCTCAGAACTTTATGTTATCTTCTTTAATCTTTACTGATAAAAATAATAGGTCACGTATAAACACTAATAGCTATTCTGAATTAGCTAAATTAGATAAACAGATACTAAGTGATATCGAGTAGATACAAAAGCAATTAAATAGTAAAAATGCTGATATACGTAATCAAGGGCTAAAATAGTTTGAACATACTAAGGAAAGATTGTTAAACTTATTAAATGCAATAGGTATACCTTTTGATAGTGAATCTTTGAATTATTTATTGAGAAAAGTAAATACTAACTCTACTAATTACCCTGAATTTTTTGTATTTAGCGCATTATATAAAAACATGCCTGGATCCATTAGTAATTCTATAATGCACAATATTAGGTTAATGAATAATGCAAAGAGTCTAGAAGCTAAATTTAAAAGACAAACTATATCTGCATCTCGTATATTCAATTATAAAAGTCCTAATGCTGTAATTAACTTAATGGCTATAGCTTACGGAGAAATGCACCCAACTCCTGAGGAATTCAGTGTTACTGGAGCAGACGGCAGTTTGTTATATCCTATTACTTAGAATAACTACATGTCTGATTAGCTTAGATGGTTAAATACTAATGCTTATAACAAATTAGATAACATAGCTAGATCTGCATATAGTGCAAATTCTCTTATAGTCAAAACTTTAACTTCTCCCGATAAACCAAAACTTAAACTACACACTCTTATTGCTATTAGAGATAATATAACCAACTCTAGTAGAGATTATTTTGGAATTACTCCATTAGAAGATTATATAGCTAAACTATTGTTAGTGCATCAAGGTAGATTAATACTACCAACTATGTCCGATAAAAAGACTTGGTATAGTATAGAAGGTATTAAATTACCAAAAGACTTTTTAGGCACTATAAAGTACTCTCCTAATGCGGAAGGTTCTATGGAAGCCACTATAATTCCTCGTAGATTCTCTAATGAAACTCTAGATATATTCTGTAATTACTTCTTAGATGAATATAATGCTATAGTAAAATATTTCGATAGTAAAGAAGATGTAGAAAAAGGTAAATCTAGATTCTATGATAATTATCATGGCAAAATAGGTAAAGATGGAAAGATGGCTCCTGGCGGTAACGGTGGCAGATTCCGTTATTTTAACTAGTTACCTATAAATGGAGCTACAGTTAGTCTTAATCGCATGTTAGATGACGCAGAGAAATCTGGAAATCCTGAGTTAATAACTCAAGCTCTTAATCGCATTAGAACAGAGCTAATAGAAGATAGAGCTTTGCTTAGAGATTCTATGAATACCTTACTTTTAGATAAAGTAGATAAAGAGATAAAACAAGCTATAAAATTAGGAGTAATATCTAGAGATAAAAAAGGTAATTTATAGTACGGTAATTTACCTTCTACTTCTGTATTAGAAGATTAGGAAAACTCTAACCCATTTGCATTCTATGAAACCTTAGTGTCACATATACCAGAGGAGTTTAATGCTATTACTCAAAATGATATTATCTATAGTATAATAGCTAATTATGTAACCGGTTATGCTATATCTATAGAGGAAATAGAGAAATGTTTTGTTGGAGATCCAGCATTTTATAAATGGAAATCTGATAAAATTGTAGGAATATTTCAAAGAGATGTTGATAAGATTAAGCGTTTATCTTCTGTACTATCTACTGGTACTAATCTTAGAACACATTGGGGAGATAATGATCCTAGAAATAGCACTAAATACACTAGTGCTATATTGTAGGATAATATGATAGGTTCTGAATATCATAGTAGACTCGAGCAAATATTTAAAGCTGATTTAGCTAGAACAATGCTTAAGAAAAATAACCCAAGTTTGACAGATGATGAGTTATTTAAACTTACAGACGATAAGCATTTTGATAATACTATGCAAGATCGTACTAAATTAAGTGTTGAGGATGTCAAGTTTATTGAAAAACAAGCTGTGAAATCAGCAGATCCATATGCTTATGATGATGAAAACAATTCTGGTAATATTAATCAAGCAGATGCTGCTGTATATATCAGACCTGCATTTTATAAGCGTATTATGTAGGCTTTAGGAGAATGGTCTCCAGAAATAGAAGAAGCTTATAATATACTCGAAAGCAATTAGGATGTACTTGGAAATCCCGAATTGTATGCAAAAGCGTTAAGAGCTTCAATCAAACCACTAAAAATGATGTACTTTGGTGACCATTTTGATGAGGTATCAGATATAAATGTACCAGTGTTTGATAAAATGGCGTTATTCCCTATGTTTAAGATATTAGCTAATGCTGATAATAAATATCTGTATGATAGAATGAACAATGAACAACTAGGCAATATTGATATGTTGAAGTTTGAATCTTCAACCAAAGTAGGGTCTACTAGGGATAAGCTTAAAGTATATAAAGATAATAGAAATACTCAGCTCAATATAGAAGCTATTAATTCTCCCTCTACAACTGTTATAAATTAGGATACTGTAGTAGAAAGACTTAATGGAGGTCTTACTACTAAAGTACAAGATATAAAACAACTTAGGTTACAGTTAAATACTGAACCACATGAACATACTGATAGATCATTTGGTACATAGGCAGTAAAAATATGTATTGGTAATGTAGTAGATGATCGCCATTATGGTCATAATAAAGGTCAAAATGTATCTGGAGCTAGGATTAAAAAGGATGTATTTGGTTGTATAAAAGCTTTGTCTACCAAAGGTTACATGAAACTCAAAGGCAGTAACGGAGTAGCCGGTAGATTCTTTGATAAGAATGGTAGAATAACCAATAAAGCGTTATCAAACTATCTTATATAGGAAGCTAAAGGTACTAATATGTCTGCAGAAATTACAGAAGCATTAGCATTAGATAAGAAAGGTAATTTCAGAGCTCCTATTGCATCATTAAGTACTCGTAATTGGATTGAGAGTAAAATAATATCGCTTATTAATAAAGAGGTTATAGATGTAAATACTCCAGGTGGTTCTGCTATTCAAATGGCATCATTTGGATTTAGAGCTAATCAGGTATGGAATGAGGAAACTGCCAGACCTTTTAATGACGGAAAGAAACTTAGTTTTGATCCAGACAAAGGTAGCATGGAAGTTATGTTAAGTACTAATTTCTTCAGAGATGTAGTTCCTTAGGAATATTAGACCGATTATATTACTATGAGAAGTTGGTTAATAGAGCATAATGTAATAGGCAACAATTCTAAACCTTATGGTATTGGTTATCGTATCCCTACTCAGGGTTTGTCATCAACATTCTCGTTTATAGTAGCAGACGTATTACCTGCTCAAACTGGAGATACTATAGTAGTACCTGATGAGTTTACAGCTATGACTGGATCTGACTTCGATATTGATAAATTGTACATAGCTACTTATGCGTATGATCCTGAAACTAATGAAAGATATACTTGGAATAACAACGCTAAATCATATGTAGAACAAACAGAAGGCGCATTAATTAATAAGTTATTAGATAATTATACTTTAGTAATCTCAGATAAGAAGACGCTAGCAGAAACTAGAGCTTCTATTGATACTCTTACTGGTATCCTTAAAAAAGAAATATTACCATTAGTATAGACTACAGAACTGAAAGAAGCTGAACCTATGTACGAACTTATGCCTTCGTTCTAGGAATCTAGAAAAACAGAATATACGTCCGGTAAAGCAGGTATTGCTCCTTTTGCATTAAATTCTACCAATCACTGTCTTACTTAGGCTACTCATCTTAGAATGAAATTCTCTGAGGGAGCTAGTAGATATAATCTAAATTAGTTCGATGAGATAACTGGGCAGGACGGTTATAAGATACTTGATTGGTTATCTGCCATGATTAATGCGCATGTAGACGTAGCTAAAGATCCTTATATAATTGTCTTGAATGTTAATAAGGTTACTTATAACATGGCTAGTTTCTTACTTAGAACTGGTAAAGGTAGAAATACATTTTTATTCTTAGCACAGCCAGCATTAAAAGAATACGCCAATAGAAAGATTATGAATGAAGGTGTAATTGGAGTTAGTAAGCAATATGATAATCAGATATTCTCAGACATAAAATAGAAGTATTGGGATATGCTAAATAGGTTCCCTTTATCAGATACTTATAAAAAGCAGATTGAGTAGCTAGTATAGAATGGAAGTATTGATGCGTTTAATCAATCTAAGCTTGCCAGTAGCCTAGAATCTTTTAGAAGTAATGATATTACTCCTCAAGATATAGTACAGCAACTTTTAGTTATTAAAGCATATCAAGATCTAGCGTCAGATGCTCAAACTATAGCAGATTTGGTTCAAAGATCTTAGATAGATACTAAGAAGTATGGCAATAACCTATCTCAATTATAGAATTTTTATAATTCTTATACTACGTTTATAGAGGATAATAAAGAGAAATTCTTTACTGATACGGTAGATACAAACGGATTAGACATTTACTTTGGAAATACGTTCTTACATAAGAAGTTACTATATGCTATGGATTTATCAAATAGTATATTGAGATCACAAGTATTTGCGGCTACAAACGGTTATAAAGAGATACTTACTTCTATATTATAGCAAATAAGAGGGGGAAATTATGTTCCTACTAATAATGGTAAATCTATATTATTTAAATATAAAGCTACTAGTAATAAAGAATATGTTGGAGCCCTTTCTAATAAAATAGAAAGTATAATTAGAGCTAAAGTAGTAGCTAATAGTACAAATCTTATGTTAACTGACAGTGATATAAATGACGTTTTATTTGGAAAAGATAGTATCGCTCGTAGATTAAACAGTATAAAGAACTATATTAGAGTTAACAAGGATGATATTAATCTAATGACTTTTGTAGATGAATCTGGTAATATTACAAATGAACTACTTAACTATCTACAGGCAGTAACTTCTAATAATAAAAGAAATATAAGTTATATCAACACGTCCACATCTACTATGAATAATTCTAGGTATTATGAGGACAGACTAAGATCAGCATTCTATGACTTACTTACTAGCGAAGATAATGTTATTAAGGAATTTGCTGAAACCTTAGTTAAGTACTCATTTTTAACTAGTTATGATAATAGAACTCCTAACTCATTCTTTAACTTAGTACCTATGTGGTATAAGAGAAAATTAGGATACGTGTCATCTATTGCTGACGCTATTAACAAATTAAATTACGGAGATACTTCTGTAATAAATAGCAATAATACATCTGATTAGATAGATTCTATATATTTAAGTTTGGTAAGAAACTATTGGAGAGATAATGATATCGTACCTGTATTTGTTAGAAGAGTTAGACGTGATGATGAAGGCGGAGAACGAGTTTCTAATGTGATTAATCTAGCATCTGCAACTAGCAAAACTAGGGTAAATGTTAACACAGCTATAAGTGTGAAAGGAGATTATGACATATCTAGAAACTATAAATTCTTTAAAATAGTAGGTACAGGCAATAATATTGACGTATACCAAAGAATAGGTGATATAGTGAATCTTGATACTGGAAAGACTATTGAGAGAATATATGCAGTAGTGCCTAAATTAGGATACGACGCTGGCTCTAACTCAATATATGAATTGTATAAAGAAGGTGATCAACCATCAGCATTTGATACTAATAATTTCACTGATAAAATGTTAGATTAGATAAATAATGTATTTAATTTAATAGATAAGCGAGTTCAGTTATTAAGAGGAAAAGATCCTATTGTATTTGTGAAAGATGATAGTTATCACTCTGTAGATTATTCTAATTACGATAATGTAGAAGAAAAAGCTTCTATAGAGTTAGATCAAGCAGATAACTATACTGATCAGGAAATATAGGATAGCAGTACTCAGGAATAGGAAATAGCATCATCAGAAACTATATCTCCTGAGGAATTTGTTGATAGTTCTTCAGATCCATCTGAAGTAGATAATATAAATCATATAGATGATACATTATTATCAGATTTAGATGGGATGGAAACTGACAGTGGAATAGAATTTGAAGATTTAACTCCAGAACCTGAGGCTATTGATGTTACTGAACTCATAACAGAAATCATAGATAGTGTAGAAACTCCTATTGACGATATCACTGAAATAAATGAAGGTACTGTGAATAATCTGAAAAAAAATGGTAAAAAACGTAAAGAAGAGTGTAAGTAATTATGCAGTGTTTAATTTTAGATAATAAAGAAGTAAAAGCAGCAGTAGACGAACTTACTACAGTATTAGGTAGTAAAGACGCTGCATATTACGTAGTGTCTGAAAATAACGGTCATGCTATAGATCAGGCTCCCAATGGGGAGCCTTCTAAGCTGTTTTCAGACCTTTTGAGCCATTATAATGGCAATCGTGAACAAGCTATTAAGGCTAAAGTAAAAGTGTTTACAGATGAATTTAAAAATTGGTTTGGTGATTGGATAAACAACGTTGAAGGTTCGTCAAAGATAGTAGATGAAAATGGAGAACCGCTGATTGTATATCATGGTACTAATGAAGATAACATAAATATATTTGACAGAAGTCAACAAACTGGAAATACATTGAAAGGTACTGGTACTGCTACATTAGGAAATTTTTTTACAGACGATAAACAAAAAGCAAACGAATTCGCTAATGCTGTCACATTTAGAAGAAAAAATGGTACTCCTACTTCTTACAGTGTATTTTTAAATATAAAAAATCCTATTGACTTTTAGACATTGCATGAGTTCCGACAATGGTCTAAGGAAGAAGGATATTATGATGAAGATGGAGATTTTATTAGTACTAAAATTATCCCTCAAGAAAACGACGGAATTTTAGTTGAAAGAACAAATCAATCCGATACTTCAAAAGAGTTTGTAGCCATTAATTCAAATCAAATAAAATCAGTAGATAACCAAGGTACTTTTTCTACTTAGGATAATAATATATTTAAAGCAGAATCGGTTTTCGAGTATGATCCTAATATAAGTTTAGACTACACTTTGTAGAAAATATTTCACAAAGATACTGTAACTACTGTTTCTAATGTTTTATAGTAGTTATAGTTCTATTATGCTGGAAGTAGATTTGATAGATTGTATAACTTATTTAAAGATAGTAATATATTAGTTAAGTTATCTGCTGACACTAATTATATGGACTATTCACTAACAAGTAATACAATAAGAATAAATCCTATAACTTTTTCAACGCAGAGTACTGATAGAAATATTAGAACATTGATGCACGAAATAGTTCATGCTTATACAGTAAGCAGTATATATAGAGTAAAATAGGGCAAAAATTTCTCTTAGCAAGAGAAATATGTATATGATACAATAAATAAACTTTATAAAAAGGTTTTACTAATTGAAGGCCCTAAAAAACAAACAGGAGATTATTACGGTTTAAAAGATATATATGAATTCACTTCAGAATTATTAACTAATTAGTCATTTGTAGAAAACATTATAAATGATATTGCAAATAAAAATGAAGTAAATTCAATAAAAGATTTGCTACAAAAAATATGGCGAAGTATAGTAAATCTACTCACAAAATAGTATAGTCAACAAGATATTGATGTAATACAGGGAGAATTGTTAGATTTAATATCATTTAATGTGGATAATAATATTCCATATTAGTACTTTTTTGATAATACTAACGATTTAGTATCTAGGTAGCAACAAGCTATCTTTAATATGGAATCCCAGTTAGATTAGATAGAACAAGATAAAGAACAGTTTGAAAAAATTACTCATAATTTAGCGCAAAGTATAAATGAAGCGCTACAATCTCGTTTAAAAATATTTAAACATCCAGATCCCATAGTAGAATAGCAAGCTAAAAAAACTATGGAGTGGCAAATTTAGAATATTACTTAGGGTTTAGTATCAGATTATGAAAGTATTAGTAACTTCCTACAACAATCAGCAGATGAAATTAAAACAGCATCTGAAATGCTAATAAAAGCTAGAAAAAATAATGAAATAATAGATGATACTAAACTTAATGATTTAGACTAGAATTTCTTTAGTTTTTATGTTGGTATAATAGACGATATAGTTCAGCAACTGATATATAGGGAACCCTATAGAGAAATAGTAGGTAAAGATGGCAACGGTAACTACAAACTAGATAGATTGATAAAGAGAGCTAAGTCATATTAGGCTTTATTAACAGAAGGACAGCTTATAGTTAAAAGCTAGATAGCTAGAAATGCATCTAAAATACTAAAAGATGTTGGAGTAGAAGTAGGAGCTGTTACCATATATAGATACGAACAGACTGATGTTACATCTTACGATAAAGATATATCTTACCTTACTTATTTATTTGGTGCTGGAGATAAGATAAAGGACGATTGTATAAAATCTATTTTTTATCTTATAAATGGTGCCGAAGAAAAAGTAAGGAAAGATACCTACGCTAAACAAAACTAGTTAGTAGAACTATTATAGAAAACTAATAAATATAATCAACTATAGCTATTTGAGGTAGATGATGATGGTAACACTACTGGATATTTTGTAAGGTCTAGAAATTATGGGAAATTTGAAAAAGCGTACAAAAAAGAGATGGATAATATTTGTATGCAATTAGGTATTGATATTACTGACTTAAATTTACCAGAAAATAAAACAATACGTATAGAATATAATAAACTGAGAAATAAATGGTTGTCGGAACATTGTGAAAGGCGTTTTACTGCTGATTATTATGAGGCTTTCAATCACCTTAGTAATGAAACACAGCAGCAAAGGGAATCTATACAAATAAATATTCGCAATCTACAAAATAAAGCTAGAGATAATTACGGTATAGTTAGACTAGAAAGATTAAATCCCCAAGAAAGAGCTCAATTAAAAAAGCATTAGTTAGAAAAAAAATAGTTAGCTAGTATATATGATATAAATGGCCGTAAAAAACAAGGCATACAATTATAGGTAGCGGAAGAACTATAGGAACTTAATAAAAAGCTTTCTGAAGGTATTGTATTGACTAAGAATAGCGAAGCTTATGAAAAAGAAAAAGCTCGTGTAATGAGCGATAAAACGCTTACACAAGCTCAAAAAGATGAATGGCTGGAGCTTAATTCTAAAGTATAGTATAAAGAAAAGTTTTATCAAATGCTAGATAAAGCTGCTAAAAAATATTACGGAGAAGAGTACGCAGCATTATAGGAACGTAGAAGAGCCATATTGTCTATGTTTCGAGAAGATTCTACTGGGGAAATAGATGCTAATAATCTGCCTCAAGGGACTAAAAATGCACTTAGCGCTATATCTCGTAGAATGACTCAAATAAGGAAACAAAAGAAAGCTTCTACTATTCCTGGGGAATATGAGTTTGATGAAATTGCAAAAACTGTTCCTACAAAATAGTGGTATGAAGATAAACGTAAGTTTTATGATTCATTGCTAAACGATGACCCAGAATCTGCACAACTATGGCTACAAGCTAATGCACATACTATTAAAAGCACGGATAGTAATGGTAGAGTAAGTATTAAAACAGTTCCTAAATCTTGGTATACTAAACTTGTTCCTAAGGATGAAAGTTTAATCGAAAGAGTACCTAATAATAATTGGTTAGAAGTATCTAAGGATAGCCCTTTTTATAATGAAGCCTATTATCGAGCTCAGGTAGATCACCCTGAATTAAAAGATGAATACTGGATTCCTAAGGAAGATAAATACGATTCCTCGGACAGATATAATAAAATTTAGAATAATCCAGAAGTTAAAGCATTATATGATGCTTTACTACAGACAATGGCTGAGGCTAATGCGGAATATACCAATTTAAGTAAAATATATCCTTATAGGACTCCACAAATATCTGGTAGCTTATACAGATATATTGGTGCTGAATGGAGAGCTTCTAAAGGTTTATATAAACTATCTGCTCCATTTAAAGGATTCTCTGAGTGGTTTAAAGATAAATTATCTGTACGTAATGACGATAAAGGATTTAATAAAGCCCTTAATAAACCGAATGGAGAAAGACTTAACCTTATACCATAGAACTATATTGCTAGATTAGACAATCCTGCTGTATTAAAAGCAGATGCTGTTGGCAGTGTAATAGAATATTATAGGTCTGCTAAGGAATGGAAATATAAAAAAGAAATTCAACCTAAAGTAGAGTTACTTAAATCTCATATATTAGGCAAAAAATACTTAGATAGAAGTGGATAGGTAAAAACGAATGAAACCAATGTAGCTAAGTTTGCAAAGGCCTTTATAGATATGAATCTTTATGATATTAAGAACCAAACTGTTACTATAAGCTACGGTAATAATAAAAGTGGTAAATTATTTGGTATAGTGCCTTATAAAGGTAGCATATTCAATCTTATTAACTATGATATAAGTAAACCAAGAGAAATAAATATTACTAAAATGTTAGCCATACTTAGAACTTTAGGTACAGTTAGAAACTTAGCATTAAATTTATGGTGCGCTCTTACAGGTGGTTTTACTGCATTATACTCTCATATAGTTAATTCTTTAGTTTAGCGTTATTACAATCCAGTAGATGCATCTTATGCTTTTAAAGATATGATAAGTGATTTGGTAATAAATATACCAAATAAGCTTGGTATAACTTCATATACTCCTTTTATGACTAAGTGTATGGAATACTTTGAAGTTGGTGCTACAATGTAGTTAAATCCTACCAATAGGAATAAATTACTTAATATGACTAGTAAACATTGGGGTTTTGGTATATATACATTGCAAGATCATTTTGTTAAAGGCTAGATACTTGGTTCTATTATGCATAACTATAAGTTAGTTATAGATGAGAATGGTAATAGATAGTTTATGTCTAGAGAGGCATATAAGCAAAAATATGGATTAAAAGTGTTTAAACCCGGTGATGTTCTAGACTGGAACTTTGGAGATAAATTAACATTTAGAGATGCGATATAGTTTATAGGAGGAGAAATGGTAGCTAAAGATCCAGCAAATCAATCTGCAGTAGATGCTGTCAAAAATGAAATTGGATATTTAGCTAGATAGTTATCTCAATCTGCAGACGGACAATTAACAGATTTATAGAGATCTGTAATTCTTGCTAATGCGGCAGGATAGTTTGTCATGATGCATAGGTAGTATTTACCAGTTATTCTTCAAGAACGTTTTCTAATGAGTAGATAGCTAGATTATTAGACCAGAAGATATAAAGAAGCGGTTTTCTAGACTCCTTATAGAATATTTACTTAGGCTATAGAACATAATGAAAATATTCTATTAGCATTTAGAAGAGAGTTTTTAAGTGACCCAGTATCTAGAGAAAATATAGCAAAGATTACGACAGAAATATCTTTGTGGCTTCTTATTACTCAATTACTACGACCTCTAATATCGAGCTCAGCGGATGATGATAAGAAAAATAAATTAAAATAGTTATTTGCTTATGTAATAGAGCGAACTTCTTTTGAAATTATGGCTCCTTATAATATATTTGATATAGCCAGAACTGTTAAAAGTCCTTCTGCAATTATATCTTATATAGAAAATGTTACAGAAGTTATGTCTGCTCCAGTTAATATGTTATTTAATACTACAAGAAGTCTATTTAAAGAGGAAAGTTTTGATAGTAATAAAGTAATAAAAAGAGGAGCATATAAAGGTATGACTGAATTTGAAAGAGCTCTATGGAAACTTACTCCTTTTAAAAATTTATGGGAACTTAAAGATATTCAAAGTAAACGTAATTATTACTAGAAACAAATTTTAGGAGAATAAATAAAGGACCTATTTCACAATAGGTCCTTTTCATTTAATTTGTTTTTACATTCAAATATATCCTCATTATAAAACTGAGGCATATCTTTAACTAAATCACCCCAAAAAATAAAAATTAAAGCATAATCTTCTATAGTAAAACCAATATTACCATGTTCTTTATATTCCTCTATATTAATATCATCTATATAGAAAGTAAATATAATAAAATATTTACTATTAACGTATAGTAATTTCATACTATAATAATATTTAGTATTATTTAAAGATCCTTCTAAATCTTTAACCTGTTTTGCGTCTATATGTTTAAATACTAAATATATAAAACCCTTAGAGTATTCTCTATTTATAGCTGTATATAAGCCTATAAAACTTGAATGTTCTAAGGGTTTTCTATTTGGTAATACTCTTGGAGCTAATAAAATTAATCCATTACTCCATACCATCTATTTCTACTTCTGTAGGTTGATTTATATCTTCTTCATCAGTAAATTCTACTGTATCATACTTAGCAACAATTGCCCAATCTTCAGAACTCTTAGGATTATAATTCTTCAATTCCATCATTTTCGTAATATTTACGAGTATGGTCCCAATTACCTGTCTGATAATGATATGATAGTTCTGTTAAAGCTTTGACAATGAGGTCCTTACGACTATCTAACTCTAATTCGTTAAACATATTAAATACTCTCACTTCATTATTACCATTCGTTTGAATAGCAATAATATATGCTTCACAATCATAATCTGAAATATCAATTCCTTGATCTTTCATGTACCAACTAATTGCAAGCAAATAATAAGTTATCTGTCTATAATAATCAAACTCTTCTACAGAATGTTTAAAATTATAGACATCACTAGTTGTTTTTAAGTCGATTAAAGTAATCTTCTTATTTATATGATCGAATATACATCTATCAAGTAAAGACTTACAAGGCGCAATCCAATCATCAACAGGTAATTCCCAGTTAATATGAAACTCATTATGAGATTCTACTCCAGGAATATCTTCTAATAACTCTTTTGCCTTCTTATGATTATCAATATTATTCTTAATATTTTTAAGCATATTTAAATCAGCAAAAGATATTACTTTACGATTATCTTTTTTACTTTGTAATGCTTTAATATAATCAGCATAACGATTACATAGCTCTGTAGCTTCTTTTAAGACGGTTTCAGAGCTTTTTGAATTACTGTATGCAGATTTGTATGCAGCAATCTTTTTATCGTCTTCTATGAGTTCTAATGAATTAGCATAAGTCTCACAGAAATCTTTTTGTTGTTTTACTTTAGGTACTTCATAATCAAGAATTATATAATCATTCCAGAAATCCTCTAGTTGAAGTATATATTCATGAATCATAGTACCCCTTTCGAGCTGAGGAAGTTTTAATCCTTCCTCCTTTCCATCTATCATATCTCGATAGAAACGCGGTCCTTTCTTCAAGAACCAACCAATAGCAGAATTTGATATTCTCGTATTGTCTTCATAATACGGTTTATCAATTATCATTCTTACTTAATTCTATAGTTACTATTTTAGGTCTTTCTCTTTCAAGATAACTGTCAGTTAGTATACTACAATTATATTGATTTAAATGACCATATGATATACCATCATGCCAATGCCCAAAGAAATGATGCTTATATTTACCAAAACAGTAATGTTCAAGCTTTTCATTATAATTAGGATTTTCATGAGTAATAAGTATATCACAGTTTTGTATCTTTTCATATGGGCATATATACTCATCGTATTCATTCTGAGTATCTTCAAATGCCCACGTTTGCCAATGTATAGGAGCTATCCAAGGAGTTCCATAAAAGGTTATTCCTTCATATTCATATAGTTCATCAACAAGAAATACTACTTTATCGTTAGTTAAAGTTGACATCTTAATTTTAAAATCTTGCCAACTTAAATCTTCTACAATATCATTGATAAGATTTTCTATATAAATATCATGATTTCCTGGAACTACAATTACCTTTTTACACGGTAATTTATCTACCCAATTGACAAAAGTAATAGACCAGAATTTATCTGATTCTTCGTTATCTCTCTGAGCAAGTAAATTCACTACATCACCTGCTATACATAACACATCACATTCTGGTATATTAATTAAATGACCATGTATATCACTTATTGCGCAGATTTTCATAGTATAAAGTTTTAGTTAGTTTATATATAATTATACTATAAAATAGTATCATTTCTTTAGTTTTTTTATTAACTCATCTACCTCCTTCTGATTATGAACTATATAGAAATTGACTCCTATATTATTACTATATAGGTAATATCTAAATAGTTTCTCTCTTAAAGGCCAAGCTTCATTAGGGTATCCTTTACATTCAATAACAAAGTTATCTCCTACAAAGTCAGGTAGATAAGTCATTGCTCTATACTTTTTATTATCAAAAGTAAAAGCTGGAAGTAGTTCATATCGATGCATCTCGTAATCTGCCATGATATTTGCTTCTTTCAGCTTTTTATATGTATAAGTTTCAAGTTTACTACGAAATTTAATCCCATTATATTCATTTGGAGTTGCATTCCGTACCTTGCCTTCTTTTTTCTTTCTCTATCTCTTCATATATCCATAATTTTATAGATTCAAAAGAATTTGCTTTAATAGCATCTGAAATATCTTTTGCCTTCCATTTCTTATGTACTAAGAATGGTTTTAAGCCTGTTTTAAGGCTTATTTTACGAAGATATTTACAACCAGCTTCATCTCTATCGAAGCAAATTAAAATTGTCTTAAAACGCTTCTTAAGCTGGTTTAGAGCCTTATCTGGGATAAATGTAGACTCTGATGATGGGCTTATTGCTGGAATATCCATCTCATATAAACACATGACGTCTTTCATACTCTTTGTAATAATGAGTATATCTCCAGTTTTAGGTAACTGTTTAAACCCCTGAATGTCGTTCTCAGTCAGGTTATTACGCCACTTTGTATATTTATCTGCTAAAGGTCTATATATCTTAAAATTGTTATAGACCTTATAAGCATACATAGGATTACTATCCTTGTAAATACCCTTTACAACTCCGTTACATAGATAATATTTTATACTACTTACTCCAAATTTCTTTAGAGTAGTAGTAGAAATATTAAACTGAGACCAGTAATTGATATCTGTTAGAGTAAAGTCTTGTCTTACAATACCAATTACTGTCTCTGTTGACGGTATATATTGCTTAGAGCTAACGAGTTTCGTATCATTAGTAATTTTAAGTTTATTAACTATATCATTGAGTATATCTGAATAGTTAGTTAGTCCTGTGAATAGTGATACAAACTTAATTATATTACCACATTCTCCAGTACCATGGTCTTTAAACATTAACTGTTTAGTTTTTTTACTATAATAACATCCAAAAGAAGGTGTCTTATCCTTTCTTAATGGTGAATTATATATCATGCCTACTTTAAAATTACCAATGTACGCTGCATATATATCATACTCAGTTACTTTAGATAATATCCAATCTAAAGTAATACTCACATTATCTTTTATCTTTGTTGTATCGTAAACCATATGATATATTTTTAGTGATAGCCAAGGAATCGAACCTTAATTAACCATTACTATCATGAAAACGTGAGTGCATGCTATCCCTATTCTATGAATTTTGATGCCTCCGTCACACCTCACATTCGGCGTATTACCGTCGATTGCTTCTTATCTCACATAGCGGCATGCTACTCACGTATCGCTATACTATGCCTAGCGTAGGCGGCTTATAGGATTATCTACAAAAATTAGAAAGGCAGATCATCACTAGGCTGATCACTTACAGTAGTAGTAAGAGGGTTAACCTCTTTAACTTCCTTATCTGCAACAATTGGCTTAGTAAATTGATCGATACCTGTAATTTCTCTAATCATGCTTTCATTCTTACCTTCTTCATAGAAACCCATAGGAATATTCATAGGTTCAATAGAAGCAAACTTAACATAACTAGGAAGTGTAGTATAACCCTTATCATTATAAACTATTTTTACTTTAAGTAAAATATCTTTATTAGCACTATTAAGCATTGTTACTACCCAGTTAGCAAATTCTTTATAAGAACTGCCACTGAACGCTAATACATTCTTAGGATAGAAACACTTAAGTATACGCATAATACGAGTTACCTGGTTAGTAGCTTTACTTTGATTCTGTTCTTCAGTATCACTTTCACGAACAGCTGGTTCCCATTCAGTATGAACAAGACTCTTACCATCTTTTTCAAAAGTAAATTCAATGAATTTCTTCCCTGTAGGAGACTCTGCAAACTTTGCGGATACAAACTTAACGTTGTCATGAATACCCGCTTCTAGGTATTTAGTATTATTACCATTATCTGACAACTTTACTTCATTTGCTAATTCTGTACTAAATATCATAATATCTTATTTTTAATTATTCAGGTAAATAAACTTTATTCCAATAAGCAGTAATGTTGTTATTTTCATCACTCTCTGCTATTACTATATTCTTTCCTCTTAAATGAGGTGCTCTAGCTTCAATAACGGAATTATCTCCTCCTTCAAATGAGATATGTGTCTCATTCTTTTTTCTATATACATAGCCGACAGCATCTGCTTCACCACATATAATATTTGCTAATGCACCTACTAAATCAAGCGACATTTCTGCCATTTCTTCGCCATTCTTATTAATCAACTTATCTTTAGTATGACCAATAAGTATAAAGTTATCACATAATCCACGGAACATGTCAATAACTTTTCTTACAGCCTGTCTTATATATAAATAACCAGATCCATTAGGTAAAGTTCTTAAATCTGTACCTTCGTACTTCTTTCCCATTGGAGTAGCTTTATAAAGCTGTATAGCGTAGCTCATACACATCTCTTCTAGACGTGTAGCATTATCTATAGTAATATATTTATAAGGATATTTACCAGTTTCCTTTTTAATCTCTCTTATTGCATTAGCTATATCACCTAAATCTTTTACAGATCTAGCTTGAACAGCTAATGCCTCTAAGAACTCTGAACCACCTTCTAAATCAATAATTAGATTGTTATCCAGTGCTGCAACTAAAGTAGTTTTCCCAGCTTTTGGTTTACCAAATAAAATCAAAAATCTAGGATTTTCTACTTTAGCTTTTACTTTCTCTTTTGGTAATACAATCATAAAAGCTTTTATTTTTTTGTATTCCTCTGATAAAGCTCTGATAATCTCTGATAATATGGAATAAGATATTTTAATCAAAACAAACCACGTTTCTTAATATTAATCGTGATATCGATAATAGTTTTCTTTGTCTTCGGTTTTAAATAGTTCAAAGAACCAAATGCAATAGGAATTACTTCATAACCAATCTGTACGAAGTTATCAAAGATTTTAACCGGAGTACCAAACTCATCTTTGAAGTCATAGTCAACATCAAACGGACAATGTTCCTTTGCATAAATATCAAGTGCATTAATAGCCTTGAAGAATTCTGTTTCTAAGTCGAAATTAATTACATTATCTCCCCAACACTTAAACGGACAATTAGCGCATTCCTTCGGCAACCATCCAATATTATGAGTCTTACTTAAACCTAAAGTAATAATATCACCTGCACCAGCATATTCGATGCCATAACTGCAAGAAGGATAATCACTCTTACTTTCTACAGTCATCCAAGGATAAGCGTTAATTACTCGGTCCATTAAAGACTCCTTATATGTTTTTGCACTCTTAGTATTTTTCGGTAATGTAAATGTATATGATTTCATAATTTTCAGCCTTTTTAATTGTTATTACTAAACGAAATCTTCCTTACTGGTTCATCTTCTCGTATAGTCTCAATTAAGTTATTGTATTTAAGGTCATTGTCAAACTCAAGTATAGAACATTCACCTGCATCTCTATTCTTTAGAATATGCAAATAAACTTTATCTCTTACTGGTAGACGATTTGGTCCATAACTCTGTATATTGAGTAGCTCTGGCCTATGAATACATATAACGTAATCTGATGCATGAAAAATAGTATCAGCGGAAGATATATCGCTACGCATTGGATAATGCATAGATGGATTATTAATTCTTTCAGGATTTTCGATATTACGATTCATCTGTGATAACTGTATTATTGTAGTATCTGGAAACTTTTTTACTCTAATAAACAGTTTCTGTAAATCGGAAATCACTTGTAGTGCACTTTCACGATTTTGACCTTCAACAAGTAGAGTATGATCAAGTATAATCACAAATTTCTTGCCTTTAGCTTTATTTTCGTAAAAGTAATCAATGGTAGATGCTATATCTGCAACAGTACCCGGTGTATCTACATAATATATCGGATATGATTTTATCTGTTGAGAAGTTTGTTCTACTTCTTCTAATAGCGTATTGTCTAAATCACTACTAGAACTATATAGCTGAGCAGTAGTTTGCCTTAACTTACTGCTCAATTTTCTACCTACTTGTCTAGAACTTAACATTTCAAATGAAAAATTAAGTACTACTACATCCTGATTAGAATTTAAGTCTATTAAATCACTTTCAAGCGTATTTACAAATGAACTTTTGCCACTACCAGATATACCTACAATAGTATATATAGTATTAGGTTCAATGCCTCCCATACAGGATTTATTAAACTTACTCCATCTAGTACGTAAAGAAACAATCTCATGATTCTTTCTCTTACGAATATATTCTACTGCTTCGTTAGTAGCAGAGGATATATGTCTAAATGTTAGTGTCTTAGTAGATATCTGTTCCATAATTATAGTAATTTTGGTTAGGAGTTTCTACTTTCATTTGTTCCTCAATAGTTTCCCACTCGTGTTGAGTGAGCCATTTCCACATAGTTTTCATATAACCTATTTTACCTGTACGCATACGCTCATCTATTTCATATTTTAAACAATCCATAATGTGTTCATGCATTGCTTTAGACTTGCCTACGATACGATTATATTCTTTCCTACATTTGTTTACATTAGCTCTGAGAAATCCTTTAGTTCCATCAGGTCTCATAACGTAAACTGGAAATTGGTCATAAAACATATCAAACATAGCTTTATCTTCTTTAAGAAGTTCTTCTAGTTTTTCTGTTTTACTTATGACTTGGGTATCTCTATCATATTGGATAGAAATTAAACCTTGAGTCTCTAACTCTTGTATCTCTTCTTCATTAACTAGGCTGAGAAGTTTCTGAATGTCTTGATTGATTGTTTTGATATCATTCAATACAAGTGTTAGGAATACTAATTGATTAATAGATAAAGTTGGTATTCTATCTAAGATAGAAGTATCTATTTCTAAAATCATAGTCTTATATATTATATAAGCTTATGGTTTATCTGAAATATATCTGATAAGCCTCTGTTAATCCCATAGGCTCAATTGTAACGGTTTTAAATCTCTGATTATCTTATAGGCTTCCATAATATAATACCTATAATTAATCTTTCTTTCTTCAATTGGTTTATTATCAAATTTATTTAGAAGAGTAACACCAGATGCAGTAAGCATATTCTGATACTGTCTTGCAGAAGCCTTATATTTACGTTCTCCTACGTATGGCTCAGTATATGTTATAATTTCACCTTCTTTATGACCAGTATCTTTCCATTTCCACAAGTATCCACCATTAGTAGATGCGTAGAAACGATTAGTTCTTTGTTGCTCCTCGTTCATATATTCAACATGCCATTGTTTACCAGTTTTCTCAGACATTAGAAAATCTCTTATATCTGTACAATTCTTAATTGTATCTTCGACCGGTATTCCGTCTTTAAAGAAACTTATTACTGCTTTAGGTATAATCTTTGGAGTTAATCCTTTACCTAATTTTACAGCAGTAATAAACATTCCTTTTTCTTTTACTTTGTTATCTTCAGTAATAGCAAAATAATCATTAATAGCATATTGATACATTGCTTTAAAACGATCTTCTTCTAAGGTAAGTTTAGTAAGCTGTTCCCATTCTCTACAAATACTGTTTACTTTAGAATATGCATCTTTCTTTAGTAAGACGAATAAACCATCAGTATTTGCTTGGACGATTCGACATCCAATTTGAGTTAATTTTTCAGCTAACATAAGTAATAGTAACTGTCCATTAATTCTAATCTGCATTACTGCAAATGGACTATAACAGAAATTATGTTCATTCTGTAAGTTACCTGATAAACCATTTAAAGCTAACTTTAAAGTTTCGTTCTTTACTTTATCACCATTGTGTTTAGCTTCAATTCGTTCATCTTTGATTTGCTTATATACTTCTAAAAATTCTTTACCTAAATGTCTAGGATAGAATTCATATTCTATAAGCATACTTGGATATAGTGAAGCTACATCTATATCTATAAGCATTTCATCATCTCTAGGAATAATAATCTCAGGACTATTCACAGAATGAATACCTCCTACTCCTACAGAATAGCGTAAATTATTAAATACAAACTTATTTTCATATCCTTTTCTACCTGGAGATACTATCTGATTTTTCATATCTTCTAGTACTCTTTGTAAAATAGGACTATCATATTTAATAAATGGTAATATTACATCTTTTAATGGTATTACGCTCATTGGAGATCTTAAATCTTTAATATCCCACCAAGTTAGACCTGTTTTTTCAAGATATTTCTGAGTTAAAATTTTCATTCCAATATTTACACCATCTTTACTGAGTACTCTTACTCCATATTCATCTTCAATAGCGATTCGTAAATCAACGTCTTTCTTACATCTATTTAGTAATTCTGAGGTAGATTCAATATCATTGATATTATAATCTATCATAGAGTCAAAATCCTCTAAGGGAAGAGGTTTAGTCCAATCACATACAAATTCCTGTACATTAGGATATTGCATTGTTACTTGGATTTCCTTTAAACCTACTCTAAGTTTATTAGAATATAACATAGTAAGAATATCAAAAGTATCAAACCATATTTGATACTTCCAATGTTTCCATGCATCTATGTTATCTTCGCTTGAAGTAGTTATGGTCTTACTTAGATTAAATATAGAACTACATATAGTAGGTATATTATATTGCATTAATTTATCCTCATACTCAATTATATAATTAATTATAGGATTATCATAATGCAAATTATTATAGCCACAAAATATAACATTAGCTGGAATGTTAATATTTGTAGTATAATAATCTCCCCAAGTAATGTATTTATCTACTTGTTTAAAGAACTTAACTAATTCTCTTAGTTGATTTTTTCTTTCTGATATCTCAAACTTATAGATGTTGTTTGTTTCTGTATTTTTTACCGAACAATGAAAGATATTTTGAAATACCTCAATATCATATACGTAGACTATTTTTCCTCGTATAATCATATTATAAGTATTTAAAGTTAGATCCCATGGTTGGACTCGAACCAACGCAATCACACTACATAGTAGCGGCTCTACCACTGAGCTACATGAGAAACCAGTTTAAGTTATGGAAACAGAAATATTATGTTTTTATGCTGCTAATAACTTATTACGACTATAATAAGTTATACTATTATCTCCTTCAATATCCTTTACAGTTACTCCTGTAAATGATGTATCTTTCTTATACTTTTTAGCTAACTTGGCAGCTTTATTCTTTGCTTCATCTCTAGTAGATGCTTCAAAGTTTCCAGTAGCAAAATCATATACTTTCATATCATTATCAGAGCATTTTCTCTGTATAGCATATTGAAAGTTTCTTTTGTTAGGCTTTTCTTTAACAGATAGTTCTGCGGCACTAGGAGCCATCTGTTTACCTTTTCTAGGAGTTAAAGGATTATTACGTACTGATTCATCAAATTTAGCTTGCATAGATTTCTTTGCAAGTTTATCAGCTTTTATTTTCTCTTTGATTTGTTCAGTTGTTAACGTAACTCCCTTAGGTTTAGTGAACATATTGTTCTTAACTATACGCGTAAAATGTTTCTTCTCTTTACGGGTATATCGTATTGTAGGATCATATCCTGCTTTCATAAGAATATTCTTGATTAATTCTTTTTTAGATTGTTTTATAGATTTGTTTTCATTCATAGCATCTTTTGCTACTTTAGTAGTGTATTCAGACTGCTTCTTATTTCCTGCCCACTTTACAAATCCTATTACTTTCCCATTCTCATCATATTTAATGACTCCAGATGGTCCCGGTTTCTTGCTTACCGTCATTATTTGATAAGCCTTATAGCTTCTACGAAACTTATTTTTATTACTTCTATGATTCTTTATACCGGTTCTCTTATTTTTCTTTGCTAATATCTTTTTCATAATTTTGATAATTAAGTTATTTACTTGAAAATCCTTTTATTATGGTAGGATTTTCTTCTATCGTTTCACAATAAAATATGGTAGTAGTATTAGTACCTACACCTATACTACTTAATTCTCTTTCAGGATGTTTACTAGCCCAGTTTATAAGAATATTAACTCTATTCTCATAAGCTGAACTAGACTCCCAAAATTTCTTTCTTACATAAATTGCTTTTCTAACTTCTTTCATATTTATGCAGCTAAGGATAAAGCAGGAGCTTCAATATTGAGTTCTGCCTTTTCATTAAAATCTGTAATATCTTTATTGATTTTGTTAATTTCTAATTGTAATTTATTTTTTAGACCTGCAATATAAGCTGAAGTAAGCTCTTCAGTTTTATCTAGGTTCTTCTTTCCTTTAGAACGTTTAAGTTTCGGATCAAGAGTCTTAATCTTACTTAAGTGAAACAACTGTTCAGTCTTTTCATATAAAGTAAAGATATTAAGATAGTTGTTATCTTTAGATAATTCGGTAAACTTCTTATAACCCATATTAATACACTGCATATACAGTTTTAATAATGTACGTTCTTCAGATAGAGTTTCAATCTTCTGAAGTAACTCTTTTAAGTCATAATTACGTTTAGCTTTCTTCGGAATAACATTTTCTTCTTTAATCTTATTCCAATAGAAAGTAATTTCATTAGAAATTTCCTTAATGCGACCGATTTTACCTTTATTCTTATCTCCGAGCAAATATATTGATGTAATTGATTTCATATTGATTAATGTTTTTAAATGTTAAATACTCGACCAAACTACATCTACCAGTAGTAGTTCCTATGGGATTCAAACCCATAACCTACACATTAGAAGTGTGTTGCTCTATTCAGTTGAGCTAAGGAACTGTGTAGTAATAACTGCCCAATTCAGCAGTAATTACTATAAATAGTACCCAGTTCAGTACTATGAAATTATGTTGTTTTAAGATAATATCCAAATCAATATTTTCTAAATTTTCTTAACTGGCCGAGTACTATAGGAATAACCCGTCCACCAGTCTTAATTCCAACTATTCCATTAAGCCCTTCAAGGTTAACGTCTTCAACGTTGGTTATACCATTTTCTCTTGCATATTTTTTGATATTCTCTTGATTAATCCATTTAGAATGTAGTTCCCCATCTGAACAATTCCGCATACAATCAAACAAAATATCAACTATACAATCGAAATCCTTACGTTTCTTTGCCTCATCAATTATACTTTTAGTAATTTCGTCAAAGGCATATTCATTTCGAGTCGAATTTGACCCAGTAATTGCATCTGCTATACTAATAGAAGCATCTATAATACTTACCGATTCATAAGTATTAAATAATCTTTGCCACCATAATGGCCCACTTCCGTAAAATAGAAAGACCCGTCCATCTTCTCTAATACTTACTTTTTTAGGCGTTTCGGTACGTCCTCCATTCCAAATCTGAATTTTAGACAATATGGCTGGCTCAGAACATATTAGAATTCGCAGAAGTTCTACACGTAATGAAGAAAGTCTGCCGTTCATAAGCTTCTACTATTTTTCTTCAGTAATCGTAGCAGTTACGTGAATTTCAGTTTCCTGATTATCTAAACCGCACTGCCGTAAATACTCAACCTGCATACGCTGATTCATATCCATATAACTACGGACAGTTTCAGCTAACTGCATACACTTACGTGTCATCTCTTCATAGAAGTTCAACACACTCTGGTTGGATAACTTAGTTAAGTCATTCAACATAGGAAGTTCTTCAGCTGTAAAGAACATAGGCTTAGAGCCTGGTTTACTCAACCGTTCAATACATTCAATTACATTCTGCCGGGTTGCTTTAGTAAATTCAGGATCAGCAAGCTCAAAGACTAATGATGGATCATTCTTCTTCTCATTCAAGATGATTTTCGGACGTCCGTCAACATCCTTCTCAAGTAAACTAACTGACTCAACATCAATAGCCTTGAGAATATAAGCTTTTACTTCCTGACGGAAAGTATTCTTACCTGTAGCTACATCTTCTTTCCACTTAAGGTCAGGAGTCTGTGCTACGATTGTAAATATCTGCTGTCCAAAGAAAGGCCCAAACTTCTGGGCTGTTTGCCGATAGCGAGCTAAAATTTGAGCTGCTAAACCCGGAGTGTTAGCTCCATTAATATTATTTTCCATAAAAATGTTCCTTTTTGAGTCCGTACTTGATATACCAATACGAACATAGTTATACAAAAAATTGATAAAATCTCTCCACCGTTCGATTATTTAATAGCTATTCAAAATTGGAATAGGTGAACTCAATCACATAATCTACTAAGCATAAAAATAATAAATTGAAAATTTATGAGAAATACTCTGTGAGTTACTTCTGATAATTTCTGATATTTTTTTGTTTTAACGTCCCGTTTCGACGGTTAAGATTCAATTCCTTCGATGCTTAACGCACCCCTCACCGTAAGCGTATAACGCGATTAGATGCGATATAAGCCACTTTATCATCAGTTCCTTAGAACCTACTGAGTATGTCCGGTATTATCGAAATTCGTCAGAATTACGGTTGTTTAATCTAACATTACTAAAATCATAGACTCATTGCTTATAGCATGACCCATCTATACCATTTCCAGGATTTGTTTGTTTATACTGCACGAACATTAGGATTTCCACCTATCATCGTCTCCTTGTTTGCTTATGGAATACTTTCATCATAAGTGTACTATTGCCCTTACAGAGACAGTGTAAGAAACAACACAGGTAACTAACGATTCAGCGTTCTCTCACATACAATGTTGCGCATTGTACTTTACGAGTGTCTTAACAGTCAGCAATGTCGGTTGGCAGTCGGGGTGACTCGTACTCCTTAACTCCTACTTTACAATAGTAGTTTGAAATCTCTGTACTATCATTGGACTTCCCAATTAATTAAAAAGTTAAATAATTAGAGTTCATTTTGTCATAGCTGACTCTACTCAGCGTAAGTAAAATTGATTCATTAAGTATATCATCATATACTATAATTATTACTAAACTGGTTTTAGGATTCTAACCCTAAAGCATCTTTAATAACTCTATTTACTTCCTTAATCCATAACGATGTTTATTATCCAAAATTCTGGTATGAACTAGTATAATAAACCAAAGGCATTTACATATCTTGAAATGCTTAAGCTCTGCCGTTTTTTACAAGGAGTTTCCTCTGCATCTCCTAATCTTATTTATTATCACGTAATAACACTTGCTAAAGGTGTCCGCTTCTAAGTTCAGGGTTATAGCGCCCTCATACTCGCATTTTAGACTATTATATTTTAGTCTCGTCATTTCTCATACATTATACTCATCTACACGACAAAACTCATGAGTCACCTTAGACTTGAAAGACGGTATCAATCTCATATACCTCATCCCTTATACGTAAGTTCTTTTACAGCACACTATTTACGATAATGTACAGGATTGGCTCCTGCTCCACGATAATCAGTCAAGCTTTAATGTTTGCACGTTTAATTCTTGGATCATTGCGTTTCCAGCTTTCATATCCTTACTTTGTATAAGTATGTACCATAACACGGTTATCCTTACATTAGTAT